GAACGGCATTGAGAAAGCGGGGATGAATCTGCCTGCCTTGGTAGCCGAGACGGCGAAGACGTAGGTTAAAGTCTCTGTCATCGTGCGACCATGAATCAAAACGCTCGTCATATCCACCCGCATTGAGGAATGCGTGCTTGCTGACCGCAATCCTTCCATTGATCCCGCGCGGCAGGACTCCTTTTATCATCTTGGCCCACAGAAATCCGCTTGGCTCCTGCTTGAACTGGTCGGCAATATAGGCAGAAAAGTCCGGTTCCGTGAAATTATCTGCGTCCAAGTTGACTAGGATTGACCCGCCCTCGCGCATTCCGCAGCGATGCGCCATATTTTTGGCGTGCGTCATGTGAAAAACCCCTGCGGAAGGGAAACTATAGACCACCAACTTCCCACTCGCCAAGGCGTCACTGTGCTCGCTCTGAATGTATTCCTTCAGGTCATCCGCACTGTTGTAGTCGAGCAAAACAAACACTGAATCCGGATAGGAAACATTGTCGGCAAGATTCTTCGGAAGGGTAAGTTTCAGATGTTGCGTGCGGCCCTTGCACGTAATACAGAAGGCGATGCGCGGAGCGGGAGTTGGTTCTTTGGGGGACATGGTGCAATTCCTTCTATGGTCTGCGCATCTCAGTTAGTGCCCTGATCAAGTGGGTGCTTGTCTTCTTGAGCAGCTTCGCGTGCTTGCCGTCACAGAGAAGGAATTTTGCTTTATGAGACTGTCCAATAACTTCCTCAGCCCTCTTGATGAAGAGCTTCGCAATCTCCGCCGCCTCGCGCACCTTATCGACCTGCATACAACTTCCCGCTCGTCAAAATTGTTAGGTAACGTCTTCCGCGCCGCCCATGGCCCCCGGTTTGCCGTAGGTCCGGCGATGCACCGGCATCCTTGCGTCACCCTCGATCTGCTCCTGCGTCGGACCTGTTTGCGCGGCCCGTTCCGCCTCTTCACGCACGGCATTCAAGTTCGATTGCAGAGGAATTTCGATCTCCTGCTCGATCTGGACATCGCTTCCCGTCGCATCCTGCGATGTGGCCTCGTGAGCCTTGAGAAATTCCTGCGTCGGCTGCAAGGTCACTTCCATATCGACCGTCGCTGTGTCGAGCGCGAACATTTGCAGGCTGAGTTTGATCTTTCCGCTATATCCTCTGCCGTATGAATCAGAGTCGCGCAAGTTGCAGTCCTGCTCCAATGCGCGTCTCACTCGCAGTAAAACATCGTTGATGATTTCTGTTCCACTCAAACCTTGCACTTCCGTTGCTTCTGGCATGGTGAATCTCCTTTTCGTTTGCTGTAAATCACTGAGAATCCCTTTTCGGGGACCCCGCCTCACCTTGTCTCACCTGATCTTGACGAGCCTTTGCAGTCCGAGGCTCACCAAGCCAGACCAAAACTTGATGAATCTATTTCGATCTTTTTGCTTCTCTATCGTATCGCGCTTTCAAAGAATCGAATAACCGCAGTGTGTCTTTGTGCGGTGAAACCCGTCCGGCTTTGATCATTTGGACTGTTCGACGTGAAATCCCAAGAGTGTCGGCGAGTCTCTGCTCTGTGAAAAGTTTGTCGGCCATGAACTCGCGCCAGACTTTAGCTCGTTTTTGACGTTCTTTCAGTTCATCTTCTGTTGGATGCAACCGGGGCATTTACTTCTTCTCCGTCCGCTCCTGCGAGGCAGGCGGGTTCCACTGACTGCGATAAGTTCGCAGCGCTTCGGAGCGGTTTTCGTTGTTGGGATCGATATTTTTGAGCGTCCAGCGCTTCAAATTCCTCTTCATTTTGGCCCGCGCCCGCTTCGGAATGTGCCGAAGCGTGGCACAAATCTCGCGATATTCTTGGACGCTAGGGGCGGACATCAATCAATTCTCTCCCGGTTTTTTCTTTTCCCCATCCAAATATCCTGAAGAATGGGGCACATCGGAACTGCCAAGTGGATTCCATTTTTTCCAGAATCGCCGCAGATGCGCTGGCATTCGATGTTTTTCTCTGCTTCGGTAAGCAGTTTTCCCGGTTCCATTCCCAAACAATACACCAAAGCGCAGTTTTGTAAAGTGGAAAAGCTGCGCTCTTTACCGGTTCATCCCTCTGCGCGTCCGCACAAGAGCCTCTGCTATCGCATCGAGTGAGTCCTCGTGCAACTCGCCGAGCCACTTGTCTTCGACGAACACTTTGTCGATAGCGGGATGGTCCCGCCAGAGCATTTCTTTGGTGTGCAGGAGTTCGTGGACGACTACGACTTCGAGGTCACGGCGAAAATCTGTTTTGTCGCGTTCGGTCCGCTCGGTCGGATGGCGCAACTCAATTTTCTGCCGATGACGCGAGAACGCAATCTTGCACGTTGCCAGATTCCCCTTGGCTTCTCCCGGATTCTCAAATACGACCTCAAAATCTACGTGATCGAGACGTAGTTGTGGCTTCCAGTAGCGAAGATAGTCGCCAGCCAGTCCGAGTTCCTGTTCTTCAACTTCGGTCATTGTGCACTCAGTCCGCGTTTTTCTTGTTTGGGAACTCGCGCATCGCGATGCAATCGTCAATGGCTTGGTGGAGTTTTTCGGCGGGGCACGTATCGATATTCAAAAGAATCCAGTAGGCGATGGTCTGGACGGCGCTCCGATCTTGCGCTACAAGAGTGAAGGTTTTTTGGCCTCGCTGCTTGGCTTTAGCGAAGCACAAGTTATCTTTGTCGTTCTCGGAGAGTTGGATCATGGATTTCCTCCCGGTTGAAGCTCTGCGCTTATACTGCGCTATCGATTTTGCTGTGTCAACTGTGAATTTTAGGATTGAATTCTTCTCTCAGCGTGTCGTACCCAAGCGTCAGCGGGTGCTTCGGATGCCCATCTTTCCGCTTTCCGAGGCACGAAAGAGAGATGTGCGGCTGCTCTGCCTTAATCAACTTCATCACCGCGTTGATTCTGGCGTCGATTGAAGCGATGTGCTGAGCACATCCCCACGCGCAGATAACTTCCCGCGATTCACGGAGCGATTCCTTGATCCAGTAGTCATTCAAAGGGCCAACTGCCGAACTTCCGGCCCGCTCTACCGCTCTCGGATCGCGACTCCTGAGAGCGTACAGGTTGATGACCACCATGCGCCCATAATCCCATCGCTTTGAGAAGCCGATACATTTGCGAATGGTGTGATCATCGAGCGTCGCATCAGCCGTCGAGGGGTTCACCATAAGCCAGCAGACACACTTTCCGTCTGCCCATTCCCGCGTGAGCGTGTAGCGATACACGCCATCCGGCGATAGCTCCGCCTCGCGACCATCGATCTCTGAGAACAGTTCAAACATGTCTTGGTTTCGCGTGCTTGAATTTTCCGGGAACGACTCCAACCTTTTTGAGTAGGCGGGCGACGGTGTTCCGGTGCATATTCTCGCGCGAGGCCACGACTATCTGGTTGTTGTTGCTGTTCGCCAAGCTTTCTTCCATCCAGACTTTCATGAAGATTTGCTTAGCCTCGCTCAGCTTCATGCCGTCATCCAAGCACGTCCGCACGATGTCTCGCATCGATGCCCGAAGATTAGGCTGCTGGTACGTCACGTTGTCCATTTTGCCGATTCCCCCTCTTTGAATGCCTAATCGAATCTATTTAAGTCGGTTTAAGAAGGTTTTCTCGTTGGACCCCAGTAATACTCGTGAACGAGCCACCTTCTAATGTCTTCTCGCGATTGATCGTACCGTCTTCATTCCTGAAGTAGGGGACGATTGGCAAGAAGCTATCGGGAACCGGGTAATTCCCGTAACCTTCGCGCTGCCTTGCGTAGGCGAACCCGTGTAACCACGCCATAAAAATATCATCTGTCATACCATTTCTCCTTTCGCATCTGTGTTTCCTTCCGGCCCGTAGGCTTTGCTGTCGAGGCCGCACCGGTCCCACAGATCGCGAATGTCTTTTACCTGCTCCGGGTCTTTGGGCATGAAGCGTGCGGCTCCATGTTCGTTATATTCAAGCTCCGTATCGGTTGTCTTCGCGATGTACTCCTCCAAGCCACGGATTGTGAAGTCAGTTTGCTTAACGACTTCCGCTAGTGTTTGCGTGGATATATTTATCCCCGGACACCTGCGCACGCGCTCGATCAAGTTGTCAACCGTGAGGATCACCCTTCCACTCCGATTCTTCTTCCCGCCCACTTGCTCTCGAAATTTGAATACACGTGGCATCCGGGATTGAAACTGACGACTCTGCGGCCTTCGAGCATGTACGGATTCCCTTTGTTCTCGCAGCAGCAGCCATTTCGCGGCCTCGGCTCTTCCCTGAACGCTTCTTCGATGGGGATGATCTTCTGCTCGCGGTTACGCGGAGCTTCGATGCCGTTGAGGACTTGTCCTGCTGCGAAATCACGGTTCATTGGGGGTCCTTGGATTTCTGACCGCGATGGAAGGCTTCGGCTAGACGTTCATTTACCACTTCTGGCTTGAAGAATCCACTCTCGATGTCCGGCAAAAGCAAATCCTTGATCTCTTCCGGCGATTCGGGGGCCGGACCAGCGAGTGCTGTATCGAGTGCATTAAAGAAATTCTTAGCTTTCGGATCATCCGTGATCTCTTCTGCCTTCGCGCGCATACACGGAGGCTTGTCATCGAAAACCTCAACTATGAACTTTCCGGCGTGCGGGAATGTCACTCTTAATGGTTTGCCATCCGGCTCCGGTGCAAGAAAACAGCGGCGCTGCCACTCATTGATTACACGCTGAGTGAGAGATATATCATTAGCCGTGGTTTCATAGTGAGCACGATGCCGCAGAAAGTGCAGTAGTGTCCGAGATTCATTATCATTCGGCACCACCGGATGCTCGCTCAGCCACCGCAGGGCGGTTTCGAGCGTAGTTACGACCCGCTCTGAATTCATTGTTGAGTTTTGTACCGAATCTGCCGCCTTCAGCATCCCATCCGGCACGACGATTTTCTTCTCATTCATCACTTTCCGCCCTTCGTGTATTTGCGTGCGATGACCGAGCGCGCTTCATCGAATAAGGTTTTCGATCTGATGTCTATTGGTGAGGTCTTGGGAAATACCAGTCCTGCGCCCTTGAGAGCGGTTACGATAATCTTGTTGCTCGCGCCCAGCAATTCAGGATGCTCTGCGATGTACATCACTTTTTCTGTCCGCGTGCTACGTGGGGCGTTGGCCATCAAAATCCTCCCGCTGCAATTCTCAAAAGCACAAACAGAACGAGGACCAAGAGAGCATCCCACTCATCGAAGTCCTGTCCGCCGCCGTACATGGTTGTCGCGCTCACTTGCTAAGCCCGAGTTCCTTACTGCGCTGGAAGATCCGTTGCGACCATTCTTTCAAACTGATCCCGCGCCTCTTAGCTGAGCACGGAGAGCAAAACTCCGACTCCATAATCCGGCAGCACTTGTTCGGACAATCCGGCGTCTTGCAGTTGGGCCAGTTGGCTAGTTGGTCTTCAATTGGGCGGTCCGTCATTTGACCTCCGGTTTGCTCTCGACCACAATCGGCTGCGACGGCCTGACCGCATCGAGTTCCTGAGCGATCTTGTAGGCCGCGTTGAGACGCTTCTCCAATTCGCCGGAGACGATCTCCCCGAAGCACCACAACATCGCTCGCAATTCTTGCGCGTTGGTGGGTAAATCGTCACCGACAAAGGCCGTGAACGAGTCAGCGGCCATGCGGATGGGATGAAGTTTGAATTTGAGTTCCGCAAAACTGTGAGGTTTGGGCGGTTCTTTCAGTTCCTTCGGCATGATGTCCGCCAGTTTCTTTATCAGCGGACTCTTCTCGTCAAATGGCGCGCTTCGCCGGTCCCACGGATATTTCAGATCGATGTCGTGCGTTCCTTCGCCCTCCAGCATCCGCACTGCCCGTTCCGGATCGGCGATACATAGAACGAGTACATTCTCGCCGCAGACACCGGCCAGCCTTTTCGATGTGTCAGGGTGCATTTGATCCGCTCCAACAACGATCAGATACTTTCCATCTGGAAGCATTTCGTATACGTCTGCCTTCGGCAAGACCTGCTTGATTTCACGAACCTGCATTTCACTTCTCCTTCAACGCGTCTTTGATTTCCTTGGCCCACTTTCTCAGCAGCACCGAACCGGCCACGATATTCGGAGTGCTCGCAAACGCGATCATACGGTCAGCGATGGCATCGATTTTGGCTTCTGCGCTGACCGGCTTGCTCATACGATCTCCGATACTCTGCGGAATACAATATCTCCGCACTGCGTGCATGTGTTGCTGTAAACCAACTGTGCGCCAACAGGAAACGGCTCTGTTGATTGCGGAACTCCGGTCAGTGGATCGAGCGGACTCGGGCGTCTTGCAGTTTGCACCTTTGAGATCAGCTTCCACTTTTCCGGATCGAAGTTGTGACGATGAAAGAGGTTCATTGCGATTCCTTAAACATCTTGTCTGGCGGCAACGGAACTAGCGGGCGGCGATTCATCTTTCGAATTGTGGCATCAATCACATTTACTGGTGGCGCTCCCGGTCGCAGGTAAGTCAACTCGCTGTTGCGTTCGCGGATCACAGTAAAACCTTCGATCAGGTAGTCCAGAGGATCGGGACGCCTAGCGATCCACATCGTACCTGCCGCGTGATCGAGGAACACGGCTTCGGGTTCTCTTGGCCGATTCCCGGTCCCGCTCACGACATACACTGCCGTTCCCTGCGGAAGCATACCTAACGCGTGCTGCCAGTCGCGAAGGAAATGAATCTCAGTTGCTTGGTTCATCTGATCATTTCGCTTTCTTCGCCATCGTTTGTAAAACGGCGTAACAATACGTTAGCCGCTTCTGATCCTCGTTGGAATAGAAGTCGTAGTTGAAAGGATCATTCACGCAGTCGGGAATATTATCTACCACCGGTTTAGGCTGTGGGCACGGAAGGTTGCACCCGCAAAGCACGGCGACTACCGCCGACAGTATAATCCTCTTCACACTCATTGCGGGTCCAGTTCTGCAAGCTGGGCATACAACTCTTTCACCTGCGCCTGCCACTTCAAATAAGTCTCATAGCTCACCAAGAACGCCAGCGGCTCGTTCTCGCTCTGAATCATGTACGCTTCGTCCTTCATATTGCGTAGGAACGTGGCGTTCATGCCTCGCAGCTTGGCGATGCCCACAGTGCGGATGCGCGGATCGATGACGGGGAAGGCGGAGTCGGTCACTATTCCTCCGGGAACTCGTTTTTGATCATTCCAGCGATCAGGTTTGCGATCCTGAATGCGCCCACAGGCCCATCGAGCGTGAAGTAGATCGCTCCTCCTCCGCTCGCCCACGCTGCGCGCACTGCCCATGCACGTTCATCATTGATCGAAACAAGGATTGGTCGTAGGCTCTCTACAGTCGCCGCCGTGAAAGCAACGAAAAACGGATTCTTCCTGTGTCCGCAGCAGGATTCGAACGTTTCGATCCCCGGAAGAGAATTGAGCGCGTCGCAGATCGGCACGCACTCTGAGTCCATCCACTGGTCGTAGCGTTTGATCTGAGCCTTCGTCAATTTCGGATCGACTTTCATCATTCCCATCGTTCTTCTCCCATGGATTATTTCGGTGCGGTTGGCATTGGCATCCAGTGATCCACGTAGCGGTCCGGGAAACGCACTCCCTGCAAGCTCCAATAGCCTAGCCGCCTCCCAAAGAACCGGCCCGCGCAAACCTCCGCGCGCGAACAGAACAGCACCGGCAGAAACGCACATCCTTGCTCAGCCGGACCACTACTTCCGTAGTAGCGTGATCCTCGCTGTACATGTGGGCGTTTCTTTTTCACGCTGATCCACTCGCTCATGGCTTGTCCCCTGCGCGCATCTCGGCAATCGGTGAGAGTACGCGGTCCATCACGGCGTTTACTCGGGCAATCGTGTTCATTCGGACTCCTTGTAGATTGCGTCGATCTTATCCAGCATCGCTTCGATGCTGTCTCCCCGCCCTTTCAGCACCGCCTCCACCTGCTCCCGCTTGCTCGGAGGCTGGGTGAGCGACTTGAGGCGGTTGGCGAAAGCCCTTCGCACGCACCCATCATGCCCACCAAATTCATCGTTCACGACAGAAGCCTCCAATTCTCTTTCGCTCGGCTCCGCCAGCACCTCATCCAAGATTATGTCCCGGCAGGCCTCAAGGGCAGCGCGGCCAAGAATCAAGAACTCTGCTTCGCCGCCGCCTTTGTAAATGAAAGCGAGCCTGAATCCAATCGCTCGCGCCAACTCATCGTTAATTTCCATCCTCATCCTCCTCCCGGTTTTCAACCTTTGAAACCAAAAATCTGTGTGTTATTGCGCGGTGCTGGAACCGTCCTAACCCACTCAGGAAGCAGGCGGAAGATGCGGATACAAAATTCGGCATCGTATCCGTCGTCTTTCAATGCCGCAATCAGTTCGGCTAGTGAATCAAAAACTTGTATGTCGCTAATCGTCATGAATCGGTCATTGACTGTGTTGTAGAAAGCGAACTGGCGCGGCCACTTTGAATCATCTTCGTCTACCGCGATCTGCTTTCCAAGATCAATGAAGCGGATCATACGGCCTCGTTTCTTCCACACCCGGTGCAGCGCATCATCGTGGCCGACCACCGCTCCAGAGGTTTCTCGCAGAACTTACATTTACGTGCGCGTTTCTTTTGCATATCGCGAACGATCTCCGCTGGTTTCTTCTTCGCCAACGCCTCATGCGCAGCCGCCACAGCCGTCTTTGGCGAGTCAATCATTTTTGGTTTCGGCATTTCCATGCTCGTGTCCGCGATCCGTGGTTTGGGATCGGCGGAGGAGAGGACGTGGGAGTGACCGGCGATGGATTTGGCGTGAGGATCGCTGTTTGCTTTAGCCAGCACAGCCGGGTCCGCGCCGCAAGCCATATCAGCCGCCTTGCGCGTTTCGTCGAGAAACTCGAATGCGGCGGGATCAACTTTCGGCGGCTCCTCCGTGAACCCTTTGACTGGGAAGTTGGCCTCCGGGGGAGCGTAGACCACATTCGTGGCTAGGTGGGAAGGTTCCAGCATCGCCGCCGCCTGCTGGTCGCGCTCTTTCCACGCGGCCACGTCCTCCGGGTTGTTGGGATCGAGGTTACGGTTGCCGCCGATCCACGGAACGCCTGATGTGGCGCTCGGAGCGGGCCGGAACGGCTCCATATTCTGGGGCTCGCCGGACAGGCCATACGGCGCATCATCGATTCGCTCACCGTGAGAGAAATCGGGTACTGGCTCGCCCTTTTGCGCGGCAACCCGGCGCAGGACGGACCGCGACTCTGCTGGCGGTAATCCAGCATCCTTTCGAAGTTCGCTGTCGATGGTCAGCGCCACCTGCTCCATCATCCCGGCGTACTCGGCGGCGCTCACCGTTTCGGAACCGGCTTCACCAGCTTGAGAATCTCCGCTTGCGCCCGGATTGCCTGCCCGCTTGGCGAGGAGTACGGCATTGTGGTCTTCCGTGCCACCCTCGCCGCCGCCCGCACGCCCCGGTTGTACGCCTTGCGCTCCATCTCCATCTCCTTCGCCTCCGCCCTGTCGAACACTTTGAACCCCATCGCCTATTCCTTTCCCCGGCGCTTGGGCACCGGTTTGAGTATCGTGTCGATCAGGATCGCCGCCATCGGCCACCCGCGATGACACAGAACCTTGGACGCCCGTCGCAATGCCCGATTCGCCGCCATGATCTCGATCCGGCGTCTTGCCATCCTGCCCATCGCCCCTCCCGTGGTGCCGTTTATGGTGCCCCGCCGCTAGATGCGCGGCTAAGTCCGGCGCGATTTGGATTTCTTCGGCACCGGCCTTAGCAATTTCAAAATCGCCAGACGGACCCGCTCCTGCTGGGATATGGACAACTTCTGGCCCATTCCATTCGGACCGATTTTCATTGCTGTTTCGGATGCGGCCCTGATCGCCCGGTTCCACGCCACGCGGATTGTCTCGTCCACTAACGCGAACAAGTTCACCTCCGCCGCTTTGCCCTTCACTGTGAGCCGCTTGAACTCCGCCTTGGTCATCCATTCCCTGTATGTTGCCTGTTTTCTCATGATCCTCTACCTTTCCACCACTCAATGACCGCCCTGCCGCGCGAACCGGTCTCCCCGTATCTGCCACATACCTCAACGTTTCCACACACAGATTCTCCAACGTTGTTCCATACTCGCTGGCTATCTGCTTCAATCGCGCCCTCATTTCCCTCGGCACTTTCCGCAAATTGATGTTCACCGGCCTCTCCGGCCTCGCCAAATGTCGCTTCTTCGTCACTTTTTGTACCATATCGAACATTTTTCTACTCCATCCCCATCCCTTTGTCAAGCTAAATTCTGCGCTTTCCATTGTGAAAAACTGCGCCTCTCGCTACGGGCTTCTATTTTGTGGTAGAGTTGTCCGGGAGTTTATCATGAAAGATATTCAAAAGCAACGCGATAGATGGAATCGTTACCGTCGCAATCACCTCGAACAGATTCGCGAAAAAGAGCGTAAATGGCGTGCCGCGAATCGTGCCAAAGACAACAAACGAAAGCGTAACCATGAGAAAATCTGCGGAAGTTCTTGGGAAGCTAAGGCCACTCGCAGATGCTACAAACGTGCCCGCGAGAAACATATCCCGCGCAATTTCAAGCCTTCCGATCTTTACAACGTGGCAACAGGGGCGCTTCCGGTTTTCTGCCCGATCTTCCCTCATATCAAGCTTGATTACAACAAGGGCCGTGATATGCGTTGCTGGGCCAGCGTTGACCGTAAAGTTCCCGAACTCGGCTACGTCTCAGGAAACGTCTGGGTCATCTCTATGGCCGCAAATACTTGGAAATCAAACGGCAGTAATCCCCAAGAGCGTGCCCGTATCGTCGCCCTTATGTCCATGAAAAAACATCGCGATAAATCTAATAAAATCAACCAGCTATCGTTATTTAGTATGGAATAATCTTCGCGAAACTCTGCGCCTTAAATTCTGCGCCGTATCTCCGCGCAATTTTTTTCTTAGCTATTTTTTGTTGTGAAACTCTGCGCTTCTGTTTTTTACACCACCACATTTGAAAGGGCTCAAACGCGTCGAAGGGTTCGGCGCATGGCCTTAGCCCGGACAACTCGCGCACCTCGTACCGGCCCGGTTCCAACGATCCGGGACAATCCCCCGCCCCCAGCCGTCAAAGTGTCTCCAATCCTACAGGAATAGCGTTTACCATCCCCAAGTCCCTATTTTCAGCCGGTTTGACCCATCCCCAAGCGTGCAATGCGCGCATGACAACCCGGAGCCCCGCGCGCCGATACTCTGCGCCCGTTTTCCCTGATAGCGCTTGACGTTTCGCCCCGGACCGCAAAAGGGGTTTTTGCTTGCCCGTTTGCTTGTCTGTCTATCTGTGCGGGAACGTCAACGGGTGGGCAGGTAGTCAGGAGACGGCTTGCAGGCGTGCGCGGATGGCGCGTAGCGGGGACGCTGGGCGCAAGGGACCGAAGCGGTACGCGGGCCGGGGGACGGTGAGCGGTGACGGGGTACCCCCGTCCTATCCCGACACTACGTGACACCTGTTCTATCCTCCCGCCGTAGGGTGACCCTTTGCCCGATGACTTTGGCGGGAGCCGGTCCGGGAATCCCCGGAGACCGGGGAGCCCCCGTTCTACTGTGAGAGCGTGTCTCATCCTCCCGCCCATGGGAACGCGTGCTAACCTTTATGCCTATGGCGCACGCTGAAACGTATCTTGAATGGAACCTAATCGAAGCGAAGTGTCGACGGTGTTTCCTGCCGTACCTGTATCACCCAAACGATAAGGGACGGCGCAAGGGGTTGTGTTGGGAGTGTCGGAAAGCGATTCCCAAGTGCGCAAGGGAACGGCGCGCGTTTCTCCTCGCACAAGAGAATCGATGCGCGATATGTGGCAAGCATGGCGACGAATGCACGGGCGGCCTTGTACTGGATCACTGCCACGCTACAGGTAAACTCCGGGGGATGCTCTGCCCATCCTGCAATACGATGCTAGGCTTCGCGGGTGACAACCTTGCCACCTTGCGCGCTGCTATCCGGTACCTATCTAACATTAGACTGTGAGAACCGGGAGGGGGTATTACCTTTGTACCCCATCGCTGAAAGGCGCATGAATAAAGGGGATTTACAAATCACCGCGTCTTTATTGGCTAATGTGTTGACTCATAGATTCTAATAAACTTCCAAGCCAAAAACGGCACTTTTCCACAGGTTTATGCACAGGCCGTCAATCGCGCTGTAATGCCCCTTCCTGCTCACGGGTCCGGATTATCGGGGGTCAGTACCTTTCGACACTCAACTGTCGATTACAGACAAAATCGGGGTATCGACTTTTTGAGGCATCCGGGCCGGTCCGGGAGCCGGAGCCGGGGAGGTGCGAGCGGGCCGCGCGTCCGGGCTCCCCCGGCATCCGGGGGATACCCCCGGAGTCTACCGGCTTGGTGTCTCATCCTTCCCGCCATGGTTCCACGTGTCCCCCACTCATATATAGATGACCGCGCGCGCCGCATTGCGCGCACATTCCCACTAAAGTTATTCCATACTACTTGACAGTACAGTGTTAGTTATGTTCTCCTATAGCGTTATTAGTGTGTTGAATCAATCCAACCCGGAGGGAATACCAGAATGAGCGTCACACCGAAACAACTCGCAGAATTACTCGCCAAGATGATTGCAGCGCGTCAACCGCTCTTGATTACCGGCGCGCCCGGTGTCGGGAAGTCCGACATTATCGGGCAAGCGGCAACGGCGGCGCATTGCGACTTGATTATCAGCCATCCCGCCGTGGCGGACCCAACGGACGCCAAAGGGTTGCCATGGCCCAAACCGGGCGGGAATGAGGCCACTTTCCTACCGTTCGGGGAACTTGCCCGCGCTATCAATTCCACCGTTCCTACCGTTTGGTTGCTTGATGACTTGGGGCAAGCCACTCCCGCCGTGCAAGCATCCTTTATGCAGTTGATCCTTGCGCGCCGTGTCAACGGGCACGCTCTGCCGGACCATGTAACCTTTGTGGCCGCAACCAACCGGCGGACGGACCGGGCCGGAGTATCCGGCATATTGGAGCCGGTCAAGTCACGGTTTGGGACCATTGTCGAATTGGAACCCACCATAAACGACTGGTGCAACTGGGCCATGAATCAGCCTTTCATTCCCGCCCATGGTCTCGCCTTTCTTAGATGGCGGGAAGGGTTGCTCTCAGCCTTTGAAGCCACGGCGGACCTAACCAACTCCCCTAGCCCGCGTACATGGTCGAATCTGTTCCGGCTTGAAACGTTGGGACTCTCCCCGGCATTGGAACTTGAGGCATTTTCCGGAGCCGTTGGAGCCGGGGCCGCAACGGAATACACCTCTTTCCGTTCCATGATAAATTCCATGGTCAACCTTGACGCGATTCTGATGGACCCTGCTAACGCGAAAATCCCCAACGATCCCAGCCAACTTTATGCAACTTGCGTGGGACTCGCGGCAAAGGCGAATGACCAGAATTTCAGCCGGATTGCAACCTACGCGGGCCGCATGTTTACTGAAGCCGATAAAGGCGAGTTTGCCGTCCTAATGGTCCGCGATACCATCCGCCGCGATAAAGACGGGCGCATTCAACACACGGACGCTTATATCCGGCTCAATTGCGGCCCGTTGGGTCAACTCATATCGGGAAGCGTCGACTAATTCCTTTCGCCGTTCCCGGACCGTAACCGGGCATTCTCTTGAAAGGGGAATACGAAAATGAACTCTCAAGACTTGAGTACGCGCGGGTTACTCGCCAAGCTAACAATGAACGCTTGGAGCGCTCGCAAGTATGACCGCAAGATCACAGAAGAGACTAACCGCACCCATGGTGCAACGTCCGATGCGGGCCGGTACACCAAACACCTGATGCCGTCCGATGCCGCAACCTACAAAGCGCTGCACTCGCACATCAGCGCTTTGAGGCTCACGCATTACGGTCAAACCCTGCCATGGTCCGATGAGGGATGGAGACTGCTCCCCGTCAAGAACTATCAGGCCTATACGGACTTACTCCGGGCCGGTCAACACACGTTTAACCGTCTCCGGGCGGAATTCCTTGCCGACTATCCGGCGCTCAAAGAAACCGCGAAGCAACGGTTAAACGGCATGTTTCGGGAGGATGACTACCCAAGCGATTTAGAGGGCAAGTACACGATTGAAATTGCTTATGCGCCCGTGCCCGTTGCCTCTGACTTTCGCGTCACTTTGACGGATGAAGAGATAGGCATCATAGCGGCCCGGAGTGAAGAGAGAGTCAAGGCCGCTTTCGAGTCCGCCCAGCTTGACGCGGTTAACCGTCTCTTTGAAGTTCTCTCCCGTATCAGGGAACGGCTCACAACTCAGAACGTTTGCTCCAACTGCAACGGGACCGGGCAAGCAACGGAAACGCGGAACATGGTCAACAAAGGCGCGACGGTCCCATGTTGGCTATGTGACGGCGCGGGCAAGACGGATGCGACTTTCCGTGATTCCTTGATCGATAACGCGCGCGAAGTTTGCGACGTGTTGACGCGGTTAAACGTGGCCGATGACCCCCGGTTAGAAGACTTCCGGGAGCAAGCGGCGAAACTCGCAACCGTTGCGCCCGATACCTTGCGGGAACTCTCACACGTCCGGGAGCAAACGGCGGACCGCGCGCAATCCATCCTTGACGCCATGGTCGCAACCTACGGCAAGGGGGTACTGGTAGGATGAGCGCACAAAGTAAGATGACGGCGGCGCGCACGTCTCTTGTGATCGAGCAACCGTTTTTCGGGAGTCTGGCTCTGTCCCTCAAGATGGAGCCGGACCCCGGATCCGGTACGGCATGGGTGGACGGGCGCACACTGGGCTATGAGCCCGCGTTCATTGAATCCTTGACGCATGAGCAACGGACCGCGCTAATCGCGCATGAAGTCATGCATTGCGCACTAGGGCACCCGTGGCGGCGCGAAGCTAGGTCAATGAAGCGTTGGAACGTGGCTTGCGACAAAGCTATCAACACTGAGTTACAGGGAGCCGGGTTTACTCTTCCCCCGGATGCGCACGTTGCGGAGGGTGATGAGGTGGGCAAGTCCGCAGAGTGGATTGCGGCGCGGCTGGGGGATGACTCGGACGGCGATAACCCCGGAGGAGCCGGACCGGGAGACGGGCAAGGGGACGGGGAGGGACAGAGCAAGCCGGACCCGTTAGGGGAAGTCCGGGACGCTCCCACGGGCACGGATGCGGACGGAACCCCGGAACCAACGGAACAGGAATGGAAGCAACGGGCCGCAAGCGCATCCCAACAGGCAAAGTTACAGGGCATGTTACCGGCTGGGTTGGATCGATTGGTGCAACAGTCTTTGCGCCCGCGCGTTGACGTTCGCTCCCTACTCTTACGGTTTTTCTCCGAGCGGTCAACGGGCGATTATTCTTGGAGCCGTCCTAACACACGGTACCTCAGTCAAGGCCTGTATCTTCCCGCGTTGGAGTCTAAAGCGCTGGGGGAGGTTGCCGTTATGGTCGATACGTCCGGCTCCGTTGACGAAACTAGCTTAGGCTACGCGCGCGGCATTCTTGAGCAAGTTTTGGATGAATGCAACCCGACTGGGGTCACTCTCTACTTTGTCGACGCGAAAGTATGCGGCGAGCGGCGACTTGAGCGCGGGGAGCCGTTGACGTGGGAACCAAAAGGGGGAGGGGGCACGGATTTTACAACGTTCTTTGAACGTGTGGAACGGGGCGAGTATGAGCCGGTATGCGTGGTTTGCATTACGGACCTATATGCAACCTTCCCGCCGCATCCCCCGGCGATTCCTACGCTGTGGCTGTCCACTACTGAAGGAAAGACGGCTCCCTTTGGGGAGACGGTTTTTGTAGATCGATGATTCAAACCGGGGGATGCTACGGCATCCCCCGGCATCTTGCAGCGCGGCCTAGAGGCATTCTAAGGCGCGGGAAACGGGGAGTTATGAACCTTACAGACCTATATGCAACCCTATGGGTCATTTTCTGGGGGAGTCTAGCGGGTTTGGCAATCATCGCTTGCTTTGTATTGCCTAACCGTCAAGAGCGGAAAAACCGCGAGTGGTAAACCGTTCCCGGAGCGTACACCGGCAAGGGGGAAACGTGGCGAGAAAAACGAAGACACAGGCGGAGGTGGCGTCTGAGCAATATGTTCTGGCGCTTGACGTCCAGAACCAACCGGAATCGAGAAATGCGTGCTTCGATGCTATCGCAGAGATTGGCCGCAAACTCGACCTTGACGTGTGGAACTCAACTGTGGCACTGCGGGATTTTGCCCAGTACCGCATTGCACAATTGGCCGATGAGAAACAAGCGGAAACCCAGCGCAGGATTGACGAACTCCAAGCGCATGTAGACAGGTCGTAGTGCCTGACTGATACCGGCCCAACTGATAGCGAACCAAAACAATCAACCGGCCCATGGGAGGGGCTGACACATGGCGATTACTTATGAAGTTATACCGGGCGCATCACGGGAAGATGTGATTGTGCGTGTAGACGGAAAATACACCGGCAAGATTCGGCGTCAAGGCTCCCATACCGGAGATTGGCGATACTGGCCGCAAGGGGCGATGCGTGTCGCACAAGCTGGCGAAGCATTCCCCACGCTCGCAGCGTGCAAGGCGTCGCTTGAGGAGCCGGAGAGGGAGCCGGAGCCCACCTATGAGCAGATGAAAGCGATGCAAGACGCGGAGCGCGCCATACATCAATGGTGGATCATGATTAGCGAGAAAGAGCGCCGGGATATGGTCGCAGGAATCCCCGGCTGCTATACCTACGGCGCGGTAAACATGCTGCAACGTCTACCGGCACCCGCACAGGATAAGGTGCGCGAAGCATACGCACGGCACCTGATACACGTGGCGGAACTCGAAGCTGCGCACCCAGCCGATTGATAGCGAACCAACCAACCCGCGCCGTGACGGATTCACAGCACACACCGGGAGGTGACTTATGAAAATGGCCTATGCTGCAATTACGTTAGAGGAATTCCGCGCGGAGATCGTTACGGAACTCCGTCACCGTGCATGGCAGGAGCGCGCATCCGCACGGATCGGACGCACAAAGAAAAGTACGATTGCGGAGCACGAGCACGCGGCGGTTGCCCACGAGAATCTTGCATGTGACGTGGAGCGCATAGAACTCCGGCAGATCGACCGTGCGCAATTCCCGGCCTCGAGTCCGCAGGATGCAGATGCAGCGGCGGAATGGTCAATCGATGCGCAGATAGCAGAGCGCTCCTGATAGCGAGTCGATGATAGTTAGGTGACCTGTGGAACAAAACACACATTGGAAGGAATGGCGCGATGCCGTGCTCCGAACGGGATACACGCCTCAACTGAAACGCGCAGCGGTTATATTGGAAACGCTGGACCGTATGAACCCTATCGCCGTTCAATCGTTTATGGAACGGGAATTCTGGAAAGAATTTCGTGCGCCTGATAGCGAGCCAACGTGAAAGTCATATTCCTTGACATCGAAGGCGTGCTCATCAACCGCGTATCGCGGAACACGGCGCGGCTGCTACAGAAGCAACACGTAGCCTTTGCGCCGTGTGTCCACGCGTTGAACCTGATAGCGGCCCAAACCAATGCGAGCCTAGTCGTAACGGATGGGCTCCGGTCCATGGGCCTTGGATGGTTAGTTGCCCAATTCAAAGAGTGGGAAGTCACCGCGAAAGTTGTCGACGTTACTCCATCCCCGTCTATCTCCGTTGCCAATTCTATTATTAGGTGGTTTGGATTGGCAGACTCGCCGGGGAGTTATGAGGCCGGACTCGGCAAGGTGGAATCCTTTGTCATCCTTGCCCCGGAGCCGACCCACGACGCCACGCTGTCACCTCACCTGATACGGACCCAAGCCGATTACGGGCTAACCAAGGAACAGGCAGGAGAGGCTATACGAATCCTGTCCCTGATAGCCAAATAAACTTTTTCGCACTTTACTGTGATTTTATACTTGACAGTACAGTGTGAAAAGCGCAGAGTATGAATCAACCGGGAGGAAAACCAATGCTCACCTTGGCAGGCAAGGTATACGCAAAGAATCAGGGCGAAGCGAAGCAAGAATCTTTCGCCGGATTCTACCGTGTGAAGACGAACGGGATTCTGTTCCTTGATAGGGAGCGAATCCCGTTTGCTTTTGCGGCAATGGACCCGACGAATGGGAGCACGTTCTTTGTGACGGCTGGAAAACAAGAGGATGGCAGAACGCGCTATATGTTTGGCCTTGGCGACTACACCGCAAAGGCGCTGGGGATCGACGGGATGAAACACTCCGAGCAAGCCGACTTTGCCAGAGACGTTATCCGGCAAGGTGGATCACCGCTCTATTCTCGCTTTTACCGTGTCGATGAATCACCGTCTTGTGAATACTGCCGTACCATCGCGGGAGTCACCGGGCGGCATCATTGCCCGATTCACTTGGAGGCGGGAGCATGAGCCTACAGGATGCAATCGCACGCAACCGGGCACGGCACGCCAAACCCAGCGCAGGGCAATTCAGTATCTTTGATTGCCTGACCCATCAGCGCGTATCAGAAGAAACCTACGCGACTGCCGACGAAGCGAACCACGATTATCACATGAACGCCGGACACACCTGTGTGGGAGTGGTCGCTCCTGCACGGCAAAGAGGAGCGGCACGTCTTATGGAACCCAACGCTGTGGGCGAACTGCACGGCCACGTTCATTACGAACGTGAGTCATGCAAGAGCGATCCGCCATGTAAACCATTGAGTGAGCGGATGAAAGCGTACACCGTCAACGTCCTAGTCGTTCCGCCAAACCATGAAATCGCGCTGGGACTGGCAACGATGCACGAAGAGAAGCGAACCATCTACGGAACGTCATTGGCGGATGCCAAGAGACGGGCGGGGATCGAATGAGGACGGCACCCTACAAAGCGAGGGAAGATCGTAAAGAGGGCCGCAAGTTCATCGCGTGCATTGCCACGACTGCGCATCAGCTTTGGGTGAAAGCCTGTGAGTTTGACGGCATCGACCCTGAAACCTACTTTGCAGTGTTCTCCGATGGGAATAAATTCGTTCCCTTCTACGAGAGCGCGATGGCTGAATTCTGGCAGGCCTGCCGGGAGTACGACGCTGGCGGCTACGTGGGAGTACGGATAGTTTGAAACCATCCTTGCCCGTCCATGGGCCGGGATCGAATGACACCGGGAGGAAAGATGGAAAACGTAACAGTCAGAGAGTACGGATCGATTATGGCGCTTTCATGGGAGCACAAAGGGAAGCGCTACCACATCTGGACGAACAGCCCGGACCGGGTATTGTTTTGCAACCCACCTGAGAGTGTGAAATACAAGGGTCCGGGGTACTTCCAAACCCGCAAACTCAGCCAGTCCGCCAAAGCTAACGCTCGCATGATTGCCGAAGCGCGCAAGATCGCGGACCGCGAGGGTCTGTGGGAGAAAGCCAAACAGGAAACGCAACGGGAGAAAGACCGCGAGGCGGAAGAGAACAAAGCGGCCATCGCTTTGAAGGCGAAGAGAGACAAGGCAGAAGTGATGCACGCGGCGCTAGAGCAGATAGCTTCACTGTGGCCGGACCCGGATTGTTGCGGGGAATTGGTTCCCAAGTTTGTTGGGCCGAACGATGGACGGATGCGCGCTGATGCTCTGTGGTACGCATTGAATGCGGCCCGCGAAGCGCTGGGCAAGCCAACCTATCCGCGTCCGGAGCACTGGGACACGCACTAAACACCGGCACGTTGCTTTTACAATCTTGCCCGTCCGTGGGCCTGATACGCGGATAGGGGGTAACACCGTGGAACAATCCAATCTCACTATTACTGAAGTCCCTCCGGACGGCAAGCCTGACTACGCCAACACCTATTGGTGTCAAAAGGGCAAGCATGAGGCGCTTGATAAGGAACTCCGGAAACTCGTTCCGTCCAGCGGCGAAGTCGAAAACGCTGATAGCAACCCAGCATTGGAGAAGTACCGTGTGGCGTCCAATTGCTACTACGACCTGTACAACAATGGGTTATGCAACCGTGGCGAGGAATTCAAAAAAACATTCGGCTTCGATGCTTTTGAGAGCGGAGTGCGCAGGATCAACCCGCGTTGGGATGGCGAGGACGAAGACGCGAAGTACAGCGGCTATATCGATCTTACTCAGAAACTCATCGACCGCACAGAGCGCAAGATGGACGCGATTATCGTTGCAGCGGCGCACGAGCAGCACATCGGAGAAGTTGTCACCGGCACAGTGGACATAACCCCGGTAGGCATGACATCGCCGGAAGGGGCTAACCGTGTCGCCAAGGCGCTGCGGGAATTTGACAGCGCAAGCGCATCCGTCGCGAACATGGCAACAGCTTTTATCAAGGAATGGGACTGGTATTTCAAACCGGGCAAAGGCGCAATAGATCGAGAGACCAGAGGACAATTCGCAACCGCTTTATCCGACCTTAAGCATGAAATCACTATCAGGGAAAGGACACAAGAGGCATTCTTGCGTGCTGTGGCTGGCAAGTGATGACCGCACGAGTCACAGTACAGGCCACGGTGAACGGCGAGCATGGGGAGTTTGTTGCACGGTCTGAGAAAAAGACTGTGCAGGAGATGGTCGATTGGATGCACGCTAATCGTAAGCCGGGAGTGGAACTAAGATTCCTTGGCGACAATGGGTATCTGAAAACGGGAGGGCACCATGACCAAGAATGAAGCAATCCGGGAGGCGCGTATCGCGGCTCTCTACAAAGGCGGCGAGTGGTACGTAACCAAGCACGGGAAGTCCTACCGCGCCGTCGCATACGGCGACTATAGGAACTCCAAGGCGGACGGGAGGGTGATAGAGACCTTCACTCCGGGGAAAGTCCGGCGCACTGTGCCGCCGTCTGTTTCCTACCGGCTCCACTTCTTTGCGGCAACGCGCCATGAGGGATGCGGGCACAAGCATAAGACGTGGCGCGCGGCTCTCACCTGCGCAGCGCGGCACAACAAACACCGTACCCGCGCCGATGGCAAGCTTCACGTCTACCGGGCATGGTTCGATGCGCGAGGAAAGTTTCACTCCTACCGCGATATGACAGACGCCGAGGAGACACGGCAATACAGCGCCGCTACTCTACGCGAGGCCGAGGAGCGCACAAGGATAGGCAACACACCTAATCAGTGATACGGAACAAAAATTCAAACCGGGAGGAAAGCACGTGAAAACATATATAGGCACTATCGGAGCAGTAGCCAGTTTCATTATCGGTGGGGTCATTGGATGGGTCTTTCCACCAAACAGCCACTTTCAGATTCAGGACCGTCAAGTCATGGCCGGGGAGTGGTCTATCTCCATCCAGACACAGCCATGCGACAAGGGCGAACTGGGCGTCCACATGCCGGAACGTGACGGGGATGTGATTACCGTCTACTGCAAGACGATGCCTGTGGCGGCGAGGTAAACCGTTCAAAGTGCCTGATAGGAGACTAAATGTTTGCCGACAATCCAGACTTTTATCCTACTCCACGTCACGTGGCGCGCAAGATGTACGCGAAGATCACGAACAAAGACGCGAAGTATTTTCTTGAGCCGAGCGCGGGCAAGGGTGACATTGCGGATGTGATACGCCGTCCATGCACATTTGAGGAGTACGAAAAAGAATGCCCGCGAGAGGATAAGGAGGACCGCCACGAGTACCGTAGCTCATGGCGATGGTCTGATGAGGACCGGCGCGTCAACATCGACGTGATAGAGAACTATCCGGCGCTGATACAGGTACTCCACGGCAAGGAATACGACGTTGTAGGCTACGACTGGCTGACCTATGAGGGCGTGTCGTACTACGATGCCATACTGATGAATCCACCTTTCAGTGAAGGCGCAAAGCATCTCCTGAAGGCGTGGGACTTTCTCCATAACGGGGAGATTGTCTGCCTGCTCAATGAGGAGACGATAAAGAATCCTTGCACGGCGGACCGGCTCCGGCTCACTCAGATCATTGCGCAGTTTGGCAGTGTTGAATATCTGGGCGATTGTTTCTCATCCGCCGAGCATAAGACCTCTGTCAACGTGGCAATGGTGTATCTCAAGAAAGTTGCCGCCGATGATGCGCCGGACCTCTGGGCGAAAGAAACAACCCAAGAGAAGCATTACGGTGTCGAGTATGATGGTGACCCAAACATGCTCGCCATCCGTGACAACCTTGGAAACATGGAGCACTGGTTCAATATGGCGAATCAGCACTGGGCGGCTGGGATCGAACATATCCGGAAAGCCAAGCTGTACATGGATCAAAACAAAGTCAAAGACTACGGCGGCAACCGCGACGATGACTTTAAGACAATCCTTTCGCTCGCATTGTCTAACGTGCAAACCTGCCGTGCGGAATTCCTTCGCCGTCACCGGAGACTGGCGTGGACGAGCGTCTTTCAGCAAATGGAATTCAACCGTTGGCTGGACTCGAAACAGCAAGAGAGATTCATGCGCGACGTGGAACGGGATAGCACCATACCGTTTACGGCGCAGAATATCAAAGCCACACTCGAAAACGTGTTCCTGTCTCGCAAAAAACTCTTTGATGAGTCCGTGGCGAATGTGTTTGATGAGCTATGCGGCCATGCCGTAGAGAACGGGTGCGGGCCTGCCATGCCTGACAGCATCAAGAATAATCGCTGGAACCACGGCGAGGGATGGAAGACGAACGACAATTACAAGGTCAATCAGAAACTCATCTTTCCTTACGGCGTTCGCTACGATTCGAAGTGGGGCGACTTTGATACTTACTCAAGCTGGGAGGCGATGAGGCTCTACTCGGACCTTGACCGCATCCTTTGCGTGCTGGACGGTCAACCGTTCGATAAGTGCTATAGGGTTGGCGACGCGCTGGCAGTTGCGGCAAGACAGGCAAAGGGGCGCTCCGGGGGAGGGTTCACGTTTGAGAGTGAATACTTCGAAGGCCGTTTCTTCAAGAAAGGCACCGTTCATCTGAAGTGGAAGCGCGATGATTTGTGGGAAGCATTCAACAAGACCGCCGCAGCCGGTAAGAAGTGGCTGGGCGAAGACACCCAGCAGTACCGCCCAAAGAAGCGCGCAGACGGGATGCAAGCCGATGACTACCGATGCCGGAGCGGGCACAGGTTTGTGAACGGCGTTTGCCAGTATTGCAATGACCCTGAGATTGACGAAGTGGAAGCGGTTGAATGCGAACTGTGCCGCGCGATCTTCGAGCACACAGGCGTCAAGCATTGCCCGATCCACGAAGAGTTTTCCCCTGCGCTCACCGCCGAATCTGGCGCGAGCGTTTCCACCGCAATGGTCGCACTGGACCGTTGATACGCAACCAACGCAGCATAACCAGCCCACCGGGAGGGGGCAATGAATGAAGGTCAATATCCTTTTGCAGTTCATCGACGCGGAGATTGCCAAACTGAAGAAGCTGCGCGCGGACGTAGAATCCATCTTCGCAACCCACCACGCCAAACCGAAGGCCAAGCCAAAGGCCAAGAAGCGGCACCTGAGCGCCGCAGGCAAGAAGCGGATCGTAGCGGCGCAACGCAAACGCTGGGCGGCAATCAAGAAGGCGAAGGCCGCAAAGAAGTAGCACACACCGGGGCAGGCTCCCCGCCTGCCTCAATCTTTTCCTTGATAGGTGACCGATGACATACGACACGTTTGAATCGCTTCAGGTTGGCAGTCGCGTGAAGCTGACCGGCAAAGTGAGAACCTATCCCATCGTGCGGATCGGAAGGAACTTCCACCGGAGAGTAGCTTACGCATGTTTGAATCCTATCGCCGTCGAGAGGCGCGGCGAGGCTCCTCTGGAGTTTGGCATCTTTGCCGCAAGCTCCCTCGATCACAAGTCCCACTACATCAACTGGGATAAGATTTCCTAGTAATTAACAGTATGGTGTTAAATAACACTTGACATTATACTGTGAGAAGCGCAGAGTATCGGATATGCCGAATCTATCGGCGGGAGTGAAGACAATGCGATACGAGTCCAGTGCTGACTTACTGGCAAAGCTGAGAGCGCAGAATGGGTCTACCGAATCAGCGGAGCAGAAACCTCTCGTAGTCAACCGGCTGCGAGACCTGAAAGAATCAGCCCGCGATATGCCGATGATCGATCCCCGGATCATCGTTGTGGAAGACGGTCATAATCCGCGCGATTACAGCCTTCCAGAAAACCGGGCGCACTTGGATGAACTGAAACGTTCCATCCGCGAGAACGGCACACTGATGCCGTTGCTTGTACGCTACGACGTGGCGGCGAAGTCCGCGATTCTCGTAGACGGCGAGTGCCGCCTGAGAGCTAACCTTGAGTTGATTGCGGAAGGTGTTGAAATCTTGGCGGTCCCGACTGTGCAAGTGTCGGGCGGCAATGAAGCGGACAGGCTCCTCAAATCAATCACCGCAAACACTGGCAAACCGCTCTCCAAGTGGGAACTGGGAACTGCCTTTCAGCGGCTCCGCAACTTCGGATGGAGCGATGAGCAAATCGCCACAAAGACTGGGTACCGGGCAACCTTCATTGTCGATGCAATGGCGCTTGCCGATGCGCCGGTCGAAGTCAAGCAGATGCTCTCTTCGCAGGCCGTGACTCCATCGCTCGCTTTGGAGCACTTGCGCGTCAACGGCTCTGCCGCCGTGCAGTCCCTTCAGGCTATTGCCAGCGAGCGCAAAGCGCGCGGCAAGCGCGGTCCGGCTGGGCGTCCAGTCATCAAAGCGCAACCGGCTCCGCCGTCACCGGCCATTCTTGCAGTCGTACAGGAGTTGCTTGAGGATGTGGCTGTGACTGACCTGAGTGATGGGAGCAAGGATCGTGTGACGGTCAACCGCCTCTTGCTTCTTAAACTCGCGTCCTTCGCTGTCAACGAAACACCTGTCGCGCAAGCGGCATAAGGGAGAGCCATGCAATACGTCAAGTCAGTTGAAGCGGCTCTCCGGGGAACCGCGCCGTTTGTCGCTATCCCAGTCGAAGGTCACGCTCCGGCCTGTGTGCGCTCTTCGCTACTGAAGGGCGCTCTCAAAGGCGTGAAAGTTCACTCTGTCAAGATCATCACCGCAAACCCTTCCACTACCAGTGACTCCGGGCGCTGGCTTCAGATCAAGGGCATCGCTGAGGGCGGCGTGCGTACATCCTGCAAGATCGTTGTGACTAACACGCGGAACCATCTTGTGTGGCTGGAATTGAGCAAGTGGGCCGATAAGGAACGGGAAAAACGCGTCAAGGTTATCTCTCAGGGCATCCTCAATCCTGCCGAGCGCAAAGCTCTCAAGCTAAAAGAGGCAATGGAGAAAGAAGAGAGACGGCGCAATGCGGAACTGATAGCGGCCCAGCGGGAAGAAGCTCAAATCCTTGCGCAGGCAAGGTCTCGCGTCTTCCCCGATATTACTCCGGATGATGAGGAGTCGCGTGCGCGGGTCATTGCGGAGTACAGCGAGTTCCGTTCCCATCGCTTCAATCGCAAGCGGGCATCCGTCATCCGTTGGAAACTGGCGAAGTTGCGGGAGCAAGTCAAAGCGATGACAACCGAGAAGCGGGAGTATGAAGAGAAACCGCGTATCAGCATCTACTCTCGCCGTCGCCGGACTTGTATCGGGAAGACGACGGTGCTCAGGCGCAAGAAAGACGCCATGCAGTACGCGGCGGCTGTCTACCAGATCGGGAAGCTGGAATCTGAATTCAAGGCTCTCTATCCTCCCCGCTGGCATGAGTGGGCATCGCTCGAAGACGGCGGCTACTGGGTTGACTCGTTCATCGCCAAGCGTCCCAAGGGAAAGACGTATAGGGTGCCGTGGCAGTGGGAGCGTTCGGAAGACGTTGACACCCTGCGGAAACTGGCAGAGCGGCTCCGGGAAGCGCGCGCCAATATCCGGGCGCTCACTCCGCCGCCTGATGAGGATGAAGACGAGTTACCTATCGCAGCGTGAGGAGCCAACGACATGACAACGTTACAGGGTTTCATCGTGGGGTTCGCTTCCGGCTTTAGTCTCCTCGCCGCTTTTGTGACGTGGAGACTGCGGAAGTTGATCCTGCTCTGATGACAGAACAACCGGGAGGGAATGCAATGCGTCAACACACCAAGCCGTGCAAAGAGTGTCCTTTCCGCCGCCGCAGTTTTCCCGGTTGGCTTGGCAAGAACGACCCGAAGCAGTTCGCGATAATTGCGAATAACGATGTTCAAATCCCCTGCCACATGACCAGTGGGAAGAAAGAGGCGCAATGTGCCGGGAGATCGATCATGTGGGCGAATCAATGTAAGGTAGCGAGGGACGATTCTGTACTTTCTCTGTCGCCGGATCGCGTTACAGTTTTCTCGCATATAGGCGAGTTCACGAAGCACCACAAGATTCAGGTCACTATCCTGCAACTGATGGGGATTGAGGATTGATAACGCACCAACCGGGAGAAAGCAAATGTCGAGCGATGAAAAGGTAATCGGAATTGCGGCTGAGTTTCACAAAGACTCAGGCGGACGGCTCAAACTGTTCTCGCTCTACACGCGCACCGAGGCTATCTCTCGCCATGATGGGAAGACTTACTACGGGGCCGATGGATACGACGTGGACTGGTCCGACACCTACGGCTACATCTTCCACAATTCGAGCAGTGGATTCCACACGCCGACAGTGAGTGGTATCTATTTCCTCTGGGGCGACATGAAGGTGAAGGAAACGCCATGCACTCTGGTTGATGCGCGTGATAAGCCACCGTGGCGTGGGAAGCGTACCAAAGCGATCCGTGAGCGGAACCGCACGCGACGGCTCCTGAAGCTGCCGAAAGCGTTCGACATGGAAGGCGTATCGAATCTCCTCGAATGGCTCCAACAGAACGCCATCGAAAGCGACACGGAGTATTGTTCCGTTTGCCGCGAGAGATTCCCGACTCAGGATAACAATGTTCTCTGTGACCACGTTTGGTGGTGCGCGAAAACCGCTACTTGGTCAACACCAGACGAACGCTGCAAGTGCAAGAACTACGATGAGTGCGCTGATAGGGATTACTGAGGGAGAAAGCAATGCCGAAGATCAAGTATCAAGACATCAAGCTGGGACAGAAGTCGTTGGACCTGATTGCCGTGTGCAACCAGATCATCCGCGAGTACACCGCTGCCGGGTACGTGCTGACACTACGCCAATTGTATTATCAGTGTGTATCTAGGGATATCATTCCCAACAAGCAAAGCGAGTATAAGCGGCTTGGCTCCATCGTGAACGATGGACGTCTTGCCGGGTTGATCGACTGGAGCATGTTGGAAGACCGGACACGCAACGTCAAATCTATCTCGCACTGGGATTCTCCAGAGCAGATCATCCGGGCCGTGGCCAATCAGTACGCCATCGACAAGTGGGACACGCAGGATGTGCGGCCTGAAGTGTGGATCGAAAAAGATGCCCTTGTCGGAGTAGTGAAGCGTATCTGTGATGAGTTAGATGTCGAATACTTCTCCTGTCGCGGTTACGTTTCCCAGTCTGAAATGTGGGAAGCGGCGCAGCGCTTCATTCAGCGTGCCCAGAAAGGCCAGAAGACGCACATCATCCACCTTGGGGATCACGATCCTTCAGGCATCGACATGAGCCGCGACATTGAGGATCGCATCCGCATGTTCATGGACTATGAGGGTTTCGGGGATTCCCACTTTGAAGTCTCCCGCATCGCTCTCAACATGGATCAGATTCAGCAGTACAATCCTCCGCCGAACCCGGCCAAGTCCACAGACAGCCGCTTTCAGGGGTACCAAGATCAACACGGGGATGATAGCTGGGAGCTTGATGCGCTGGAGCCGCGAGTCCTGTCCGACCTGATACGGGGCAAAGTTGCCGAAATCCGCGACGATGAAGCGTATGAGGAGCGGAAGGACGAAGAGGATAACCAGAAGAAGCAACTGGAAACAGTCAGTGATCACTGGGATGCCGTGACTTCTTGGGAAAGGACGAAGACGATGAGTAACCTTACCGACCAAGAATTGATCGACGCATACGCGAGCGGCCTTAGCTGTCACCGCATAACCAAGCTGGTGATGCGTGGCGAGAAGTTCGCCATCTTCCGGATTCCCGGTCACCGTTTTATGAACGGGCAGTTGAGCCAGTATGGCCGCTCGGATCACACTCTTATTCGCCAAGGCGAATCGTGGTCGCGCGGCAAACATATCAAGGTGTGGGAGGGCCGCGTCTCGAAGAAAGAGCTACGCAAGGCTCTTGACGAAGCAGAAGCGACTCTTGAAGGGACAACCAAATGAGTACGACTGCATTTGTGATATTCAAAGTCGAGGGTGACCAAGCGCACGTAGACGCTCGCGTGCGTGACCTTCTGCGGCAATGGGAGAGTGAGCACTTTTACGTGATGGGTAAAGAGAAGACATTGCTCTTGGCTTGTCATGCGGAGGTAAGCCTAGAGAGTCTGGAAGCTCAGTTCTCTGCCGCACTTGCTGGGCGTTCAGCCACCATACATCAGATTGTGCATCAAGAAGCTCCGATTCCCTACGCACCCAATCGAAAAGGAGAAGAGAAGTGAAGATCGACTTTACCAAATTGAACATCGAACCCATGCCCAATCCTAAGCCGCTCAAGGTACAGCGGGTCACGGTGGAGATGGACCACACGGAGAAGACAGTAGGCAATCCCTACGGGTTCATCACGAACGCCAGCGTGCATCCTGCCGCTGTGATACGGGGGGGATGGTAGCGTGGAAGTCGCCATGAACACACGAGTCGAGCGAGGATTGGCGATCTTGAATCGCGTCTGCCTGCATTACTTGCAGAATCCCGACCTGTACGATGACGACGCACGCGAGATCATCGCTGATGCCGTGCTCGCACTTGTCGGAGGACACATTTACAAAGGCCTCGCAATCGATCACATCAATGGGGATATTCACGACAATCGTCCTGCGAATCTTCGCGTCGTGACGATCAAGGAGAACAGGCGTGACTGTTGAACGGGTTTGCACGGTATGCGGGGGCGAACGCTGGCTCTTCGGCCAGAAGGATGTGAGCGGTATCTATGGCAGGCCCATGACAGTGCGGGTAAGTCGCGTGTGTCCATGGTGCCTCGGAAAAGGAACTGTCAAACCTCTGCCCGTCACCGGCAGAGAACGAGCAGCACAAGCGGAGAATGAGCGATGATGGCGTGGCCACGATTCGGAAAGCGGCGATCCAAGAAACCTGTCCTCTGCGAGGCGCATGTTAGCGGATCGCAGCGTAATGATGGACCGGAGCGCGTCCATATCAACTTTGACAGCGATGACGACCGGCGCTTGACGATTGACATGTCCGTGGACGAGGCCCGCGTACTGGGCCGTGGATTGATGACGATGTGGAAGAAAGAAGGAGAGCAGTGATGGCAAAGCGTGAACCGAAAATCAAAGAGCCGCAGACCTACGAAGAGTTTCTCGCCAGAGAGTGGAAAAGTTTCCATGTTCATTCTGGGGACTACGACGCCAACGTGCCGCCGTCCAACTATCCATTCAAGGTTGGAGAGTCGGTTCGCTACGGTGCCCGTCACGAGCCGAGGGTGGAAGAAGTTCTCAAGGATGGTCGCCTGCTCCATCTCAGCGTCCATGACCGTGGAACTACTTACGGGAAGGACTGGGACAACCACCGCCGTATTCCAGTGTTAGTGTGGTGGACGTCGGTTGATCCTATCGCGCTCGAAGAAGACACCGCTTTCGGTCGCCCGCGAATCAACATTCAATACACCCAGACTTCGATGGGTGCCCTGTTGCACTACGCCTATTGGAGAGGGTTGCTCGACTCGCCAGACTACCAGCGTGACTACGTGTGGACGCTCGAAGACAAACAGCGTCTCGTCAAGAGCATTATGAACAGGATGGACATAGGGAAGTTTGTCTTTCTTGAGCGTCCTTATCCGGAGAATCGTTACGAAGTAGTCGACGGAAAGCAACGCCTCAATGCGATCCTAGACTTCACTCAGGGACGTTTCCCTTATGAAGGTAAGACGTGGTTCCAGTTCAGCCGTGATGACAAGAATGTGTTCGAGGACCTGACGGTCCAGATAGCCACTATGCATTCTGAGAAAGTGTCGAAGGCTGACATCCTATGGCTGTTCCTATCGATAAACACTGGCGGGGTACCGCAGACCGAGGAGCACGTGGCCAAGGCACAGAAACTCTATCTGGAGGCGCTAGAAGCAGAGCGCGGAAAGGCGAAGCAATGAGCGTCAAAGTCATAACGAAAAAAGTGAATGAATGCCGGTGCGAGTTAGATGACTGCATCGGCAAAGGTAAGCCGTGGCTCTCGAAGGACGAACGCATTCCCACGCGTTGTAACTGGTGCCACCGGTACACGTGGAACGGTGTTGACAAACGACGCAAGGATGATGATAGCCAACCAAAGAAGCGAGGCCGGTGATGCCGTCTGTCCGGGAGGAGATACGGTCGATCCTGCGCGCGCTCGATCAAGCTGTCGTGCCTGATCCCTATGTGGCGGATTGGTACCGCAAGATGGCCATCGTCGAGTATTACCGGGCACTCCGTCTTGCTCCTTACCGCGATGCGGACATCAACCGGCGCTATCTGGAAACAGCCTACGGGATGGCCGAGAAGGCGATCCTCTTGGGACTACCGGAAGAGAAGATCGATGTGCCGTTCTCTAACCTGCGGCGGCACTGGCTACCACGCATTGAAGGAGATACCCATGTACGAAGCATATCCTGATCCGCCTGCGGGCGTGACCGTCTGGCACAAGCGCCGCGAGGAGTTCGGTCGCGTCGTCGGCCCCAGCACTGACCCGGACTCGATCATTCTGGATTTTGATGGGGAACACGTTGAAGTCTCCCGTAACCAGATTGAGAAGTCGATCTTCTGGGACCACAACCATCCGAAAGCAGGTGTGTGATGGATGCGAACGAGGAGTTTGTGAGGAAGCACTGGGGGAATGTGGAGATTCACCGCCGTGGCAGCACGCTCAATAATGAACCTGTGTGGGCATTCTTCACGACAAACGATCTCTACGTGAAAATCTTGGCGCGCGTCAGTCAAAAGGAATTGTGGGATGAAGCTGCGAAGTTTACGCGTGAGCGCCTGAAGCAGATCGCGAATGTCGAGCAGGAAATATACGCGGTAGAAACCGAATTGAAGGCCACGCGCACTCTCGATTGGAAAGTGCCGTGGGTTAAAGCAAAGGTAGCCACATGGTCGCGCGTCATGGCCCGCGAGCAGGCGGCGTTGGATGAACTCCGCTCTGGGATGTTGCAAGCATGAAGAGGATCGTTCAGGTATCCGCTCTTGAGTGCCAGTGTGAAGTGCAAGGATGTGGGAAAGCATGGCTCACCCTGTCCAAGCGCCCGCCGTCGCACTGCAAATTCTGCCGTAGCCGCGAGTGGGACGGTGTGAAGAAGAAACGCAAGCCTGCCAAGCGACCGAAGATCGAACTACCGAAACCTTTGAAAGTGAGGAATAGCGATGACACAGAATTCTTCTGAGGTGCTCAGGTTTGCACCGGGGCCGTGGACGCTCACTAAGTTCGACCAAGGCTTTATGATCCACGATGCTGACGGCAACCTTGTGGAGACTGTATACACGGGCGAAGCCAACGCTCGCCTGATAGCCGCCGCGCCGGACCTGTACGCGGCGCTGGAAAAGCTACGTGACGAAATCGGCGATGTGAAGTTTGGGTCACCTCTGATGTACGCAGTCCTGAAAGCAAATACGGCGCTCGCCAAGGCGGTGAAGCCGTGAGAAAGATCGCATTGACCGTCAACGCAGGGTTTCTCGTAGTGAGCACCGTGTGCTACGTGATTGCTGGGATTCACCTGTTTGGCTCTAGGTATCGCAGTTTATGGGACGATCCGTTCTGGATAACGAGCCAGATTTGCCTCGCTGTGTGCCTTGGATTCTTCATTTACAGGAGGCTGAGGACACGTGGATAGCGCCTTCGCCTACCTGCGCGTCTCTGGTCTCTCTCAGGCCGATGGGGATGGTTTCCCGCGCCAGTTCGCTGCCTGCGAGCACTTTGCGGCCAAGAACGACCTTAAAATCGTCGTCTCCTACCCGGAGAGGGGCGTCACGGGAAAGTCTGAACTCGACAACCGGCCCGCGCTCCGGGCCTGCATCGATGCCCTGCTGGCGAATGGGACACGCATCCTGCTGATCGAGAAGTTAGATCGGCTGGCGAGAGACCTGATGATTCAGGAATCCATCGTCCAAGACCTACAACGCAAGGGGATTACCCTCATCTCCGTCTCAGAGCCCGATCTGTTCTCCGCCGATCCCACCCGCACAGTGATCCGGCAGATTCTCGGAGCCTTCTTCCAGTACGAGCGCGCCATGATCACGAGCAAATTAAAGGCCGCGCGAGAGCGGATAAAGGAGCAAGGCCGCGCGCCGGGGGCGAAGAACTACTCGCCGGACCCGGCCTTAAATAAGAACGCTGAGGGAAGAAAACCGTATGGTCAGAAACCCGGAGAGGCCGAGCCATTGCGCATGATCCTCGCGTGGCACCGGGCCAATGTCGCCTGCGGCTCCATCGCGGCAAACCTCAATTCGGCTGGCATTCCATCCCGCAGAGGCAAGTCATGGCGCGCGTCGGTCGTTGCCAAGATTCTGGCCAGAGAACGTCAGAAAGCGGCCTGACAGGAACCAAAAGTTTTCTCATTCCTGCGCCTGCTCTGCGCTAACCTGCATGGAATAACGTGGTGTGTATGAAAATGTCTTATTTGATACAAAACTAGCTTAACTATCAGAAACTACTTGCCACCCTCAGTCTGGGAGCGGGCGGCGAGGAGGGATTCACGCGATTCGCCGCGCAGATGCGTTTCAATGATGATCCCTGATCGTGTGCAGAATCCCATTGCTGTAGCTCATCCCGCGCGGCGTCGAGATATTGAAGCTCTCAGCAATCTCTCTCGCCGCCGCAAGCGCAATACTGCGAATCTTCTCCGCATCGCTCACCGGCTGCTTCAACTTCGTATTCTCCTCCCGCAGTTGCGCGTTCTCCTGCCCAAGGGCGGCGTAGTCACATCGTCTCACGTAGATGTCATCAGGATCGATGTCCTTATCCGCTCCGGTGAATTCATGACCGTAGGTGGTTGCTTTAACTCCGTTCGCCATTCGGCTTCTCCTCGCTAAGGAATTCCCTTGTAGTCTTCTCTGCCTGTCTTTGAGTTGATGGGCGTTGGGTATTCCGAGTAGCAACAGTGCATCCCGTTAGGAACGTCGTAGTAAGGGTCTGGATCATCTTTGCCATATCTTTTGGCGTCTTTCCAGTTGGGCGACCAGCCATTCGGCCAATGATCTCGAAACGGCTTATCTAAGCCGGTCCAGTAGGCGTTGACCCCGAGACAGCCGCTCTTATCGCAGTTCAGGTCCAACGAATAGCCGATGATGACCCACACCGTTGTCTTTGGTGGGTGGAATTGTGACGACTGCCATGATTGTGAATGTACAGTCACGTTGCTCGCTGCTAGTGACAGGAGCACAACGATCAGGATTTTCATTCTCATTTTCATGGTTGCTTCTCCTCTCTGCGGGGTGGGGTGAGCGGGCGGCGGTGGGTCCAGCCATTTCTCTTTGCTGCTCGGAGCCGGAAACGTTTGACGGGCAGCGGTTCCAGAACATTGCCAACCATGGGCTGACCGTTGTTCCAGCAAAGCACCTCATCCCCTATCTCGGGCAATTCCTTCGCGCTTATCGGGGTCCACTGCAAGGCTTCCAGCGCGGCCTCGGCGCGGGAGGTGCGCAGGATGAGTTGCTGGATATTCGCGTACAAAAATCCCCGCACGGTAGATGGACCCGACTTGTCTGTCACGGCCTGCGTGTGCAACCCGCGCAAATCTTCCGCGATGGGCACCTTCGGGTTATCGGTCACTGGTTTGCTCCGAAACATTTGCTCCTGCTTACGGAGCATGTTCGTTTGTTCGTTCATTTCAGCCAACTCGCGGCGCGGACTCTTGCCCGTAACGCTTATCGGTGCTCCCTGCGTGTATGCGTGGCCGTCATTGATTCCGTCGCTCACTGTCCCTCCTTCACTGCCTTATGCTGGGCGAGTTCCAATTCTAATGCGACAATCCTCTCATCGCGCCACTTTACCAAGCCGCGCACTGTCTCGTAGCTATAGGTATGCTGGCCTGTCACTCTCTCGCGCGCTGTGAGACGGGCGCGGAGCCGGTTAATGTACGCCAACCTTTCCTTCCGCATAGGATGACTCTCGCTCGCGTGCAGCACCAATGCGTCCGCCAAGATTGCCTTCTCCCACTCACGGTCGATGGACTCAATCTCTGCTTGATGGGCGTCCAGTGTAATCCACCGTCCCTGCGCGGGAGTTGGTTCTCCATGTTCTCCGTTTCCACTTGCGTATTGCTGGGCTGCATCCGCGTCCTTGTACACGAACGGCTCGGGGGCGGGAGATTGATCGCGCGCGTCAGCATAAGCCTGCCGATGCGCCTCTGGATCGCTGCTAGCCCAGTTCTTCGGTGCGACCGGCTGCTCGTCGGCGGTGAGGGCGGCGCGGGTGTTCCATGTTGTCATCGCTTTTTCAAACGTGCCCTCCGAGGCTCCTTGCGCTTTGCACTGACGACACCGCGTCCAAAAGAACCAACCACCTTGAGTTACCCCCACATCTGCGCTCCCGCAGAACGGACATGGTTTCAACTCTGCCTCTACTCTCTCGCTGTCGATCATGCCTCAACCTTTCCCAAACAGTGATAAAACGGCGTTTATCATAATAAGCAAGAATCCTAAAAGCGCAGCCAACGCAGTGACTCCGAAAAGTATGGCCAATACGCGTATAGCGATGGCCTCATTGTGAAAAGATTCCCACACGCACCAAACAGCAAACGCCCCTACGGCTAATGTACAAATCGCTAAACCCCTTGGCATCGACTGATTCGCCTTCATGTCGATCATGCCTTCAGTCCTCTCAGTCCGCGCTCGTTGTCAGATTGCCGATTTGCGTATCCTGTCAGCGAATACATACAACTTCCTCAACTCATCCGCAGTCGCTTCTAGTAGTGTTGGCGTCACAGGTCCATCAGCCGCAGCGCACCGCTGATCAATGGCTTCCAATAACTCGCAGAAACGATCAGCCTGAGTCTTGGGCTTCTGGTAGGGCTTGAACGGCTCACTGTCGTAACGTTCCCGCGTCGCAGTTTCTATGAAGTACACCGAATCATCCCAAGTAGGCTCTCCGCTTTCAGGCGAGTCGGCGGTTGGTTCATAGCTGAATATCTTGCAATCGGTTTTCGACCAATTTGGTTTTGATCCAGTCCCAGCGGCCCAATGGACGAACTCGGGAGTTTCTGTACGTCTCGCCGCATTTCCAACGATCTCATGGATCGCCTGCATTTCCCGCTGCGTCAACTCAACAGGACGCGCAAAGCTAACTTCGATTTTAGTGATCACAATTCCGTCCTCGTCGTCCATACTCCCCTCGCTGCGCCGGGTCAGGCGCTAGGTGCTTCTTCGGTTGGAGGTTCAGGATATTCCTGCTCTTCATACTGTTGCTGAGACCAATATTCTTCCCACCGCGCTTCCTCCCGCCGTTGCTCCGCGCGACGTGCCTCCATGCGCTCCTCTTCTTGGCGATCTTCTATCGCACGCTGCTCACGTCGAAATCCACGCTCCCAATTTTCTTCCGCTTCGTGACATGGCTGGAATCCGTGATCGGAATAGGGGTTTGAATAGATGGAGCGCCCACGCTCGGCTGCTCTTCCTCCTTCGCGCTCAGCTTCGTAGTCAGTCGGACAATCCCATCTGTGACCCATTCTTCTCTCCTCCGCATCCCGCGCGGTACCGGAGCTTGTCCTCTTCGACTGTAGCCCCGGCCCGTCAGGATTTGCTACCTAAAAATCAGCCGTCTTCTTGGGCCTTCCCCGTCCACGTTTCTCTTCTTTTGCCACTTCAGTATCGTGAAAGGCCTGTAGCTCGGCGGGGCCAGATTTCGGCTGGGCGGCTTGAGGTCGCTCATCGGCTTCACCGTCCGGCTCCTCGCCATCTGGCTTGCCAAAGAAGTCGTCTACAGCCTCGGCGGACTTGGCTACCGACGCCTCAACTGCTGCTTCCGTGGCTGGCTCCTCCAGCGGTAGGTCCAACTGGCGCTCCTGCTCGCTCATGGCGCGTGTCTTGACTGCCTTCCCGTCAGGGTCGTAGTACGTCACTTCCCCAACGTGAGGATCATCCCACTTGGCCGAACAAATCACATTCTGCATTTCCCATCCGGTGCTCAGATTTCTGGCGAGGCTCCCAATGGTCTGCTCCACCGTCGCTTTCTTGTCCTTGATCTGTGCCTTGATGACTTGCTCTTCCTCGTCTATCTGGGCGAGGCGGTTGTGCGCTTGCGCGAGGTTGGTGCCCATTTCGAGCCGTTCCGCATCTGAAAAATCGTGTCTCAGATACAAGGTTTCTTTGTCGAGCCGTTTTGGCATGGTGCTCCTCTCAATAAAGACTTATTGCGTCAGGTACATTGAAAAATCCTAGTGCGCCCTTGAAAGGGGATCGGCTTGGCGTGGTGTTCCAGATAGTCAATCGCAGCGCGTAGAAATTCAGCGTTGTCTTTGAACCCGCCGAGTCCTATGTTGCAGCTAAAACATAGGACGCCGCGCACCTTGCCAGTTATGTGATCGTGGTCTACGTGGGGATGGTAGCCGCGCGGGTCCATGATCTTCCTCCTGCAAATCGCGCAGGTTCCCTCCTGTGAAGCTAGTAACGCGTCAAATTCCTCAATGGTTATCCCATAAGTGTTTCGGTAGTAGTGCCGCCTCTTGTGGTGCTGGCTAGCTTCCGTGTTCTGTTTCTGCCAAGCGTTTCCTTTTTTATTGCCGCATCGCTTGCACATGTAGCGATAGTCTTTTCTCATCTTAGAAATATCGTACTGACCACCACATGTCTCACACGTGAAAAGTTCGGCAAGGATCGCCTTTATGTGAGCGGAATAGGCAATATCAGCCGCAGTGTTGTTAGGAAAATGGCCCCCGTACCATCCGCACGCACAGGAAAGATTCCAACCGCATGTAAATGGGCATACACGATTCTTACGAATTTTCTCTCCGGCTGGAGCAACTATTCGTTTGTGCCCTCTAACACCCAATCCTCTCCCCATTTATCGCACCCTTTGATCTGGCCTATGATTACACTTAGGCAGATGTGCTCGGAACTCTCTTGCACTAAAGGACTTTTTACAGTATGGACAGAGAGTGAAAATCTTCTTACGTCCGCCTCCCGGTTTGCGTTTCTTATTCATGATGAGATTGTGACACAAATAAACACTACGGTCAATTCCCATGCAGGATCGCCCACCACCACGGGGCGCGGATGCTAAGAGCCTTCATGCGGCACCTCTCCGTCAGCTTCAAGGTGGAGTTTCGTAGCTTTCAGATGTCCGATAGCCTCGCAGCACTTCTCCTGTGTTGATTCCGGCATATCGTGCTGGCTGAAATAACACGCTGACTCCACCAATGAAATAGCTTCGTTGATGCTCTTCAAAACCGTCTCAGCCTTCATTTGCGATCTCCAAAAGAATATCTGCGTGACATGGTTGCGACAGCGGGCACCAGCAGGCAAGGTCCACCCCACGTAGGTACGTCCTGATGGACTCTTGGGGGTGATGATTACCAAACCTTCGCAGCCACGCACAATGTTGCTTCTCGGCGATCTCGTATTTATATCCTCCCGGCAACATCGCCGCATTCCAAACTCCGTTTGCGGTATTCCTGAATAGCTTGAGGCTCAGGTCCACACCGTAGACCGAAACTGGATATGGGTTACCGTATAGAGAAGGTCTTCCAACATAAACAGCCGTCGCTGGCATCTTCCAGCCTTTGGTGCGCTTACGCTGTATTCTCTTCGGCATCAGAACGCTCCCAGACCCGCTTCCTTGTCCCGTTTGCGCTGCTTACGAATCCGCTGTGCTTGCTCCCACGCTCCGCTGTCCTTGAGTTCCTTCACAACTGGAGCTTGGTTGCGCATCCCCGCCGCCAACTGCACGCTCATTTGCAGGCGATGAAGAATATCCACCCGCGCAAAGGGAAGCGTTTCAAGGAATGCCAGAAGTTTTAGGAACTCATCCGGCGTCATCTTCCCTTTCTGATTATTGCAATCGCGGCACGGGAATTCGATATTGTCGAGGCCGAACGATCCCTTCCTGTGCAGCGGTATTGCGTGGTCAGACGCTAGATCAGAAATTCCGAAATAAAGATTACAGTAGCGGCACTTTGCTGCTCCATCCTCTTTACCATTCATGGCCGTCAATAGTTGCGCACGGTACTGGTCGCACGTAAACGGGGGATGTTCCTTGTCGATCAGTTTTTTCTTGGCGAGCCTGTCCATCATCGCGTTGTAGCGCGAGCCGGTCAACCTCATAAAGTCTCCGTGCACATCTTTCTGAAATAGCACGCCGGTACCGATTGGCTTGGGCATCATCCCACCACAACTACATTCTCGGCCTGTTTTCCTTTTTGGCCCTGCACGATGTCGAACTCCACTTTTTGGCCTTCCTTGAGTTCCTTGTAGCCATCTGCGACAATGCCTGTGAAATGCACGAAGACGTCCTCGCCGCCTTCGCGCCCGATGAAGCCAAATCCCTTCGCTTTGCTAAACCATTTCACTGTGCCCTTCATTTGTTTTCCTTTCCTGTTCCGATATTCTTGATGACCAAAGAAGCGTTGGCCGTCGCTTCAATGTCTAACACTTCTTTGAGAATCGGCGGCTCTCCCTGATTCACCTGCACGGTTTTGTATCGCTGGTTGATGATGTAGAACGTACCTTCTGGGATATTCTCGTCTTCAATGAACTCGCCGAACGGTGTCTTCATGCTTACTCCAGTCGCTTTACCGTGCCCTTGTTCACAAAGAAGAATGCGGAGCCCGGTAGATTCGGCACTTCCGTGCTCTCATCGGAGAGGACCATGATCACCTGCTCCAGAATCTTGTCAGTGGCCATCATGTATAGACACCTGTTCGCCTTCTTGCGCTCTTCTGGAAGAAAGGTATCCATCCGGTCCGCCACGATGAAGCCGATGCCAGCAACCCGGCTCACGGCGCATTGCAGAGCCACGGAAAACATCAACTGCTCCGAGTCGGATAGTTCCGTGGTCAGGATCGTGTCGCCAGCCGTATTCGTGACTTGCATCTCGTAGGGCTCGATGGATAGGGCGCACTTGTATCCGAACGCGCCTAGCGTCTCATTCAGCTTGTTCTCGAATCCGCCAATGTGCTCCGCGAGAAGTTTGGCTTTGATCCCATCCTTGTCGAAATACTTGACAAGTTCGTCCAGCCGAGACGCCTGCTTTTGCAGAACCTCCAATGCCTCCGTCTTGGTCTTGATCTCCTTCACTCTCTCCTCGGCGGCAATCACCGGGCGCAGTTCTTCAACGATCCAGTTGATCTTCTTATCCACCGCTTCAAGTGGATCGCCATACTGCGCCGCTGCGTTCACCGCTGGACCCAGCGCGTCTACATCCTTGCGTAACTCTCTGCCTTCCTTGATCGTGTCATCCAGCGTCTTTTGGAGAGTGGCCTTCTCCCTCAGATCGGTTTCCTGCTTTGCAATGCTGGCAACCGCACCGTCCACATCGCCCAGTGCTTTGAGTTCCGTCAACAATTCAGCGTGTGAACTTTTCGCGTTTTCCAATACAGCAAGCGATCCGCTCACATTGCTTTCCACGTATTCCTTGGTGATCGGCTGCTCGCACTTTGGGCAGCGCAGTAAATCAGTTCCCAGACTCTTCCACGCCTCCCACTCTTTTCTCGCATCCGTGATTTTGGTGTCGAGTTCGGAGAGTCGTGTAACGATCTTGTCGTGCTCCTCTTTCCGTTTCGCCACAATCTTGAGCGAGTCGATCTGCTCGTCGGGCAGAAGAGCGTTTTCAATCTCCTTTATGCGCGTAGAAAGCTGGATGCACCTCTCTTTGAGGCCGTCCATCTTCGTCGTCATCTTGGCGCGCTTCACTTCCACGTCGCCCGCCGCCTTCACCGCAGCATCTTTCTCGCTTTCGATATTCTGGCGCTCGGCGCGTGCTTCTCCCAGTTTCTTTTGCAGTGAATCGGAATCCACTCCCGTTACAATGGGAAGTTTCTCCGGGATCACAAAGTCCTTCACCTGCCGATTGACTACGGCCCGCTCCTCGTAGAGTTTCTTGTAGGCCTGAGCTATCACGGCGAATGGCTCGCCATCGAATTTGATCGCGCCTTCTCCGAGAGCTTTTACAACGCCCTGCACAATCTCTTCCGGGAAATCGTAGCGCTCCGGCAGAGCCAGTTTGGCTAGCAGACTCTTCTGCCGGTTCTCATCCATCCGCAGCAGGAAGTAGTCAGTGTTCGCCGCAACCAAAAGAGCGTCTTTGAATCGCTCAAGAAAGTTATCGAATGGTAGCGGCCTCCAATCTGGATCGTCAATACATGTCGAGCGAACCGTGCGACCGGTGGTATTCGTGTTGAGCGTCACTACCTGCTGGATCAGGTGGTTTCCCTGAATGTCCAGCTTGACCACTCCCTTATCCGAGCCGCGCTTGATTTTGCGCGTGAAGTTTCGGCCTTGTGGATCGAGACTCGATGTCGTCAGTGCGAGCCCCATCGAAATTGCTTCCCGGATGCTGCTCTTCCCGGCGTGATTCGGACCCCGAAAAACAATGAACGATGCGCCACCTATCTCGATGACGGAGTGTGCGTGGTTTCTGTAGCTCTCCAGTTCGATCTTGCTCAGCCTCATTCTTTTCCCTTTCCGTTTTTCTTGATCTGTTCATCCATCCATTCATCGATCATGGTCTTTCTGAAACGCCAGCGGTTTCCCATCTTGAAAGCGGGTATGAAGCCATCCGAAACATACTTGTAGAGCGTGTCGGCGGAGATACGCATGTATCGCGCGCACATCCGCACGTCCATCACCTCCGGGAACTCTTCGGCTTCCTTGAGAATTGCTTTCATCAGATTGCCGCCAGTGGATCATCGAGCGTGTGCTGAATGCTTTTCCGCCAGTACATGTGTTCGTCTGCCCGGACAGCCAGAAGATTTGCCAACACTTCATCTGTTGGCGGATAGGCTCCAACATGCGTTCCTTCGAACCACGCCAGCGGGTGCGAGCATAACGCTGCTAGAAAATGCCTCGTCTCGCCGCCTTCGGGTCGCGGCCTGCATCGCATCGCAATCGTCGGAAGTCCCTTGCGGAAGATGTACGTGACATTTGATCGCTCGCTCGTCTCCGTAAAAGCATTTCCAAGCACGTAGCAGTCCCATTGGTTATCGTTGATTCTTTTCCTGAGCGCGATCATTGCCTTGAATTCCGCATCGGAATCGACGGCTCCCGCTTGGCACAGGAGAGTCCGAAGGTACATCTCGAAACGCTCTGTGGTTGCCTCGAACTTGTGGACTGATGCACCTTTCCGGTTATTGCACACTGCAATCATCTTGCGCGTTGTGTGCCACGTGTTTACGACATAATCCTCATCTTGGCATTCGTTCACATCGCTTGCCGAGCACACGCGAACTTCCGGTGCGCCTCCGATGGCCACAGGCACGTCGTGACCGTGCTTTTCTGACAAAGGACTCCCCTTTGCCATAATCACTCTGCGCGTAGGATCGGTGCTGCTCATCATCGCTACGCCGTGGTGCCAGCCACGCTCCTCGCAGAGTTTGGCTACGCCGTGCCGAACGTCATTCCAGCTTAATTCTGTCGTCGCCATCTTATCCGCCGCTCCGGGGAGCTACCGCTACTGTTCTTCCGCTGTTGGCATCTATCGTCGCGTGACGCTTGCGATACGGGCCAAGAGGGCGTCCTTTTCGTCCGGCGTTCTTCTTTCTCGGCATCTCCACAGCCACATCCTTAACCTGTTCAGCGTCAAGACGAATCATCAGCTTGTTCGTCTTCTGGTCGTATCCGGTCACACGGTAGGTGTAGGTTTCCCCATTCACTTCCCGTTCGAGAAAGACGGCTGATCCTGAGCGAAGCAACTCATCGACGAGCTTCGCCGCCTGCGCGCGGCCATCGTCGGTCGCGGTATCGATGTCCTTTTCTTTGTCACCGTGGAAGCTGTTCAGGATCGAGATTTGCATGTCAGAGTTCCTTCAGCGAGAATTTGTCGCCGTTCTTATCCAGAATTCCAGCCTTATTGACCTTGAGCGTTGTCTCGTAGACCGTCTGCATACGCTTGGTTCCGATGTGAATAGCGATCTGCTTCGATGTAAGTGCGCCGTGCTGTAGAAGCGCGATGATCATCTTGCCAGCAAACGATTCTCTCCCGCCGAGTTTCCCAACCCAGTCCTCCCAGACAGCCGCTTTGCGTGGGTCGGTGCCCGGTGCCGATGCTGTGGCTTGGTTGCTCCCACTCACTCCCATCGCCTCCATGTGGCCGAACATCATCTGGAGGCCCTGATAAAGTGGTGTGAGCGTTTTCCTCAACTCCGCCACACCTTTCTCGATTCCTTCATTCTTCCGGCGCTCCTTGCGTAGTTCCGTTTCGAGTTCATCCACGCGGTCGGCGAGGCGCGCATTCTCTTCCGTCAACTCGCGGAGCTTCACTGACGGATCGGGCAACGGGCTAAGAATCGACATGCTGCTCATAGTTCTCTCCACTTCTGTTCCGGAGCCTCTTCGTAACGCGGCACGGTACCGTTCTTCAATGCTTCGACAATCCCGTAGATTTGATCCTCGGTGAGGATGATGTCCACGCAAATCTTTGCCGTGCTCACCGTCCTGATCTGGATAAATCCCGGCTTGATGTCATCGCGGGTGCGGACTTTGATCTTTCTCGTCACAGCACTTTCCCTTCACTGCTGGTCGCAGCCAGCTTGGCCCTGAATGCTCCGAGGGTCTGCGACAGGATGCCCGGAGCGCCCACCCGTGCGAGGCCACGAATGTGTCCGAAGGCGAGCCGGATGGCGCACAGGTTCAATCTGGCTTCCGTGTACTGGTCAATCGCCATCACCGATTCGCGGCTGTGATCGTGGGTTCCGGTGATCCACGCGATTGCTGCGTCTTTCCACGCGGAGAGTTTCTTGAACTGCTCCGGGTCGCCAGTCTCGCGGTTGTCAGGATGGAACCGCTTGGCCTTGACCTTGAAGGCCGCGTCGATCTGATCGAGTGTCGGAGATGGAGTCGGGAGCCCGAGCCCCTGCTGCCAGCCAAAGTCCACTTTCTTCATCGAGAACCACACGGCAACACCGGGGTCCTGACGTTCATCTTCCGACCGGCAAATCAGCACGGAGCCAGTTGCCCCAAGGCCCTCCAGTTCCTTGGTCAGCGAAGTTACCAATGCTTTCCACGGTTTCTTCCACGCTTTGTTTTCTTTGCGTAGCTGGATGAATGTTCTGTCTACACCATCCGGCCATTTCATCGTTGTTTCCTCGTTCACTATGAGCTTTGCCATTTCCTCACACCTTTCTTAAAAGTCTTCGTCCTCGTCCCAACCCTCGCCGCCCTCGTCGGGCTCTTCGTCGATAGAATCCAATGGTTTGCTCACCTTCAAAGTGGCTTTAGTTACTTTGTCTGCGGTGTCGGAAACAGCCTGATCGAGCATCGCGCGGCCTTTAGTACCCAAGTAACTATTAAGTTTTGTTGATGAAATGAGAAGATTACCCATCCATTTCGTATCATCTGGAGTCGCATGAGCGTAATCGAGCAGAAGGCTCACGATTGGCATATCTGGATTGCCATGCACATCCAAGGCGATCCCATCGGCTGTCTTTTTGAAAAGAGGGTAGATATTACTCTCACTTTCTACGGGGCCAAAACTGTAAGCCTTCTGGTTATAGTCGCGCAGAACGATTGGTCTGCCTGTTCCCTGCACATGTGCCCGCATCCTAGCGTTGTTCACTTTGGCGTATGCGCTATAGACGAGTGAGCTACTCAACCACTCGGAAGGTTCACCCTGCGCGTTTGGATTGTCTTGCAGAATCGGGCATTCGCGATTTGAGAGGAGCGGACAGTACACGCACCCATCATTACCTGTCGCCTCGATTTCCTTTCCGGCGATGTACTCCTCGTGAATCCCCTTCTGGCGCGACCGCATGGACCTCACGGCTTCGACTAGTTCTGGAACATCATCACGCACGTAAGTCACTTCGCGTACCAACTTGCGAAAGCGAACGAATACCAATCGGAATTTCACCTCGTTCGCCCACGGAAAATGCAGAAAGCAGAAAAGGCTATACTCTTTCCCCTGCATACTCTTGTCTGGGTCGAATGGATTGTACGGCCTTGGATGGCTCTTAAAGTCATCCACGACGATCCTGCCTTCTTCGCGATAAAGATTCAGCCCATCAAGCGTGCCGACGTAGGCCGCTTCCTCGCCGCTGTCTTCGCAGATTCCTTCGACTTCCGGCGATAGCTCTGTCGGTCGAAAGTTTTCATCTAGGCACATCCGTAGCTCGGTGGCAAAAAGGGCGGCGAAGTCTACCTCGTAGCTGTCGCGGACGCCAACGAGAATCTTCGACGCTACGGCTCCTGCACCCTTTGCGAATTCATCAAAGGCACTCAGGTCCATTGCAACGCCTTTGCGCGCACAGTGGGAAAGGTACAGGGACATAGTGTGGTGAATCTCCCTGCCGCGAGCCGATTCCACACCACCCGGATTCCTGCGGCCTTCGATGATTTGCGTGACGTAGTTTTTCTTGCACCCCATCAAAAGCTCTGTGCTCTGGTGGGTAGGGGGGACTTTCGCTGGGTCTATTTTGACTAGTTTGGCCGTCAACGGACTCTCCTCACCGTATAGATACGGTTGGTTTTTTGAATTGCAAAACGCCTTCCGGGATTCGATATGCGGTAGGCTTCTAGCCTCTCCTCGATCCCTTCATAGGAGCGAGACGTGCAGCAGAACTCCTCGCCTACGTGAAGGCTGCGGATGGTGAGAACTAAGATGTCGCGCTGGCGTCTCATGCGATCTTTCTTTCGTTCTCCGCTTTCCATTCGAGCGGCGTGATCTGATGCCTATCTTTGTAGGCGTCAAAGAGTTCACAGGGTCCCTCAGTCATGCTCCAACCTTTCGCTCCCAAATAATTGATGATGGTCAGCGCTTCTACCCACGTGAACGACGCTGCATTCCAGCACCAATTTCCGTACCACTCGTTGTAGGCAAGCGAAGGAAAATGTTCCTCGTTAATCGTGACGCTTCCGTATCCGCCGCGTGCCGGGAAATCAAAAGTGATCGTTTCCTCTGATCCTTCGAACTCCATGTGCAGATCGCCAGCATCCACATCCATGCGGTCGAAGTGACCAATAAAGTTCCCATTGTCTGGGTTATTGCAGGCGAAGTTGAGAGTGATTGCCATGTTACTTTTGCGAAGCCAGCGCTTTCCAATGCGCGATTACATCGGGATGTGCGGAGGTATTCTCGCTCAGCTTTTTCTCCGCTTCCTCTTTTGCCCAAGGCTTCCACTCTTTCATCGCTTCGAGTAGATTGTCCACTAGGTTGTATTGCGGGTATAGCATGTCCTCGCCTTTGATGAGCATGAATGGACCATCTATGCCGCGCGTCCTCTTGATGAAGTCAAGATCGGCGCAGGATGCTTGGAATCCTGTCACGCCGAGACAATTAGAGACGTAGTTAAACGCGGCCTCTGCGGCCATGCTCATCGCGTAAACGCAGGTTCCATAGTCGTGCTGTTTGCTCACGAGCGATTCGATGTACTCCGTAAGTTGTTCCTTGGTTTTCGGCCACGGCACTTTCGCTTCACGCATCTCAGCTTCGGTGGAAGCCGCTTCCGTTATGTGCGCTTCGCGTGCAGCTTTCTCCTCCGCTGCTCGCTTCTCCTCTTCGATCTTCCGTTCTGGAGATTCGCGCCACGCTCTCGCCGCCGCATCAAAATCATCCTGCCAGCGGTTTACCAGCGTCTCCGCTGTCTCCCCCGGTTGCGCAGTTACATGAGTGCCGTTGAATTCAAAATGCACAGGCTTGTTCGCTGTCTGTGCCATCGCGGCGGCTTTCTCGCAAGCACTCTTGATGTGAGTTCCTGCGAGCGCATCTTCCAGTTCGAGTACATCCGTCATTGATTCCTCCGGCTTCATGCGGCTACCTCATCCATAAACTTGCGTCGCGGCAGGATTGGTCCTGTCGGTTTTATCCCCAACGGGTTTTCGGTGTAGCCCTCGTACCATGGGGCCGTCGAAGGGAAGGAAAGCCTGATGAATTGACGCTTCACGTTCTCCGGTTGTGGAAGAGATTCGTGGACGCACAGACCGCCGAGCCAGTACACTTCCCCGGCTCCGAGCACGGTCCCATCCGATTTGAGTTGATCGGCCAGATGATCGCAGCTTCCCTCGTCTCCAACTTCGCCGTCGAACTCCTGAGCCCACGCGCGGCATCCGGGGTGCGAAGAAACTGTGAGCATTCCCGCCTTGCTGGCCCACGGGCGTCCGCCGCCCCATCCACGGCCTTCTCCGCCGTCCACGTGCATCCCGGCGCGGCGATGTGTGCGCCCAGACGGAACAAGTTTCTCGTCGATAGTTAGATAGCCAACCTTGCCAAGGTGGTCCGCGTCGCACATCTGTGCTAATCGCCATGCTGTGTGTTTGTAGTGCGATACGAAGTCAGGGAGACTCCCGCGCTCACCGATCACGATGGGCAGCATCATCACCCGCGTCCCGGAAAATGACGGGAGTGTCAACTCTCCTACTTTACGAAATTCACTTGTGAACATGATTCCTCCCGGTTGCTAATCCGCTACACTCTTAAAACTCACCGTGAATGCTGTGAGTGGTCGGTTTGGTTTCCCGTCTCCGCGAACAGGCCGGACGGTGCTGACTTGGCGGTAGAATTCCATCGCGGCCTTGATGTCCGAAAAGTGCTTCGCCTCTTTCAGGTCATGTGTCGCCGTCATGTCGCCTTGTCCGTCAAAGGCATCAGGATCATACGAGCGGAGGTACTGACCATCGACGTTCCTACCGTTAACGCTGGTTCCTTCCAGCCATTCGAGATGGATGACGTAGCTCACTTCACAGCCGGTATGTACTTCGAGTGGAGTTCCTGCTTCGTGAGCGCATCGTTCGTGTTGCCAGAGAGCGCGTAGTCGTCCACCGCTCGTAGACGAAACGGGCTGACAATGACACGCGGCTCCAGATACATCGGCGTGAATTCTCCGCTGGTCGATGCGCAGATTACCCAAGTTCCCTCCGCGCTTGGCGGCATAAACAAGCCGTTCGGCTCTGACTGCGGCATCAGCGCGTAAGTGCTGGAACTCATCACCTTCTCTGGATTGCTGAACTGGACACCATAGGGAAGTCCGTAACCCATCGAATCGCAGACATGGTGTAACTGCCCCTGTAAGTCCACTAGATAGGTGTAGGTCGCCACATTCTTGTCGCGCATCTCGTAGAGCCGCTTCATCACCTTCTTCTCGGTGAAGTTGGTTATCCCCGGCATCCCGACCTGCGCGTTTGATTCTTGAGACATCTTTTCTTGTTGTACCTGCTGAGTGGTGTCCGACGTGGGCGCAGTGCCGCACCCGTTGTCATCGAAAGCGCAGCACCCGAGAACCACCAAAGCCAAAAATCCCATCAGAGTGATTTTCATTGTCCCCTCGCTTCTTCGACGCAGGACTGCTCATCAGATGGCAGTTTGCTTATGTCGATGGTGGATGCTTCGTTGCGGATTTCGCCAGCGAGCGCCTTCTTCTGAGCGCCATCGGCCTTTTGGTATGCAAAGCATTCCTGTTCGATGTTCTGAATCTTGCCTTGCACGTAGCTCTGTGTTTGTTCGAAGACTTTCCGTTGGGCGTCCTGCTGCTTTACACCCCAGAACGTCGTATCCCACAAGCCGAGAGCGAAACCAAACTGGTCGATCCCGACGATTAGAGCGAGCGCCAAGACGACGCCCCCCACTACAACTCCAAATGTTTTCATGTCTTTCCTCCCGGTTGCACTTACTTAAAAGTTAAATGACTGGCTCTCGCCGCTCTTGGTTTCCGGTTTGGTCTCCGCCTTCTCCTCTGGCGCGGCCTCCGGCTTCTTTTCCTCGGTCGCCGCTCCGGTAGGCTCGGCTTGAGCCGCATCCTTGCCCTTCTTGCCCTTTCCTTTACTGGATGCTTGCGTGCTTCCGGTGTCTGCTTGCGATGCTTGCGCCTCCGGCTTTGTCTCGACTGATCTGCTTTGTCCGGAAGGAGCGAGTTGGCCCTTCAGGTAGTCCAGCAGGTCCTTGGCGCGGCCCATGTACGAGCGGCGCAGCAGAGTCTTTTCCGCTTCGCCTTTCTTGAGTTGCGTGAACAGGGCATCGATTTCCTTGTCGTGCGGCGAGCCAAAGACAGCCTCGATGGTCCTGTCGCCGCGCTTGATCTCTTCGCACATCACTTTCAGGGTGACAAGGTGCTCGGTCTCCATCTCTTTTGGCGATGCGAGTCCCACCGCATTGAGGATTTGCCACTCGGTCACGCCCAGTTTGGTCAGGTACTCCATGGCGGCGTCCACGCGGGCGCTGTGGCTCATCGCCTTGCCCACGGCGGTCAGTTTGGATTCCTCGAATGCCGGGGTCCAGAGCGCCTGCGGTACACCGCCCTTCAAAATCGCTTCGCGGTAGGCGATGCTCAGCGCGGCCTTGGAAGTCGTCAAAATCATATCCGCGTTGAATTTCCGCCCGTCGCCGCTGGTGATTCGGCGAGGAATCTCCTTCACGTTCCTCATGTTGGCTTCGTAGTCGAGGAACACGCCCTGTGCGGTAACCGTCTGCTCCGTCTCGCCGATGATCCGCGAGCCTGTCGAGTTGTTCTTCCAGCACGGAGCCACCACTTCCGCAAACCGCACCGAGGGGCCGACAATCTGCTTCCCGGCGCGCGGCAGGCTGTAAAACATTCCCAGCGCGACCGGCTGCGAATGCGTAGCGTAGAGCATCAGCTTTTTCGAGAACTCGTCGACACTCCGCTTGTTGCCTTTCAGGTTCGCCGTCGCCACCATTGCCGCGTACTCGGACTGAGTGATGACGGCCAGCGTGGACGGGGCCGCTTCGATTGAATCGGGTGGATCGTTCTCGCTCTCAGGGCTAAGATATTCGCCTTCAGTTGCCATTGCCGTCCTCTGCCCGGTGCGCCGGGTCGGTTGTGCTTTCGTCGGGTTGTGTCCGGAAAATCATCGGCGGGTTCATCAGTGAGTGCAGTGCCAAGCGGATAAGCCGCTTGTCCTCCTCCGTCAGCAGTTCATACTTTTCGAGATAGAGGCGCACGATCTTTACATTGTCGGTTGTTTCAAGAATCTGGAGTCTCTCCATTGCTGCCTAATTCTCCGCCGTCTCGCGTTAGCGGCGGTTTGAGTTCCAGTGTTGACTCGCGGTTGGGGTCGGTCGTGTTTGGCGTCAAAAGATTGCTGACATGCTGGATCGTATGACCTACACCGCAGAAATGCTTCGACGATTCAAGAATTCTGGTTTCCTTCGCATACTCCCACCGGTAAATGCAGACTCGTCCTAAGCCATCAGCTTGCACCGCGAACCAGTTATTCGTCGCGCTGTAGGTGCGGTCGCAACCCGGAAGATCGCAGCTATAGACAATATCCCCGGCCATTTACCTGCACCCCCTAAGATACAGACCAAGCGCCAACAAGGCCGGGACGCCAATAATGACAGCGGATGTCAAGGTGAGACGTAACGCAAAATTCGGATCGCTGGGCAGCGGCGGAGGAACATCCTGAATCGGCCCGATTGTCCACCCGCTGGTTTTCTGCTCGTCTGTCAGCTTGTCCACCTGCGCGCGGCACTCTCCCGCCGTCCCGGTAAAGATCGGGTCCTGCGAGCGCGCGACATAGAGGCCGTAGTTCATAGATTTATGGCTTCCTTCGCGATGCGTAACACTTCTTTTGGAAGGACCGCGCCGACCATTTCATTCACGCGGCAGTTCCCAACCTCGTAGTCGGTTTGATCCAAGATCAGCCTTAGCGCCGAACGCAACTTATCAATCTTTTCTGATTGAGACGGAGGTTCTGGTTGGCTGAAACGTTCTGAGTATTCTGTCACGCCGCTGCCACCTTTCCGTAACCTTGATGGTTAATTGCGAACTTGATGAATCCTGCCGAGTTGGCAAAGCACCGCACAGTGCAGGTGTTTCCGTGCGCCGATCCTTCGATAACTGCTGCTGGTCCAAGTTGTTGCACTATCCTGTCTAAGCTCTCAGGATGGCAATCAGTTACCTCAACGTCCTCAAACTTCGCTAATTTCTCTTTTATCTGCTCCATCGATCCCCCGGTTCCTTTCACTTACGCAGATACTCTGTTTCCTTAGTCCCGGTTACCCACTTGCCACCACGGTTCATGACATTGTGCTGGGCGCATCCGACGCACATCAGGTACCCGCGCTTGTCACGCTCGTGGTAGATAATCGCCACGGCTGGACGGCAGCAAGGGATGTAACGCTTGGTAGATAAAGTGCTCGCCTCTTGGCACTCCGCACCCTCCGGGATTGGAATAAGATCGATCTCGCTCATGTGGCACTTACCCAGCAGTTGCTCCCAGCGCCTCAAATATCCATCCGAAAAGGAGCGTAACTCCACAAACAAGGGCGGCGATAGTCGCGGCAACGGCTATCACGCCCACGACCGCTACGACCACGATTCCGTACAAAATCGCGGTGCCCAAATGGACAGGCTGAGTCGCCGCAGGATTGTACGCGTCAATTCCTTCCACTTCGTAGTGGTCGGCCATAAAAGGTTCCGCGTGAAACGTTGGTGATTTCATGGCTTAGATGCCTTTGCGAGTGCAGCGTCGATCAACGCAACCTGTTCGTTAATTAACGCAGGCACAATTTCGTTGCTAAACCTCGCGCCCGCAAGTGAACTCAGCAATGCGCGTGACCTTTTTAGAGCGGCGTACAGGTCCGGCGCGGCGGCTATCAGGCGAGCGTTGGCTTCGCCCGTGTATACAGTCTCCACAAGGTTGCCGTCAGCATCGTGGATCATAAAGCCTTGGTCGAACTTAGTGAGCGTCCACGGCCCCGGTGTGAAGTTAGGCTCGCTCACGCTTCCAACTTTCTGCGGAACTCAGCCCACTCCGCTGGCGTCAACTTGTCGAGAGGATGCTCGCCGGGGCTCATCTGGTCGAGCAGGAAGTGGATCGCGGAGGCGTCGCGGTAGTCGGGCCTAGCATGGAAAGCCTTCAACGTGTCCTCTGCCTCTTGGGCGGCGGTCTGCTTGGCGCGGTGTTTGGCGATCATCTCCGGCGTTGCTAGGATGTATCGGTAGCTCGACAAACGCGCCCCAATTTCTCGCCCGGTTGCTTTGTCGTACCAGCGCCCACCCATCATGAATCGCTTGGTAGCGACTCTGGTCACTGGATGGAGAACTCCGGTCCACTCCTCTTCCTGCCCACGAAGTGGAATTCGCACCGGGCCGATCAGATCGCCCGCTTTCACATCCTGCAAAGTACGCTCTTTCACGTTCTCACTCCCGGTGTGCCTGATTTTGCCGGTTCGCTGCGGTAATTGCCCGTTTATTGATGAAACCGTACACCCGAGCGCAGAGGATGTCAAGCGGTATCTGTATGGAATTATGATTTTTGTTGTCCTTTATATTCAGATACTTACTCGATTTGTTCCACCACATGTCATCTGATTATTGAACCAAAGTAGTAATGGTTTGTTGCATATAAAAGCGCAGAGGTTGCTTTTTCCGCAATATTCACAGTTGACATGTGGGAAACGAACGTTTAGGGTTGCGGATGTCCCGGAGTCATGACCGGGATGCCCCGCCAGCGAAAAGTTCCGGGGTCGGTCTTCAAAACCGGCCCCGCGTGACTCTTTAGGCGTGGCAAATTCGCTGGCATCCTTTTCTCCAAGCAAATCATTTGGTTTAGCTTACGGGTAAAGTGTGCCCCGAAGAGGGGTTATGGCTGTCTCGCTGTGGCGCTTAGCTGACAGAAAATGGTCCATGGTCCCACGCGGACCCGGCATTTATTGTCTGTTTCTTTCAGATCGTCCTGTCTACATCGGCCAGACAAAATACCTTCGCGCGAGGCTCCAGAACCACCTCTCGATCTGTTTAACGCAACATCTTGTCGGCAATTTCATCGTATCGTCGGAAACCGCAAGTAATCTCAGGTTTTCTATACAACCGTGCGCTTCCAAGAACTTCAGAGACGCGATGGAAGGCTGGTTTATTGCCAAGTACCGGCCTAGATTTAACTCTCTGATCGCGGGCAAAAACTCTCGGATCACAGATAAGAAGCCCAATCACTACCTCAGCGCGAACAGGATTTACAACAGTGCCAGCTAAATGGCAAAGGTGGATGCCGATGGAGGTTGACGCGCTCAAAGCGAGTCCCGCTGTTCAAGCTATGCACCCCGCCGCCCGCGCTGGCTATGTCTGGCTCCTCCTCGATTCATGGCAAACAGATGACTGCACCATACCTATGGACCCAATAGACCTCGCCGACAAAAGCGGCTTGGGGGATGAACTCTGGGCGATCCATGGGCCACGCATACTGCGTAAATTTGAGCAGATAGACGGCTCAAACAGGCTTCGAAACCTACCGCAGTACGCCCGCTGGCTGGAAGCGAAAGCAGTCTATGAAAAGCATAAGATTGGCGCAGAGCGAACGAACAGCGCACGCTCAGCGTGTATGGAAGATGTGGACAGCGCACGGACAGCGCACGCAGAGCGTAGTAGTGTCGCCCCCCCCCTAGAACCCCCTCTAACAAAGACACAGACAGAGACAGTAAAACCTCAAAAGCAAAAACTCTCTCGTACCGAGAGCACGGACGAGCGGTACCGAGTCTGCAAAGAAGTAATCCGTTTCTATTGGGAATCGCAGAACCCCGGAATGACAGTTCCGTGGGATGGCTCCGAGGGGAAAATCCTTGCGATGTTTCTTCGGGCAAATCCGAGGATCACTGGGGTCGAGATGAAGAACCTACTTGGGCACCGCGCCCGATCCGACGTCAACCATGGCGAACGGCCTGCAAAGTGGATTAGGAACCTGACCGATTACGCACGAGGCCCGATAGATCGTTTCGGTAAGCCGCTCACACTTGGAGGAAATAATGCCCGTGTACCTACAAGCAAGGCAGAAAGCAACTTGGCAGTTCTTGCCGAATCTCTCGGAGGAGCAGAATATCAAAGTCCTCCTGACCAAGATGGCGATCTGCCGTCAGGCGAAGTTCGACAAGGTGAGCCTCGAACTATACACGGAGATTTTGAGCCAGCTAGACCTAAGGGCGTTTCAGGTGGCGATGGCGGTGCTAGCGGAAAGCCAAAGGGAGGAGGGGGAGACGGCGCTCCCATCCCTTGGTGACATCCTCGCAGCGATGGATGAAGCGCGCGAAGTGTGGCCTAATTTTGCGGCTGGACGCGAGAAGATTCTTACCGATCCGGTGGTTGCGGAGACGCAGGTACGGAGATTGAAGGCATGACGGTCGACGCAACAGATTTCTTCGCAGACGATAAAACTCCTGAGCCGCCGCAGGAAGAAGCGCCCGCGCCCAGCTACAATGCTCCGCCTGAGCGTCAGCGAGAGGCGCGCAAGCCGGTTCCTGATTTAACTCTCGAAGCTGGTCTCCCCGCAAACATCGACGCGGAGAAGACGATCCTCGGGGCCATCCTGCTCGATCAGCGCGCAATTAAAGAAACCGCTCTGACTCTCACGCCGGATGACTTCAGCCTCGACTCTCATCGCCGCATTTACCTGCGCATGGCCGAACTTGAAGAAGATGGTCAAACCATCGACATCGTGACGCTGTGCGCGCGGTTGTCGAAATTCAAGGAAGTGGAGTCTATCGGCGGTGTTGCCTATCTGGCTTCACTCACCGAGGGTCTTCCCCGCCGCCCAGTCATCGACGCCTACATCCGGATTTGCAAGGATAAAAGCATTGCACGCCGTCTTATGGGCATCTGCTCGGCCACCATCGCCCGAGCGGCGGACCAGAGTGAAGATGCTATCAGCACACTTGAGTCTCTTGAGCGAGAAACTGAGTCTCTGCGCGAGTCGAGCCGCGCTCTCATTCGCAATCCAGAGCCGTTCTTCATCGGAGCCCGCACATTCATCGCCTCCGCGCCAGAGCAGATCGAATGGACGGTCGACGGGATTATTCAGAAAGAAGGCAACGGCCTCATCCTTGGCGACTCAGGCACTTCAAAGTCCGTTCTCATTTTCGATCTGGCTTTGCACTTGGTCTCCGGGGTAGCGTGGTTTCAGCATCGCATTCCCAAGCGCGTGAAAGTCGGGTTAGTCGCCAGAGAAGACGCTCCGGGTCTCTCCCAAAGCAGATTGAAGAGAATGCTCAACGGTGCCGACATCGGCGTTAAAGAGTTCATCGGCATGATCGACCTTGAAGAATATCTCTACGTCAACACCCGCTCTCAGCGTGAAAGCTGGACACTGCAAAGCAATCCCGATCTGGTTGACATCATTGAGAACATCAAAGAACGGCAGATTGAGTTTGTGTTCTTCGACGTCTTCCGAAGTCTTTGGGAAGGCAACGAGAACGACAATCAGGAAACATCCAGAGTCCTTGCAGCAGCGAAAAGAATCGAGCGTGAAGGCAAGTGTCAGGTGTGCATCGTTCACCACCTTTCGAAAAGCGAAAAAGGCACCATCTTCGACCGGGCGCGCGGCGGAGGTATCAACGGGTGGAAAGAGTGGGGCATGGGCCTGACGGTCGAGAATCCTGAAGTTGAGCCGAAGAACCTGATCAGGAAGGTACAATTCCATACAAAAAGTTCGGTAGCTTGCCCTCCCATTTACTATCGGATCGTTGGCGGCGAGGATGACTTGTCGCTCCAGCAGGTGGACAATGCTCCGATCCAGCAACCGCAATATGGGCACGGAAAGAAAAAGAAGAAGGAAGGACCTGAGCAGGCAAAGATGAATTACAGTCAGACGAAAGAGCCGGACGAAGAAGCGCCTTTCTAAGGGGGAGCGAATGGGCGAAAAAACAGGTATAAGCTGGACCGACGCGACGTGGAACTGCTGGCAGGGTTGCCACAAAGTCAGCCAAGGCTGCAAAAATTGTTATATGTTTGCAGAGAAATCACGCTATGGGCAGAATCCAAGCGTAGTAGTGCGATCTTCTGACACGACCTTCAACGCGCCGCTGAAATGGGCGGCTAATCCAGCGAAATACGGACACATCAAGCGTATCTTTGTTGATTCGTGGTCTGACTTTTTTATCGAAGAGGCCGACCCTTGGCGCGCGGATGCTTGGGAAATCATGCGCCGCACTCCACAGTTCATCTACCAGCTTTGCACGAAGCGGCCTGAGAGAATAGCAGATAGTTTGCCGCCAGACTGGGGTGCTGGGTATCCGAATGTATGGTTACTCACTTCGACGGAGAATCAAGAAGCGGCAAACCATCGTATTCCTATCCTGCTATCCATTCCAGCAGTCGTCCATGGGATCAGCGCTGAGCCATTGTTGAGTGAAATTAACTTGCGTTGCATTCTACATCCAGAAAGAAACTTCGTTTCTGTTTGGGATGTCCTTACAGGGTCTCATGGTCACATGGGCGGTAGTAGTGAGGGTCACGAAAAACTTGAATGGGTGATTGTTGGTGGAGAGTCTGGAGCCAACGCAAGGCCGATGTTGAGTCACTGGGCCGATGACATCCGCGAGCAATGTGAGAACGCGAAGGTTCCGTTTTTCTTCAAACAGAACGGTGAATGGGTCGATTCTGGCCATGAAGAATTTGGCAGGCATCCTTCCGTCTCACATAAGTTCCTTCGCTCTGACGGCACCGAATGGCCGCTAGGTGATCCAGCGTTGGAAAACGAGGACTCCGACGTACACACGCTGGTTCGCATAGGCCGTAGGAGTTCCGCAGATACGCTTTACGGAAAGGTATATCACCAATTCCCCGGAGGTGCCGCGTGAGGCCGCGCAAAATTATTATCTACGTCAACAGCAACGAGAGCGAGCTTTCAGTGGTGAAGTATATGCTCGACATCAAGGGCTACAAACCACTCGCGGCGAGCAGCACTCAGGAATGTATGAACATTGTCCGCACTGAGCGAGTAATCGATCTGGTAGTGATCGTAGACGAGTCACCGTATCTGGAAGGTCAGGTAACTTCCCAACAGTTAGTTGTAAAGATAAAAAGGATCACTCCATATGTTCCGATTATGGTTTTAGTCAACCGCGCTGAGGCATGTGAACCAGTTCGTACATCCGACGCGCTGCTTGTGTGGAAGCGCTGCGCTACGGCGCAACTTATGGAGCATATCAGGATAATGTCAGCGCGTAAGAGAGGGCCAAGAAAGGGATCGAAGCATCAGGTGAATCAGTTGGTGACGGCGTGACAGCGAGCGATCTTTCCAACCTTCTCGGCACATATCGCTTCAATTACACACGCGAGGCTGAATTACAAGATGGCATTCGCGTTGCGCTTGAAAAGGAGAAGATCGAGTTTTTGGCCGAAGTCAGGCTTACGAAACATGACCGCATAGATTTCATGGTAGGCACCACGGGGGTCGAAGTGAAAGTTGGTCATCCACTCGCGTCGGTCATGAGGCAGGTCCATCGTTACATGCAATCTGAAAAAGTTGGAGACTTGCTGATTATTACTAACCGCTGCCGCCATTCGATTGTTCCCGGAATCATAAACGGTAAGAAAGTGGAAGTGCTATTCCTTGGCTGGGGGATGCTTGGTTGAAGACTTACGGGAGAATTGAAGTGTCGACGGATGGCAGAATGATCGGTGTCAAACTGCTTCCGCATGTCGCTTTGCGATTCAAGCGTGTCTTCCCAAAAGTCAACAAGAGTCGAGTCGGGCTGCTCACCATTTCGATGACACCGGAAAACTGCCGCGATGTGGAATGGTTTTTGGAGCGCTACCCGCTGGAGAGCAAAAGCCTCGATAAAATCAGTACGATGGCAAAGCAGTATCGCGAGAAGATGGCTCTGGTTGACAAATTCCTGAGCGCGCAACAGGCTCCTCTGGCGTTCGAGATTAACTGCGAAAAACGCGAGTACCAAACGGTCGCGGCGTCACTCTTTCTGACCACCGGCTCTCTGCTCTTGGCCGATGACGTGGGGCTGGGAAAGACCATCGTGGCCTTTATGGCGCTGAGCGATCCAAGAACTCGTCCGGCGATCTATGTGACGCTTACGCATCTTCCGATCCAAGTGAAGAACATGCTGGAGAAGTTTGCTCCGTGGCTTGCGGTTCAGGTGATCAACAAAGGTCAGCCATACGATCTGACGAGGAAACGAGGTCACACTATTCCTTATCCTGATGTTGCGATCCTGAGCTACAGCAAGTTGTCCGGATGGGCCGACACCCTCGCAAGGACGTCGCGATCTGTGATCTGGGATGAGGTGCAGGAACTCAGGCATGGGGGAAGTAATCGCTATGAAGCGGCCAAGCATATTGCCGACAGCGTTCAGTTCCGCATGGGCATGAGCGCAACGCCAATTTACAACTATGGCGGTGAGATATACAACGTGATGGAGACGATCTCTCCCGGCGCTCTCGGCTCCGCTGATGAGTTCTTTACCGAATGGTGCTCTTCCGGAGGATCGAGCGACAAAGCCACTATCCACTCTCCGGCAGAATTCGGTTCCTATATGCGTGAGGCCGGTCTGATGTTGCGGAGAACCCGCAAGGAAGTTGGCCGGGAACTGCCGCCATGCTATTCCGATGTGCAGCACGTGGACGCCGATCTTTACGCGCTCGAACAAGTCAGCAAGACGTGTGCGGAGTTGGCGGAAATGCTCTTGAAGGCTGGCGGCACGGGGCTCGACAAGATGCGCGCAGCCGAGGAGTTTGACTGGCGGCTCCGCCAAGCGACAGGCGTTGCCAAAGCTCCTTACGTGGCTGAGTTCGTCAAGTTGCTCGTCGAGTCTGGGGAAAAGGTCGTTCTCTACGGCTGGCACCACGCGGTGTACGCGATCTGGAGGGACAAATTCAAAGACATTCCGTTTGCGATGTACACTGGGCAGGAATCCATCCCCCAGAAAGAAGAAGCAAAAAAGAGGTTCATCTCCGGCGAAGCGAAGGTTCTGATCATGTCGCTGCGCGCCGGGGCTGGGCTCGACGGCCTGCAAGGCAGTTGCAACATGGTTGTGTTTGGTGAATTAGACTGGTCGCCGGGGGTCCACGAGCAGAACATTGGCCGCGTCTGGCGGGACGGGCAGGAGAATCCGGTCAACGTCTACTTCATGGTCAGCGACGAAGGCTCCGATCCGTTCATGGTCGAAGTAAACGGCGTGAAGGAGCAGCAGATCAAAGGTATCCGTGATCCCAACGCCGAATTGGTAGAAAAGTTGCAACTCGATCCTGATCGCATCAAGAATCTGGCGCGTCGCTATTTGGAGAAGCACGGGAAGAGCCAGCCTTTGTTTGAGGTGACGGTATGACACTCGCAGACGCTTTCGAGACGTTGATGGAAGAATTTCCATTTGCGGAAATCCAGCAACGAATGAACCAAGTTCCGCGCTGGAAATGGGGCGACAGAAGAGAATCTCACGTGCCCTCGAAGGAAGAACTGAAGGCTGAGGCTATAAGGCTTTTCCATCAAACGCTCAGGGACAATCATCTGTCATTGTCGTGCGGCGGACTCACTGCGAGAAAAAGTGGAACCCAAATCACGTTGTCCTTTGGTCGCTCTCGCGACGTTTGGGCCACGCGCACCGTGAATTACAGCGAGGAGACGGTTTGTGAGGAACAAAAGCAAAACGATTGAATCCCTCCGTCGTCTCGCGGAGCGACCGGGCTCACCAAATGAAGGAGAAGTTGCGCGTAGGCTGCTCGAAAAGCTGGGCGCAAAGTTCTGGAATCCTCGCCCGTTCGATCCGTCCATGTTTCCTGCCGGGACCGTCGTCTTCTACTGCTACTGGTGCTACCGCAATGACCGGGGAGTGGTCCGCACCAAACCACCCGAGCGCATTCAGGGCCAGTGGTGGATGCTTATAAAGTTCGACCGTCTGAAGCAGGCGCGCTGGGTACCGGTCACGAGCGATCTTGGCTGTCATCTGTCGCTGACGCCGTTTGAAGGCAAAGAGGCGGAGACGCTTTACCACCGGGATTTGAATTGGGAAGAGAACATTCTTGAGTTCGTGGCGACGCTCGATCCGGAGATGCGAGAGCGCGTCAGACGTGCGATGTACGAGGACGTGACCGGTACACCGGCAGAACAGAGGGCCTATTTTCCATGAAACGAAGCAAGTTGACCGGCTGGCAACTGGGGATGATGCGCGGCGCGCACGAGCCGCCTCCGGAGCCATCGAAATTCGATCTTTTGCTGGCGGAACTGAGAATCAGCGAGAAGGACGCGGCAGGAAACGCAACTGTCCGGATGTGGGTCCGGGAGAATCACCGGCACCTGTTCGTTCCGGAAAAAGTTCTCTCAGCGGCAGGCATCGATGAGGATTTCCTTTGAAACGCAGCGGGCCGATCCGACGCTACACTCCGGTGCGCCGGAAGCGCGCTACGCCGCGCCGTGGCGAGCCGACGAGGGAAGAGAAGGCCGCGATCAGGAAAGCCGTCTACGAGCGATCTGGAGGGCGCTGTGAGCTACGGGATGAATACGGCAAACCTCTCGACGCTAGGCATCTTTCAGGAGTTTTGCCATTTGATGGAGAACTATTTGAACGTTGGCATCTTGTCCACATTCACACTAGACGACGATTCGGATGGGGACTAGATAATTTAGTCGGCGGCTGCTTCTGGTGCCACGCGGCAAGCCATAATGCAGGCGGAAAGCCATGTCCACCGAAGGATAAACAATGAGTTCAATAGCCAACATTCCTTACGGATATTGCCAATGCGGCTGCGGCGAAAAAACTACGATCTCTAACAAAACACGGACAAAAGAGGCCGTTCGCAAAGGCGAGCCGAGAAGGTACCTGACTGGCCATGGTCGCATAGTTCCGCGAACAGAGCTTGGAGGGTTCAAGATTGACGGCGTTCCGTGCCGCCTCATTCCGCTCACGAAGGGACAATACGCGTTGGTCTGGCAGTCAGACTATAAGTGGCTGTCTCTTTTTAGGTGGCAAGCGCACTGGAACCCGCATACACGCAGTTATTATGCCGCACGCTGTAGCCCACGGGTAAATGGGAAATCATATTCGATTTTCATGCACCGCGAAATTCTCGGACTTCCTTACGGCGACAAGCGGGAGGGCGACCACGCCTTCGGCGATACACTCGATAATCGACGGCTTATTGAAGGCAGGATCAATCTCAGGATTGCGAACGATTTTGAGCAAAAGCGGAATCAGCGGAGGTACAGGTCCAATCAATCTGGCTATAAAGGCGTAACGTGGGAAAAGCATCTCAAGAAGTGGAGGGCACGGATTGACAGCGATAATCGGCAAATAAATCTTGGTGTTTTCGTCGACAGGGAGTCTGCTTATGCAGCTTATTGCGCAGCGGCAACGGTTTATCATGGCGAATTTGCGAGGCTGCAATGACCATCTGCGACAAATGCGGCAGCGAACTCAACCCGCCAGTATTACAGCAGGCGGGAAGAAGAATCTGCGCCGATTGTGGCAAGCGAATCAGGAAGCGTGAACGCTGGTTTATTGGCGTGGATGGCCGATTGAGGCATAGGGATTGCAAAATGCCCACCGGCACCCCAGTGGCCGAGACGATGAATCTGCCGATCTAGCGCAAGCAATACGGAGCATCCTTGCTTGACAGGCGCAGGAATTGGCCGCATACTGCAAGCAATGAGTGCAAGCATCTAAGTCGGGGACAGGGTGTATCTGGCAAATGCTGTCGCCGGGGAGCCGGGAGTTGTGGTCGGGATCAGTGGCGAAAAGGCCGAGGTTCACTGGCCCGATCTTCCGGAACTCGCGCGCAATACAAAGCACCGCCTGAACACCCTGATTCTCGATGAAGGATTCATGGCCCGCTCGAAGTTTGACTACGAGACCGCAGCGGCCTAAGCTACGCCAGTCCCGCCACCTGCACCACTCCACGTACCGCCTCTGGAAACTCTCAGCACGACTCAGCACCACTCGATCATCGCTGGCGAGCGGCGGCGAGGAATCGCCGCGTCTTGACGTAATTCCATACTCGGGGTAGCGTAATTCCATGCCGCCCAAACCATCCGACCGCTGCCGCCAAGGCCACCTGAAGATGGGGACCAACGTGATCGAGCATCGTCGCGGGGGCCTGATCATCAAGGAGTGCCGCAAGTGCGCCAACGCGCGCTACAGGCTCAAGCGGGCGGCGAAGCGGAGGAACCAAGAGTTGCTGAAGGAGAATTCATGACCGCCGTCGATAAGCTAAAGTGGGTCCTGTTCGATGCCGTGACGCTCGATGAAAAGCAGAGGCGACTGGTGCAACTTTCGGTGCGAGTGGGTGTGTACGCACGCGCAATTCCCTGCCGCGCGCAGGACGCGAAGAAGAATGCTCGCGACGATCCGCCAAGCGCAGATTGAACTGGCGATGAGATCGCCGCTTTCGGTGCGCCTCTCTGAAATCGTACCGTCGTTTCACGGCGGCAGCGTGATGAAGGAATCCATTATTTACAAGGAGAAGTGAGGAAGCAACGGCCCGTCTCAACCGGAAGAAAACGACAGGCCGCTGCAAGGGGGAGGGCTGAGCCTTTTGGGAGTGCTCGCACCCCGCGCGGGATCGGCGGAAACCGCGCTCTCATGGTTGTATGGCATTTCTAGCAGCGTGTCAAGACAAAAGCCACTCGGCGATCCGCTTCCGGATAAGCCCCACCACAGTGATCGACTTCAATTCTTTTTCCTGCGTCGCCGCGATGGCCTGCACTCGATCCAATTCCTTCTGCAATTCGACGATGCGTTTCTGCGCCTGATCGCGCTGCTCGCGAAGGACCTCCTCCGTGCTGTAGCGGGCCGCTGGCGGACGCGTCTGAATCGGTGCTTGCGGCTGTGGTTGTGGTTGTGTCTTCCCAGCGTCGAGTCTTTCGAGGATCGCCCGTTTTTCGTCACCGGTTAGAGCGATGTGCTTCAGTTGCGCGCGCCGCGCCGCCCTGCGTTCCGTGTTGCTCTGGCCTCCCTTGTACTTCCCTAACAAGGTGCCTTCGGCAAGTCCGAAATGATCTTCGTAGTTTCGCCGGTTGTTGCAAAGATTGCAGGAATTTACCAGATTTGCGGGATCGTTTGTGCCGCCTTTGTAGCGCGGGATGATGTGATCGATGGTTGCCTTATCCGGCGCTGTGTCATTCACCAACCGCGTTTCGCATCCGCACCAGTGGCATTTGCCGTTGTACTTTTCCCAGAGTCGTTTGCGCTTGGGATTCAGGAAAGACGGCTGCGGCGGAAGCGGCATTGGGACAAGGCTCAGAGACATGAGCGCAGTTTAGCACGGGAGAAATCGAAATTCCGAGCACAAATTATTCCAGATTTTATTCCGGAGAGTGATGGAGCGGGTGGGGAGATTCGAACTCCTCGTCAACAGCTTGGAAGGCTGTGGCCCTACCGTTGGACGACACCCGCTCAACTTTCATCTTCGGCATAATTGCGATCTATTACGCCTCGTTCTACGAACTCATCTATCCACTTGTCGCCGAATAGCACGTGATCGGTTTCGATCAACCCGACGATGTTGTATTCTTCCATGAATCGTGCTTTGCGAGCAGTCTCTTCCCACTTCTTCTTCGTGCGCTCGTTCAAAGTGTCGAGCTTCTGCTGGACTGACATCACTGCCGAAATGAAGTCGGGCGCGGACCAGATGAAAGTGTACTGCTCAGCAAACTGGTTTTCGTCATCATCATCGTCTGTGATGAGAATGTTTGCGCGTATAGTCACTTCCCATTGAGCCATGCCTGCAATTCTACACTTGGTGCCGATGAGTGGTACCGATCCACTGACCTTTCCCTTATCAAGGGAATGCTCTCCCATTGAGCTACATCGGCAAACTGGGCCGGTCGAGAGGATCGAACTCTCTGCCTCTCCCTTACCAAGGGAGTACACATCCGCATGTGCTTGACCGGCAAACTTGGTGCAGGGTGCAGGATTTCAACCTGCGGCTTCCTCTTTGTAGGAGAGGCACTCTGAGCGGACTGAGTTAACCCTGCAAACTGGCGCTGCCGACAGGACTCGAACCTGCCTTCTCCATCTACGGTATTCGCCTTCGGAGGGCGACCCGGTACGGCAGCAAAACTGGTGCCGCTGGCCGGAGTTGAACCGGCATCATCCAGTTACTCGAATCCCGCTTAGGAGGCGGGTGAGGTACAGCGGCAAAACATGGCGCTCCCGGCAGGAGTCGAACCCGCGTCATCCGTCTACGGCCTGCTGTTTAGAAGACAGCGCCGATACGGGAGCAACTTGGTGGGACCGGGGGGACTCGAACCCCCATTGGGTTTCCCCGCTGATTAAAAGTCAGGTCTCTGCATCCAATTCGAGTACGATCCCAAAACTTTGGTGAGCGCGGCTGGATTTGAACCAGCGTCAGCCTGCTTAAGAGGCAGGTATAATCAGCCGCTATACGACGCGCTCACTGGGGCCGGAAGAGGGGTATGATCCCTCGCACATCGGCAATCTACCGACAACAACCGGGGTTATAAATCCCAGCGCCTCGCCCGAGGATTCCGGCAAAACTTGGTCGCGACGGAGGCACTCGAAGCCTCGCCCTCCGACTTATGAGATCGGCGCTCCACCACCTGAGCTACGTCGCGATGGCGCGGGTTAGAGGAATCGAACCCCTGAGTCCTGATTTGGAGGCAGGCAGTTTGCCAACTAGCTTAAACCCGCTTTTTCAAAGACCAAAAAAATCCCCGGCCTGAGCCGGGGTGCTTTGAGTTCCGAATCTTGTTGCAGATTAGGTTCCCAAACCCCCGGACACGATTCCCCAAATGACCCGCTTCCCGGTCATTCTCGTGTTCACGGATTTGGTCCTTATCTGCACGAAAATCAGCCTACACCCATTCCAGATTCTTTGCAAGCAAAAAATGGTAGGTCAAAATCAGCGTGCTCAGGTGGATCGCCTGATCGAAGCCGATGAGCGAGAAGAACCAGTGTCGCATCTCCCGCTTCCACAGGTACGCTGTGCCACGCGACGTGATCGCATCCGTCACGAAATGGAAAGCAAGGGTGACCAGCGCGAAGCGCCAGCCGAAGATCAGGAACGGCGTCGAGTACGTTACGCAATGGATGCCGAGCCACTTCCAACTCTTCGATTTATTGATCGCCATCTTGTCGGACTGCAACAGAAAATCCGACACAAAGTGAATCCATACAAGCGCCAGAATGATGAGCAATTTTCTCCCCCAGAACATTCTAACCGCAAAATGGGAAATTCTTGTCAAGAGATTTATTTCGACACTGTACTGTCAATTACTTACACGTCGGAGACCGCATGAATACAGGCGATTTCGCAGTTTACAAAAATCGTCGATGAGAAAATAGATGCAGGGGGAAACACGGCTATGCGAATCAAACTCAGCAACAAAACTCACTGGCGCGATGATCATATCCGGGCATTCATCTCTCGGCAGATGCCGGAGGAACGTCCTGATCTATGCAAGCGCGGAGCGCCATCCCTACATGTGAAGGTTGTATACACCCGGAGAAACGGCAGCACGTACTCTAGTGGCGAAGCCAGCATTAGAGGGAACTGGATGAAGGTGCGGCTCTCCAAGCGCACGCCAGATAAGGTGGACTTCGCAATGGTGATCGCGCACGAACTTGCTCACACGCGTGGAGCGCGCGATGAGTACATGATGCGTCACTCGGCAAGGTACGGACGCTTCGGCAGCTACCGGCAAATCTACGCGTGGGCCAATGAGCTACCGCTGGAGGTAAGGCCGAAGGTAACGACCACTCGCCCTGCACCGGACGCCAAGCTGGCTCACTGCCAGCGGATGCTCAAGGCGGCGCTCACGCGCGAGAAGCGTGCCACCACGCTCCGGAAGAAGTGGGAAACGAAGGTCAGGTACTACGCAAAGAAGATCGCAATAGTGGAGGTGTCAGATGAGCAAGCTATCGCAGCGTAAATCCAAACTCATCGTCGAGACGGAGAACACCGTCTACGACCGGCGACGCCAGCGGCAGATCATCGTGGAACTCAAGCCGGGATACATGATCTTCCGGCTCAAAGGAACTCGTGGCTCCTTCGTGCTCAGCTACACCAGCGGGCTCAACTTGGCGATCCGCAACGACGCGGCGCGCAAGCGACTGGAGAAGGCAAAAAGAAAGGGCACGGTGTTGAGCCGTGCCCTTTAGGCAAATGGTACCAAGGGAAATTAGGCAGAAATCTCATTGCCGGTTTCCTGCAACCGCTCGTACTGCTGGATGTAATCCAAGATCGCCTCACTCCAGCCGTCGATGTGGACCCACTCTCCGTAGCCGATGCCGTTCTTGAAGCTAGCCACGTTGATAAGGTAGTTGTTCTTCCCGAATGGCTTGGCGCTTGCTGGCTTGTTTACCAGATCGCAGTCCTGTTCGTCGGTGATGACGATGATCCTGTCCGCCGTGTCCTTCTCTTCCTTGCGGACGTACTCAATCACCTGCTTCAAGAAGATTCCACCTCCGCCGATCTTGCGGCTCGTGCTCTCGTAGGAAAGCAGATCACGCAAACCGAAACCACGACGCGGAGGAACCAGCATCGTCGCGTGGATGCGCCGACCATCGTCACCCGCCGTCGCGTACACGGCAACATCCTCGCAGACCTCACGCACCAGCATAGCCAATGCAGCAGCCGCGCTGAGACGGTCCAGTTCGGATTTGGCAGAGATTCCGCCATGCATCGATCCCGAGCAATCGACGATCAAGACTGTCTTGCCCGTCAACTTCTCCTGACTTGCGAGGCACCGGAACATGGCCTGCTCAAGCTGAGGCTCCAACTGCGGAGCGTACTTTGCCGCCGTGATGAAGCGGAAGGGAAGAACACGCTCTGTCTTCATCGTTCCGAGACCCTTGCGGATCGCCTCAACGTCGACACCGGCCTGCTGCATATTCCGCAGATTTCGGAGCAGCGCCAGCGCACCCAGCTTTTCCTCGGCGAGCAGACGAGTGAACGCCTCCTTCTTGTCAGCACCGCCGCTGAGAGCCACCTCCCACGTATCCGGCGACTCCAGCGTCTTCTCCGCTAACTTCTTCCAGAGTTCTGCCTGTGCCTGATCCTTCGGCTTCGCGTGCGTCAAGAACAGGACGTCGCGCAGCTTCACCGCCGCCGCATCCGAGTTCCACTTTCCGAGCGAGTAGGCATCGAACTTCTGGAACGCCGCCGCGAGGCCGATCTTCATCTGGTGCGGCAACATGGCACGCTTGTCATTCAGCTTCCAGTAGAGCGAGATCAATTCACCCATCTCGTCTGGCCGCTGGACCACACGCGCGATGGCTTCCGCCACAACCTTCCGTGTCTGATCGGTCTTCGCACGGATGAGCGAAACCAATAGAAGCAACGGGACGTGACGCAGCTTCATCTTCGTGCGGGCCTCAAACGCAATGTCCGCCACGGTCTGCGCGCCGTTCTTCTGCTTGAGGATTTCGGCGGTCGTTTCCTGAATCCGCTTTGCAATGGACTGGCCATCCTCGTAGAACTCGTCCTCCCATAACATGTTCGCCATGACAGAGCGGCGAAGCTGATCGACGGGGTTGATGAACACCGCCACTGCGCCCTCGTGCGTGTAGATGAGCGCCTTCTTTTCTGCTACGTTTGTACGCATCGTTCACCCTCCCGGTGAAAAATAGAAAAGCCCCTGCCGAAGCAGAGGCTCTCTGAGTAGTATCGGGCGGAACAGACGGAACAGTGACGTAAGCGTGCTGCCATTACACTACATCTTCCGAAGAAGACGCCGGGATTCGAACCCGAACTACTCGCTCCACAGGCGAAGTAACTGTTTCCTACACCAACCCGAACTTAGAGAGCCGAGAACATTTGCAAGGGGTAGCCGACCAATCGGCAGGTAGGAATTGCTTCCAACCTTGGAATCGAACCAAGAAGTAACCCTTACGACCACTACGGCTCATACTTAATCCCCGGAGAACAAGCGAAAACGGTTGTTTTTCATTTCGAGTGAAGTAACCGTCCTCTTCACTACCGGAGAACTTTATTGCGGCGGAACAGGCGCTTCAGGGTACTGGCTTTCGCCTCGGCTGCTCTACCAACTGAGCTACAAGCATTGCTGCTTGACGGGACTCGAACCCGTGACCTGCTGATTAAGAAGTAACTGAAACTACACCAACCGCAAATCTTTGTCGAGGAACAAACGCTCACAGAGGTTTTCTTTGGAAGAGAAGTATCCGTAAACTTCACCATCGACAAAATCAACGTTATCGCTATTCCCAAACCGCGTCAATAGAAAAGCGCAGTTTATTTTTGGTAGGCCGTGGAGGGCTCAAACCTCCATCTTCGGTTTCGTAGACCGATATTCTCTTCAGTTGAACTAACAGCCCACATCTTCAAAATGGTCGGGGATGGGAATTTCGAAATCCCGGCCCTTCGCTCCCAAAGCGAATGCTCTGCCTCTGAGCTAATCCCCGTCAGGGCGAGAGGATTTGAACCTCCGACCGCCAGTTCCCGAAACTGGTGCGCTGCCAGACCGCGCTCCGCCCTGTTAAAACTTGGTGGACTCGACTGGACTTGAACCAGCAACGCGCACGGCTTCAACGTGCCGCTCTACATTGGAGCTACGAGTCCGAAATCTTCAAACCTGCAATCTTGTTCCCTGCTCTTCCATCTCCTCTTCCGAACACTCCATCTTGGCCAGTGCGCACTGCAAACACAGGATCGGTACATTGATCTTCGCGTCGATAGTTGTCGGATGAATCCTCACTTCACTTTCACACTCAGAGCACTTCCTGAGTTCCGATCCGGGAGCATTGTTCGTCCTCGGATCGTCGATGCGACCGCAGACAATGAAATCGACTTTCGTACACTTCGGTCGCTTCATAATAATTGGTGGACCGTGCGAGAATCGAACTCGCCTGACATTTCCTCTTTGCAAGAGAGGCAACCACCCCATGCAGTTCCACGGCCCGTAAAAATTGGGGAGCGATGTGGTACTCGAAACCACGTATACCAGAGCCACAATCTGGTGCCTTACCTCTCGGCCAATCGCTCCATGAAAGTTATGGAGCCCCGCGCCAGAGTCTAACTGGCTTCACCGATTTACAGGACCGGCGCATCGACGGCAATGCTTGCGAGGCTCAAAACTTAGGATCACCATCCTAATGCACAAACTGAAAGCGAGTGTCGCCCTTGTTGTCCTGCCACAAAAATGGACTCCACTCAGAAATTTCTTCCCCAAGTTGCTTAAGCACGAAACGGTTTGTGTGTACCGTCGCTGGCAAAGGACGATGAATCAGAGTCATTCCAGCTTCCTGTGGTGTACGATCACCCTTCTTCTGGTTACACTCGTGGCACGCCGAAACCAAGTTGTCCCACGACCCTTGTCCTCCTCTTGACCTCGGGATAACATGCTCAAGTTCAAGAGTAACCTTCGGTCCCTTGGCCCCACAGTAAAGACAACGGTTCCCATCGCGGACAAAGATATTCTTCCTCGAAGGAATCGGCCTCTTATGCGGAACCCTCGCGTAGTGCCGAAGCCTAATCACGCTAGGCAAGAACACGCCGGGATAAATCTCAATCCCCGTCGAAACCTCAGTGAGGGCCTTGCCCTTAGTCAACAAAGTCAAAGCCCTCTTTGCAGAAATAATGCGAATCGCTTCTAGTGAAGCGTTCAACTGAAGCACCGATCTACGCATTAAACTGCCCATGCCACACCCTACCTGACCATACCAAGCCTTGCCATGCCCCGCCGCGGCTCACATCACCGGGCCGTACCATACCTCGCGGCCTTACATAACGAATCGTCGCTATTCTGACGGCTCGCTATCTTGTGGAGCACCATTGACGACTTGAACGCCAGTCTCGGGGGTACGAATCCCGTGCTCTGCCTGTTGAGCTAATGGTGCCTTGCGTCTTACAACTACAACTCTGTGGACTTCCTTCAAGTCCGGGCTCATCAAAATCATCCTGTGTTCCATTGCAACTACCCTTTCAAATTGGAGCGGGCGACCGGCAACGATCCGGCAACCTTCGGAGTGGCACTCCGACGTTCTGCCAATTGAACTACGCCCGCGCAGGGGAAGTAGGAGTTGAACCCACCTGAAAGTGCTTCAAAGACACTCGCCTAAGCCGCTCGGCCATTCCCCTATTTCTTTCGTGTCTTCGCATAAAGTCTCTGGCGCTCAAAGACACACCGTACACTTCGCTCGATCTTGCTCAGCCGGTCGTGCGCCGCAACAGATGCACCGGCCAACTTGCTTTCAGAGAGGTCGCATCCGTCGTGCGTAGTTCCTTTTCGTTTCGCGATAATCCTTCATGTGGTCCTCCAAACTTGGCTGGGGAGGCAAGTCTCGAACTTGCTGCCTCTCGGGTCAGAGCCGAGCGTTCCACCCGTTGAACTTCTCCCCAACTTCAAACTGGCTCCGAGGACAGGAGTCGAACCTGTTATTGTCGCATTAACAGTGCGCTACCGTACCGTCTGGTTCCCTCGGAACAAACTTTTCATTTTGCTTGCGCCGCCGCGTCTCTTCCGCGTTCGCTTTTCTGCATTCATCGCAAGCAGTTAAACCTTGTCTCAACTCCGCTTGGTATCCGGAGCGCGTTCCGTGTTTGATGACGCCCTTCGGATTATTTGCTCCTCGTGGTCCACGGATACCTTTCAATTCGCCGCGACGAACTCGCGCTTCGTATCTCGCTTTACAGCATTCATCGCATCTGCAACCATGCGCGTAAGCCGCTTCACATCCGTGCTCAGGAAGAACTTCTCCCCATTTCGAAACGCCCTTGTTCGGCGGTTCGCCGTACTCGTCATTTTCTTTTGTCTTCCGAAGGTGACAAACCCTACAAAGCAACTGGCATTTTCGCCACTCTTTAAGAATCTTTTCCCACGAACCATCCAGCGCCTTACCAGTCAATCGGAATGAGCGATCCTTCGGGTCTTTGTGGTCAAAATTGAGATCGTCGGTTGAATTACACTTGATGCATCTCCCGCCCGACATCGCAATCAGTTTATCGCGCCGATTCTTCCGGCGCTCTGCCATATACACAGCCATATCGATTGCAGCCATGCACAGAGTTTAACATCAAAATACCACTCAAGCTATCGCCTTTATTCATCCGCACAAAGCAGAAGCCCCGAAAACCTTTCGGTGTCCGGGGCCTCGTAGTTTTCTTCGCTCCATTGCGATGAAAAATCCTATTGAGACCCCATTTCAGGCGAGCGATTACCTTGCGGCTGCGTGGCCGCTGTTGCTGGGAAGTCGCTATGGAATCGAGTCATCACGTTTTTGACGGTACATCGGGCGGCGCAGAATGTCAAGCCGTATTTTTTGGCAATAAATACTGTGACTAACCCAGAGCCTCCGGTGCTCATGGGCCGTCTCCTAACTCTGATTTGTCGGCGGTTCAAAGTCGGAATCGATGTCTCCGAGGGGAAATTTCCTAGCCGCGATTGCTTTCTGTAAACGGTCCTCGTTCTCAAACAGCCACTTTCGAATGATGAAAAGAGCCACCTGTGATCTTGAGTCACCGAACCGACCGTACGTAACAAGTGTGTCTAGCATTCGGGACGTGACAGCGTCCATGGTTCTAATCTCTACCGGGTAACGAGGCCCGGCTCCCGGTCGCCCTCCTTTATTCTCTGGTTCATCCCCCATAAACCCCCCTTGAAATAACCCTTGAAATCCCCCTTAAAAGGGTATTATAAAAGAGGAGTCGAATTGAGGACAGGTTTCCCCGGCCCAAAAGCGAACCATGTGGGCGAACGAACGGCGAAGCTATTTCCCCACTCGACGCGTCAAATTAGCAGCTAGCTGATTTTTGCGTGCAAGTGTGGAAATCTGCTGCTAAATTGACCTGCAAGCAAAACGTGTTGTAGTCACGTCCAGCAAACGTGGCACAACTTGGGAAACCCCCTTTATGGAGCCACGTTCGCTAGGACGCGGAAGGGCGGCAAAGAGATGAACAGGACAAAACTGAAAAGACTCGTGCACTACGTGTGTTCACGTTGCCGGGAGAATCCTGCGCGTCTGGGGGCAGTGAAACTTAACAAGGTGATTTGGTACGTCGAGACAAATCACTACGTGAAGACGAACGGGCACGCGTTGACAGGCGCGCGCTTTATTAAGGAAAAGAATGGTCCTGTTGTGGCCGCGATGCTCCCACTCCTAGAGGAATTAGTGGAAGAGGGGGCGCTGGAAATTCGAACCGTAAGGGTGGTCAATTACTTCCGGACGGAATACATAACTAAAACAGAGCCAGATCTAAGTCTGTTCACTTCTGACGATCTGGAGTTTATTAACAAAATGACTGACACGGTATGCTCTCACACAGCCGCATCTATCAGCGATGCGACCCACGCTGAGTGGTGGAAACTAGCTGAAATGGGTGAAACAATTCCTCTCTTTGCTATCATGGCAACACCACGAGCTATCACAGATGAAGATCGCGCGTGGGCCGATTCTGTGATAAGTTCGCGCTTTGGAAACGAATCCTAAATTGCGACAGGTGGTCCAAGACAGAGAATTTTCTGTCGATATGGACCGTGCGACAAGAGAATTTGCGCGCGGGGAGATGGCCTACCGTTCGCTGGAATGGACGCTAGCGCATAAGCCAGAGAAAGGCACTCACTTCAAGGGACGGTTTTGGGTGTATTCGCAAAGCGGGGATCATGCGTGGCATAAGCCGGATTTGACCGTGCTCTATTCTTTTACCGATGACGAAGTGACGCTCCATGCCGTGATCGCGAGACCGGCAGCGAAATGAAAACTCCTCCGAACAATCCCGATAAATTAGACAGGCCGCCGAGCGGCACCTTCACTAAGGTTTTGACTGGCGTCCTCTCAGCTTCGCCGAAGGATATTCAGGAGACACGCGAGAGAGCCAAGGCCGAGAAATTTTCATCTCGTAAGAGATTCCGTTACGTCCCCGCAAAGCCCTCCTGAAATCAGGCCCCCTCCTTCCCGGTAAGCCGGTTCCAAGTCAGTCTGCGATCCCCGATCATGCTCAGTGCCTTTCTGAAACGCTGACCATCGTCTTTATTCACGCGATTGTTGAAGCGGTAGACCTGCTCATTCAGGTACAGGTCCAAGTGATAAGGCTCGACCGCGATGTACGTCCCGGTCAGTGTTCTCTTGAGGCACGACCAGAAATTCTCAATCGCTTGCGTCGAAACATCGCCGCGTACATGCTCCATCATGTGATTCACGGTTTCGTGGACGAAACGCTGCGAATCCATGTTGTCGTATCCGGCGTGGCTATCGGTGTACACGGTCGTTCCCTTGCCGCAATGCTTGAGAATCCGCGCTTGCAGCACATCGCGTGTGACTTCCGGTAAGACCTCAGCTCGGACCTGCCGCGTGTTGCGATCGAGCAGACCGATCACAGCCGTTTTCTTCGCGTAGCCGTTTGTCGCCAGTTGCAACTTGGCTCGCCTGTCCGCGTGCATCGTGCGTGCGTCGGGGCCGAGATAGCATTCGTCTACCTCGACCGGCCCCGGCGTTCCCAAGGGCCGATGGTCAACTGCCTTGAGGATGTAACGAAGGCGCTGTAGAACGAACCACGCTGACTTCTGAGCGATCCCCGTGGCCCGCGATAGCTCATAGCTACTCACGCCGTTCTTGCAGTTCACAAGCATCCAGAGGCCAATAAGCCAATCCGACAGTTTGAGGGCCGAATCCTCGAAAATCGAGTTCACCTTGACCGAGAATTGCTTGCGGCAGGCATAGCACTTCCACCGCTTTTGGGTCTTGAGCCAGTAGTGCTTGCGCTCGCCCTCAGCCGTCCAGCACTTCGGGCATACCGGCTTGCCATCTGGCCAGCGGAGACCTGCAACCACGTCGATACACGTCTGCTCATCGCTGTAGTAGCGAATAGCTTCGGCAAGTGTTTTAGGCTCAAACATATCGGCAATCCTTTACTTAAGCTAACCCAAGAATAGCACAGGTATTGGGTAAGTCAAGGTAATTGTTGCCTATTTTTTCAGGCAACCGCCCCGATAACATAAACCGGCTCGACGATCCACACTTGCTTCACGAGGAATTCGCGTCTGCCGCCGAAGGCTTTGATCCCAGCCTTGAATCCATCTTCCCACTCGTCGAAGAACCCGAGCAGCTTTTTGCCCTGAATGACGGCAAACTTGGCGTTGTGATGCTCTGTCCACTCGGTGCGGTGGGAGTCGAAGAAGGCGAGTTCCGTCTCAAGCGCCATGCCTACTTGCTCGACGTTCTCTTCCGGGGAGCGGCCTTGCGGGGTGCCGCCTTTTGATCGGTCGTTTTGTACCGGTCATCGTGCCACGTGGTTGCGGGAGGCTTGGGCGATGTGCTGGTTTTGATCCTGCCGGGGGTGCCGACAATTTTGTCCTCAATGTTCTTGGCCTTGTTCATCCAAGAGTTGGCAAGATCGATAATCGGCTGCGCGGCGGAGTCTGCCATGCCAGAAGAGTAGCGCCGCGTAGGGAGGGTGTCAATGATTTTCTCTCTTGACAATCGTTAAGCACAATGCTTAACTAGCTCTCATGTGGCGCAAGGAAGAGATGGACGAAACACTGGAAACCGATCAGGTCGTTGGTGAATTGAAGCAGGACCAAGGCGAACGCAGTCTTCGAGAGTACGCGAGTTCGCTTGGCGTCTCTGCTTCCTACCTTTCTCAGGTATACAACGGCGTGCGGCCTCCATCTAAGGACTTGGTTGCGCATCTCGATCTCAAGCCCCACACAATCTACGTCAGAAAAAGGAGATGGAGATGAAGAAGGTCCTAATCAGTTTCATTCAGGATCGTAGCGGCAGCATGGCCAACGTTTGGCAGGAAACCTTGAGCGGATTCAAGACCTATGTCAAGGACATGCAGGCCGATCAACAGAAGGACAACGAGGTTGAGTATCTGTTCTCGCTCACCACGTTTGACACGCAAATAGATGCGCCGTACCTCGGGGTTCCAATCGCCAAGATAGACGGCGACGAACTTGCCAAATACGGCCCGCGCGGAGCAACCGCGCTCTATGATGCGGTTGGAAAAACTCTCCAAGCACTCGATGACGACAAGAGCATCACATTCGACAAGGCTATCGTCGTGATCGTGACGGATGGGGAGGAAAACTCCAGCAAGGAATATTCAAAGACGGCGCTTCACGCGGCAATCGACGACCGGATCAAGCGTGGCAACTGGACGTTTACCTATCTTGGCACGCAACCGGAAACGTGGAACGAGGCCAGTTCGTTGGGAGTAGGAGTCGGAGCGTCGGCGAATTACAACGCCCAGAACGCCCGTGCGACCTATGCGACGATGGCGTTTGCGTCGGCAAACATGGCACGATCTTCCGCATCACAGTCCGAATCGTTCCTGCACGACAACACCACACCGATGATGCGTTGTTCGGTTGGAATGAAGACTGAGACGGATGATGATCCTGTTGGCGTCGGGGTGTTCACCGGTCCAGCCACAGTGAGGGCGATTCCAAGTGTTCCTGTGCCTCCGGTACCAGCACGGCCACACTCTCCGAAGAAGCCATCCAGCGGTAGGCGCTGGAAGTAAGGTAAAATCAACTCACCTTGCGAGAGGTTGCTCAACGAAAAGGCCCACAAGAACATCTGTGGGCCTTACGTTTTGCAGCGGGCCGTCAAAAAGAGCAGGGAGTCTGCAAACCTCTCGGGCTGCATACCTTCGCTCCTCAGTATGCAGCATCCCTCGGCCCGCGCAACTCTATGCCACCATCGCCGTGTTGACTCTCACATCCGACAGTTCCCGCAGTTTCCTTGCGGCCTTGGCGGCTTGCTCGCCATCCTCAAATCGGAAGACCAGATCGCGAGTTTGCGTACCGCCAATCATGCAACCCGAGTCGCACTTTATTTGGCCGTCGAACACATAACCTACCGCAGCGTAGATTGCCTCATCGGTCGCGGCGTTGATGCCGCCATCGTATTCCACATAGACGCTGTGCATGGGTTCCTCCGGGATGAAAATTGGAAGGGCCGACCGGAGTTGAACCGGCATTAGCTGAGCGAAAATCAGCTTTCCTACCGTTAGAAGACGACCCCATAAACGAAGCGCGGCTAGTCAGATGATCGACTTGCGTCTACCTCCATAGCGGGTAGCTCAGATGTACTCGACGCAAATACTGACGGCTGTCTCGCCGCCGCGCAACTTGGCGTCCCTGATCGGATTCGAACCGATGTTGCCGCGATGAGAACGCGGATGCCTCGCCTCTAGCAGACAGGGACGAAAACTTTTCTCTACCCTACCGCACGCCATGGCCACGTAGGAATCTTCTGTACGCGTTCAGGCTGGGCAGCGGGCGGAGGTGCTGTCTGTTGCGCCGCAGGTTGCTCCGTAACAGCAGGCTGCGCGGCGGCTGTCGCTGCCATCCTCGCTTGGCGCTTTCTCCATCTCTTGGACATGTCATCTCCAAACTTGGCGGGATCGAAGGGAGTTGAACCCTCGACTTCTTCCGTGACAAGGAAGCGCTTTTCCAATTAAGCTACGACCCCGAAACTTACGGCACCGCGATTCCACGCTGGCGGTACTTTTTCCATTCTACCCCGAAAGCGGAGCGCAACAGGATTTCATTGACTCGCTGGAACTGCCTGCGCCGCTCGATTTGTCGCAGGACTTTCCTTCTCCGCTGCTTTTTTCTCCGATTCTCGGGCATAGAATTTGTTGCCGCATGGTTCTTTGACGAGTATTGCGGCCACCCTCGAATGACTGGTGTTTAAGCAGCCATTGGCAGTGCAAATGGTTCTGCACCTAGTTTTCTGTTGTCCCGTTTCGTGGGCCACAGCATCCGGCATGAACTGCGTGATGTCCTCTAATTCCGTCGAAACCGTGACGGCCCCACAAAGAAACACTCGAACCATTGAGCGACAGCCAACGAGCTTCGCTTTTTTGAGTTAGCCGAAAACAGAGACGTTGTGTTCATGATCGTAAGTCGGCGCTTCTCGTTCAAGTGCTTCTTGGTGGAGCCGGTGGGAGTTGAACCCACGTCCGAAATCAAACTCCATCACCTTCTACATGCGTACTCGAAAACTAGGGGCGGCGTTGCCGCCGCCTCCACCACTCGGTTTACGTCCGAGAACGGACCCAGTGCCTTGCGGCCCCCGGCCTCCACTCAGCGCTTACGCGCCAAGATCGATACTGATCCAACTCCTCCACCATCCGAATTCTGGATCGAAGATCATTGGACTCCTAGTTTGAGCTTTGGACTCTTGCGCTTCTTGTTGTTCTGCTTGCCCCGTGGAGTGCGACGACCGCGAGAGTTTTTGTTGGCGTAGTTCTTGTGCCGCTCTCCCGGTTCGCCTTCCTTGGGACGCATCTTGCAATAGAGACAACCGGTAGGACAGGGAGTACCACGTCCAGTCCGGTGACGCCACGCGTGGGCGTTTCCCATGACAGTTTCTCACCAACCTTTCGCTAGTGATCTGTCATGGGAACCTCCAATGAAATGGTTGCGGAGAGCGGAATCGAACCGCCGTGATTTGGCTTATGAGACCAAGCTGGAACCATCTCCAGTCCACTCCGCCGTTACATTATCCTCGACAAGTTTATCGTTGTCAAATTCCCAATGATGATTGGCGCAAAAGGCTATTAAGTTACCTACCGCGTTGATCTCTTCAATGAGCGCGTCCTCAGAAAAATCGGCCACCGCTCGCAAATGAGCGATTTCAACGTACAGGCTATACCCGCAAATGGCACAGACCTTCTTCTTTCCGGAGCGATTGAACACCGTCTCTGCGTGTCTTCGGATTTGCGACCGTGCCGATTGGTACCCATTTCTCCGTGTAAATAACGCACGTTTCGATATTTTTCCAGTAATCGCAAGGAGTTTCACATTTAAGCAGTCGTCGCAGTAGTTACGCATTCTCTTGCTTGTTCTGCGTACTGCTCCCCCGCAGGTCTTGCACGCTCGTTCTTTTTTCCGTAAATGATTGTTAAAAATGGCAGCGCACCGCCGTGTGCAAAAGGTTCGCTTCCTTGCTTGCGGAATCTTCTCGCCATCCTTGACGACTATTGGGCCTCCGCAATTTTTGCAAATCTTTGGATTGGAGTAATACTTATCGAGAGCCTCGCGACGTGATTTGGTCGCTCTGGCGATACCGCCCGGAGAGCCATTATACTTTCGAAGTTGGCCTTCGTGTTTTTTTCGATACCGTTCTCGATCAAGAGAATTTAGGTGCTCTCTGTTAAGCGTTCTGTATTTCCGAAAATACGCCTTCCGGCATTCTTGGCATCTTTTCGTAGATATTGAGATTTCGTGTAGATGCTTCTGGCACCACTTCGTTGGCGCTGGTACACTTTGCTCTTGGGGTGTCATCGGAAACCTCATTTCCGGTTGGCGTAAGCCGGGTGTTCACGCACCTGACACCCCAATTATACATCTCTGGTGCAGCGTGAGAGGCTTCAACTCCCCATGCTCGAATGAGCGCCGCTTTTACAGAGCGGTGACCGTGCGCCCGGTCATACGCTGCACATCTGGCGGATACGGGGTGAGTCCAACACCCAAGTCCCTTTCAGGAGCGTCCCGCTTCAAACGGGGTAGGCTTGGCACATGCCTAACGTATCCAAACAGTGGCGGAAGCGGAGGAAGTCGAATCCCCAACACCTTGCGGTGTGTCCCGTTTCGAGCGGGGTGGGCCTGCCAAATGCCCAACGCTTCCGTGGCGGGGAGCAGCGTACTCGAAACGCAAACCCGATGGGTCCGCATCGCTTTCCAGACGAGCCCTGTCGCCCGACAGGTTTACTCCCCAAACACGTTTACTGCACAAACATGGCGGAGAGCCGAGCGCACGATGCCCATTCCCAAAGGGAACCATCGGTTTAGCAAACCGCGCCGTCAGCCTCAACGGTTGACTCTCCAAAATTAGCCGCACGACTAAATTTAGTTCGTCGCCTAATACGGCCTTAATCTGGTGCCGATGGGGAGGATCGAACTCCCATGCGATTGCTCGCGCTGCGTTTTGAGTGCAGTCCGTCTTCCAATTCCAGCACATCGGCAAAACTTTGGTAGCCCCGGTGGGATTCGAACCCACAGTGTCCGGCTAAGGACGCTAGTTCCTAAGACTAGTGGCTGGGCCAATCCGCCAGCGGGGCCACATTTAAACTTGGAGAGCCTGAGTGGAATCCAACCACCGCATCACGGTTTTGCAGACCGCTCCCTTAGCACTTGGGTACAGGCTCATGGTGCGAGAGAGGGGACTTGAACCCCCACGGATTTCTCCAACGGTTTTTAAGACCGCTGCGTGCTGCCATTTCGCCACTCTCGCGCAAAAACTAAAAAGCCCCCGATTTCTCGGAGGCCGCTTCACTGAATTCCACTCTGGACTCAGTTCACGAACCCCCGCTGCCGCTCAGTAATGAGCTATACGAGGAGAGCGAACTGAGGCACAAAGTCTTCACGGTTCAAATCCTCTCACGGTCCAGAAATCCTGTCAACTCTCTTTTTTCGAATCCTTCACCACGCTTCCGGTTCTCGGGCAGCGCAGGCAATCGATCTTCATGTCGTCCACGCGAATCTGTTCCGGCACCAGACGTTCGTTGTGAACGCCGCAAACCGGTGGATTCGAGTCAGGCTTTTGGAAACAGGGTGTTGCCATACTTGAGCAGAATTATACAGACGATTTGCCGCAAAGCGGCATCCAATTGCCTTGAGGTGATCTATGTCAATCGTCCTTTTGGTTTTCGCGTTTGTACTGTTCGCTATCGCTGCCATTTGGAATCCCCAGCCTCAGCCCAGCCCATGGTTCGGCAGGCTCATTGCCGCTGGGTTGGCGTTTTGGGTAGCATCCGCGCTGTTTAGCGGCATCCTCCCGCTGCACCTTGGGATGGGTCACTAATGCTGATCATCATTATCTTGTTGATCTTGCTGTTCGGCGGCGGCTTCGGCTACTGGGGCCACACCCAGTGGGGTGCGGGTGCCGGTGGTGGGATCGGGCTGGGAACCATTCTGGTGATCCTCCTGATTCTCTACCTGCTGCACGTGATCTAGCTCCTATCACTTCTTCTTTCTTGTCGCCGCGTAGGTGACCGTCACCCTGCGCGTCTTTTCTATTCCAAAAAACTTCAGCATTTTCTTCCCCGGCCCTCTGTGCCCGTTCAGCACATCCGACAGATAAGCTGCTGAAACACCTATCTGCGATGCGTAGGCGCGGAGCGATTGCTCTCCCTGTTTGCCTCGAATGAGCCGGACGATCTGATCGTCATTCATCATTTGCACGGTATCGCGCTGCTTGGTTTTTGTCAACTATCCACGCGTTGACCGCTGGTGACGCTTGACACGCTTTCACTTCGGCGCTATCGTCAACCGCATGGCCGAAAAACCCACGCCAATCCTCTTCATCTCCGACAGCCCATCGTCATCAAGCGGCCTCGGAAGAATATGCCGTGACATCACGACAAGGGTGCATGAGCACCTAAGCGATATTTATCGGGTTGGCGTTCTCGGATGGGGTGGACCCGGCTCACGGCGTTTTGGGTTCACGAACTACGTCATTGAGGGAATGCAGGAATGGGCGATCCCGACTTTGCCTGAAGTCTGGGACGATTTTGCTGGTAATGAGTCTGGGATTGTATTCACGATTTGGGATTTATCCCGCTTGGATTGGATCGCTCAGCCAAGACTCTCGGAATCTTCTCTGCTCAAGAACCCGGCGTTGCGTCAATGGCTCATCAAACGTCCGTTCAAGCTTTTTGGCTACGCGCCAATCGACGGCTCAGGGCCGAACGACAAGTTGTCATTCCCACTCATGCGAACCGCGCTCGGGTTCGATACGCTGCTTGGCTATGGTGAGTTTGGCGAAGATGTTTTGCGGCGGACTATCGGAGACGAGGAATCATCGAAGCGGCATTTAAGTAGTATCCCGCATGGGGTAGACAGAGAAACGTTCTACGAGAGGCATCGTCAACTCTGCCGCCACATGTTTTTCCAGATCACTAGCGGCCAACAGATCATGAAGGATAGCGGACCGATCACTGATGACACCTGCCTGATCGGAATTTGCGCGACGAATCAGGACCGCAAAAATTTCGCGCTCGGTATAGAAACGGCAGCGATCATTGCCAGAGACCGAAAAGTGAGGCTATGGCTGCACACGGATGCATACGAGCGATTCTGGAGTCTCCCCGCACTCCTAGTCGATTATGGAATTCTCGACAGGGCGATCATTAGTTTGACGCAGATTGCCGATGAACAACTGGCGGAAGCATTCTCGGCCTGCGATCTGACGCTAGGCATAGGTCCTGAAGGTTTCGGACTGCCGTTGGCTGAGAGCCTCGCGTGTCAGACTCCCGTGGTGACGGGGAGTTACGCTGGAGCCGCTGATTTCGTTCCGAAGGAAATGCAAGTTGATCCTATCGCGTTTCACTATCAAGGATCGTTCGCGACCAAGCGCCCTGTCTACAATGCTCAAGATTGGGCGACGAAGGCGAACGAATGGATCGGCAAGCGAACGAGTCTCGATCCACGGTACGACTGGAAACATCTATGGCCTCGCTGGGAAGCATGGTTCCGAGAGGGATTCAAATGAGCGGCACAAAGTAACGCTCAGATCGGAGCATATATGGAAAACAAACTCGGTGGTCCGCCAATCACCGCTCGCCGTTGGACGATTGCAATCGCGCTGATGGTCGCGCCATTTCTTTGGTGGATGTTCACTTACTACCTGCACGTTCCGAATACGATGATTGAGCGTGTGTTCTCAGGCATTCTGGGTGGGGGAGCGGCTTACGGCTTGGTGCTCCTTTATATTTGTATTTCTTGCGTAACCGGATGGGAAGCTGGCGGAGATTGAGGATTTATGAAAGACGTGATTGTCGTCGCACATGCCACCGAGCGAAAATACCTGACTGACGAGTATGAAGGGCAACTGCGCGATGCGCACATCGACTTCCATATCGAGCCTATTACGTTATCTGACGGGATCGGCTCCATGACTGGAAGGTGGAGAGTGGATTACTGGCACAGGATGTGCAAGAAATTCTCCGGCTACGACCGGATCGTCTTCACCGATGCATGGGATGTGCTGTTCTTCGGAAATATCTACGGTATGCACACCCGAGTGCCTCCGCTCTTAATCTCCGCCGAGCGCAATTGCTGGCCAGATGAGTCGCTTGCGCAATGGTACCGCTCCACAAGTCTTTGGCGCTATCCGAACCCCGGAATGATGTGCGGCTACCCGGAATACATCGTTGCTTGGATCGAATCTCTGAAAGCCGGATTGAGATTCAACGCCGACGTGATGGATCAACTTGCGTTTTGCCAACTCGCCGCCAGTCATCCCGAACTCGTTCCGCTCGATACCCTGACGACGCTATTCTATGTGGTTTCCGCCGACAAGGAAGACGGATCATTGATCGTGCGCGATGGAATGCCATACAACTCTCGCTACGGAACATCCCCTCAGTTCGCGCATTTCGCTGGTCCGTGCCATCCAGACCCATTTCGCGCGCTGCTAAGTGGCGAAGTTTCCGCCTTGAGAAAACCTGAATGATGCTATCGTTTAAGCCATGAAGACATTTGACGAGGTTTACGAATTCTCGCTCTCTGCCGAGGGGAACGGCACGCATGACCATCCTCTCTGCACCGCCACAGCGGCGGAACTCAAGACGTTCGTTCCCCATGTGCTGTCGTTGCCCACCGGTTCTCGTGTAGTGGAATTGGGTACCTACACTGGAAGATCGTCATCGGTATACCTTCAGGTTCAAAAAGACCTCGACCTCGATATTCACCTCGTTGACGCTCTCCTCTGGGAACCGAAACATGCGACGTATGCGTTTTGGAATCTCATCGTGAATCATTTTCTCGAAGTCCCGTTCACCTATCACAAAATGCCTACCGACTTGGTGGCGTCACAGTGGAATTTTCCTATCGATTTTCTCTACATCGATGGGTGGCATTACGCTCCGCAGGTAGGCCGCGATTTTGCAAATTGGATTCCATTCCTGAAACCCAGCGGAGTGCTTGCGGTCCACGACAGTGACTACCACGAAGTCGCCGCATGTCTTGATCAATTCGTGAAGTCAGCGAATTGGAAACTGCTTTCAGAAGCAGAGCGAATGACTGTTTGGAGGAAGCCGTGAAAATATGTCTCGTAACCCCACCGTCTCCGTTCCTCCTTGAAGACCGGGTGTTCGCCGCTCTCGGTATTCTCAAGGTTGCTGCGGTTCTCGAACGCGACGGCTACCAAGTTGATCATCTTGACCTATGTGGAGTAGCCAACTTCGAAGAAGTTGTGCGGCAGTATCGTGGCGCAGATATATTCGGCATCACCTCTACAACACCACAATTTCCATCAGTTATGCGAATTGCCAAGGCGCTTCGAGAAGTGCCCGGAAGGAAGTTAATACTTGGCGGTCCGCATCCGACACTGATCCATTCTTCTTATAAGCGTGGTAGGCATAGGGCTGATGCGCCAATGAAAGCGATACTAGAACATTTCGATGTTGTTATTGCGGGCGATGGAGAGGACGCAATATTCTCAGCGATAAGCCCATTCTTCAAAGGACTAATAGATGCGGACGATCCAAAAAGTCCCATGTGGCAGACTAACAAAAAGTTTACTGATTCACCATGGCCTGCACGGCACCTACTCGATGTCGAATCTTACCATTACTCGATTGACGGCTATCCAGCGTTACATCTCGTCGGACAATTAGGGTGTCCTATATGTGTTCCTTTTGCGCCGGAAGGAACTCTGCAATGCTACGGCGCACCCGTAACAGGGATTATGAGAACATAATTCAGGAAGTTCTGCATATTCACTCTGTATACGGGTACACGGCTATAAATTTCTTCGACGATGAGCTTAACGTCAGTAAGAGCATGGTTGACTTAATGCGTGGTTTGAAGCGCGAGGCCGAAAGATTAGGCGTCGAATGGAAGCTGCGTGGTTTTATCAAGTCTAACTTGTTCAACGAAGAGCAGGCAAATGTAATGTACGAAGCTGGATTCCGTTGGATACTCGTTGGATTTGAGTCTGGTTCTGAGAGGATACTTACTAACATCGAAAAGAAGGCCACACGTGAGCAGAACACGCGGTGTATGGAGATTGCTCATTCTCACGGGCTCAAGGTAAAGGCTCTCATGTCGCTCGGCCACGCCGGGGAAAGTCACGAGACGATCATGGACACCTATGAGTGGTTGATAGAAACACGTCCGGATGAAATGGACGCCACCATCATCACCCCATATCCCGGCAGCCCATATTGGGACGATGCTGAGCCAGTCGGCAATAATGTGTGGAAATTTACCGCGTCGAAGACTAAAGATGCGCTGTACATGAATGACGTAGATTTTACCCAGACAGCCGATTACTACAAAGGTATTCCGGGTAGTTACGTTAGCCATGTATGGACCGACTTTATCTCTCCAGAAGAGTTGGTAAGGCAACGTGACTGGCTTGAAACCGAAGCCAAAAATAAACTGGGCATCAAGATGATTGAGCCAGTTCCCGCCATTCAATTCGAAGCTTCAATGGGGATGTCACCACAAATTTTCAGGAGTTCAAAATGAGCGATTTCAGCGCATTCGTTCCGCACGTGGTACGCGAAGACCTGTTAGCTAAAGCCGTCGATTCGATTCCCGAATATCACGAGAATCTGACGATCATCGACAACTCTCCAAACGGACTTCCAAAAGGTTCTCATTGGTGGGGTGATGTCTTACGTCCTCCTGTTCCGCTGTCCTGTTCGCAAACCTTCAACTGGATCATGCGGCTCACCAGAGAATGCGGCCAGAAAATCTGCATTTGGATGCACAATGATGCCGAAGCTGGACCCGGTGTGGCTCAAGGGCTACTCGACTTCGCGCGAAAGTCCGCAGCAGATGGCCGCAAATGGGGAGTCTTGTTCACACACTACGACACCATGTGCGCGCTCAACACCGATCTGATCGATGTGGTGGGAGAGTGGGATGTGAATTTGCCGCAGTACGCAACGGATAACGACTACTATCGTCGCGTCAGGTTGGCAGGATGGGAATGTATCGACACGAACCTGACAGACGTGAAGCACGAAGGCAGCGCGACGATCAACAGCGATCCAATGCGAAAGTTTGTGAATTCAGTGACATTCCCGCTATATCTTTACTACTATTCCCAAAAATGGGGCGGCGACGTTGGGCGCGAAAAGTTCCTCACTCCTTTCAACCGCTAAAATCAATCCTTGCACTTTCATGCTTGCAGTGCTAGATTCGATGCTTGCACTTGAGGAATCCCCATGGATGAGAATCACGGTTCGGAGGGTGGCAAGGCCCGGAAAGAGAAACTTTCCCCTGAGCAGCGCAAGGCCATTGCCAAAGCTGCCTCTGATGCTAGATGGGCCAAAGCCAGACAAGCCAAGGAAGCCGCAGTCGCTCCTGCTCCCCCCGTCGATCCGCCCGCACCTGCTCCTGAGCCCGCTCCCCGGCCAGCACTCACCCGGAGACGCCAGAGCACTGTACCGATGCCGAAGGCCTTCAAAGGAGCCAGTTCCTACGCGGAGAAACGCCTCGCGGAGGCGATCAAGCAGCGGGCGGAGTACATGGGCCGCGTGGCCGCGTTGAATGCCGAGATTCCGTCGCTGGTCAGCGTGATCCGGGCGCTTGGCGGAAATCCGATGATCGAACCGGCATCCATGCAGAGCTACCCGTTGGCGGATGGGTCTACCTACCCGGTGATGGCTCCTGTTCCTATGCAGCCGGGGGCCGATCCCGCGCTCCCGCCGAGTATCGATCCGGCACTGTTTCGCACCAACGGGGCTCCGGTTCCGGGAACCGTTACCGCACCCGTACCGCTCATCCCCAACACGGCCATGGGTGGCGCGCAGGACCTTGACTACACTCCTACCGACGATCAGCCGAGGCGTCCTAGTGGCGATGGAGAGTGGCGATGAAAGAACTCTGGAAAGCATTGATCGCGCGACTTGTATATTCGCTCACGCCGAAACCTCCGGTCCTACCTTCTCCGGTAATCGTTCAATCTCCTGCGCCGCCACTTACTCATGGGATATGCGTATGCGGCCATTTTAGGTGCGTGCACACCGATGGAAAAGGTAAATGTCATGCTGGATTAGCGCCACACAGCGAATACAACCCCACAGATGCTTGGCTGTATTGTATATGCCAGATATTCATCGAGAAAAGAGATGACCATAGCAATCGACAGACCGAATCACTATCGCCAGAAGAGTTAGAGAAACTCTATCGGCGGTGAAAGATGATGGCAATGAGCGGCGATAAAATTCAAGTCGATATTTCCTTTTACCGTGACGCAAACGGAAGAGTGTGCGAGCGCCGCCGCGTAGAAGGCAAGATTGTCTACGATGAGCCAGTCCTCTTGTGGCACGGTCAGAAACCGTGGTACGAAATATCCTTGGCCGATTGGCCGTGGGAGCCAGAATGAAAGATGGCATCGTTTGCGGCCTCTGCCATCGCTACGTGTATCTCGGCGGTTGCGTGACGAGGAACTGCACGTCGTGCGTCAAGCTCTACCGTCAACTCGAAAAAGAGCGCGACAAAGAACGTGAGTTAAAGACATGAACCAACCGATCTGGATCATCGAAGATTTCAGTAACGGCACGTGGCGTGTGAATCAGCCGTACCGCTTGTACAAAAGCGAGGAATCAGCAAAGAAGGGATTAGGCAAATACTCCTATTCGCGCATCCCGAGGCGGGTAACCGAGTACAGACCAGTGGAGGAAGATGACGGAGCCAAACCAGAACCCGCCCAGTGAGCGCGAGTGGACGATTGCCGAACGCGAGGAGTTCTTCGCCTCTCAGGATGCCATTACGGGAATTCTCAACGGAATTCCCAGTCAGCCTCCTATCGAATGGAGTACGGGCGCATGGAATGGGCCGCTCATAGAGCTTGACCATGACGATCCTTTCGGTGATCTGGAGCGCATCTTTCGCCGTGGCATCCACGTGACAAAGATCGTTCCTCCGGAGCAGGGTTGGCCGATGGCGTTCTACTGTCCGCTCTGCAAGGAAACCACGTTTCTCCTCTCGCCGTGGGCCGTCAAGCCGAAGGATGGGGACTACTTCAAAATGAACGAAACGTGCGCGTCGGAGGAGCATTATTACCAACACAACATGCAGATGGCGATGAGGACGTTCCCTGTACCAAATCAGATCGGAGCGAGATAGATGTTCGATTACTTGAGCGCATCCATCGGTCCTGTTGTTGATGGGCTGGAAGAGTTTGAGAAAATCTACGCCTTGGAACAGGGCTGCTACGTTCCACTCCGCACGCTGCCGGGGAATGTGAAGGCTCCGCTACCAACCAGATTGACGACGCTTCCCGCTGAGAATAGCCATAGCGCGATTACAAGATGGGAACTTTCTCCCGAGCAGCGTCGAATGATCGCAGACGGAGCGGATATATTCCTTGAAGTCATCCACTTTGGCGGTCCGCTGGCTCCGGTAAGAATGGCTATTGGGAAGCAAGAGAATGATGCTGAGTTGTGGAATCGTTGGTTCTGCGCTCAAACGAATGGGCCTTATGGGGAAGAATTGAAGCGAAGGAGAGAGGAGGCTTTATGACCTACCGCTACCGATTACTGCCCGGAGGCTACGTGGACGAGACCGGTGCGCATCGCGGCGCTCCGCCAACACCGGAGGACTACGCCAGAGTTGCGCTACTGACGATGCACCGCGCGCTCTTCGCTCGCGATCTCCACATCCATCTCGACATGATGAACACCAAAGACGCAAAGCAGGCGTACAAGGCGATGGAATCCTGTGCCGATGTGGCAGGGAAGTATTTCTTCGAGCCCCAAGAAAAGGCAAAGATCGAATTTCAGGTTCACGATCCATTGCCGCAGCAGGATGTCCCGAGCGAAATCGAGTTCACACAGGAAATGAGCGTCGAAGAGGCCAAGCGGCGCTACCCCAACACGCCAATACCGGGAGAGGAAAAATGAGCGACGAGAGTAAACATAAGATCGTTTTCCAGCCATCGGGACGCGGAAAGGCGCAATGCGCTCCCGATCCAGATTATCCACATGGAAAGGCGATGCCGAAGCTACCGTTTGGCCAGAGGCAATGCTATGTGGAGCTTCCTTATCCGGCTCCAGAATGCGGTTATTGGATGGTGACCTGCGAGGAATGTAAATGCGCCATAGCTATAACGGCTGCTGGGAGGATGGACGATCCTATCAGTTTCTACATGCCGTGCATTCCCAAGCATCCAACCACCCTAAATCCCGGTGAAGCACAGGGTGTTTGCCAAACAACCTCTACGGAGCGATTTTATAATCCGGAGTGCAAATGTCCAACTTATCCCGGAAATCTGGGGCCGTGCGCGGAATTCGTTGCTGGGGGTAACGGTCGCTGCGTCTACTGTGACCATGAGACGGACTGCCACAAAGCGCTTGAGGGTATAAGAAAGCGCTCAGCGAAGGTTGAAGCATGAAACTGACGGACGCTACCGACAAAGAGGTCGAGGAACTGCGCGATCAGTATCGACTTGAGTTACGCAGGGAAACGCAGGCATCCGAGTCCGTGCGGCGCATGTGGAAGATTGTTTACCTCGCGTTGGATGATGTCCTGTCGCGGCGCAATGGCGGCGCTAGAACGGTGCTTGACGCGACGAAGATGGTCAGGCCGGGAGACAAGCCGCTGGCTTAACCGATCTGCACGAACCCATACTTTCCACTCGGCTGGTTCCCGGAATGACAGTGCCCTCGATGTGCGCAGGGGGGCCAGTCGCAGACTGAAAGACAACCTTCCGGTTGCTCCCTCATTTCCATCAAAGTATCGAGTTTCCTTCCGATAAGATCGACGATCTTCTGCCTCGCCTGCCGCTCTGGAACTGGAACGGTCACACTGAAACAATGGTCGGCCAAAATTCCGTCATCGTGCATCGCCTGAAGCCAATCATGCGTGCTGATTTCGTCGCGATCCTCTCTCCAGATCGGGACCCAAGAGTCCTTGAATGGCACCTTCACGTCGTTCTTTTTTCGGAAGCGCAGTTGCTTGCTTCTGGGGTGGAGGATTCCTTTTGAGAGTGGGCCGTGGCGTTTGCCATCTCTGCTGGCCCCCAAAACGATTACGGCCTCTTGTAGAGGGAGACCGTAGACGCACACTTCGCCGAGTGAAAAGAAGCTCCTCGCCTCGTGGTAATGCCGGTCGTCGTTCCATGCGGTAACTAGCACCACGCGTCTCAGAAAATCGCCAGTAGGGCTTAGGAAGGCCGCTGGATGCCAGTATGGGCCATCTCCTAGCCTAACCGGCTCCGCTACGCTCCATGGCGGCTCTGTGGCGCGGCGCACGGCATGAGAAATCACGTCCGCCAGAGCAGCGATGTGGACCGTTTGAGCGTGTAAATCGTATTCTTTGGATTCGAGTCCGGGATCGGCACCGAGGGTATAGCAGTGCTCACCGGCATGTTGGCCAAAATCGGACCGGCTGGAGGTGAGGCCAACTTTCAGACCTTCTTGCAACATCTCATTAGGCTGAAGTTTCCGAAGTTCCCAATTCCTGCTCCACCAGCCGTCTAATCGGCAGTGCTCAAAGTGTGTCAAAAGTTCAGGGGATGTCATTCTTCTGGCTCTTCGTCCTCAGGCTCCGGCTCCTCGTCGCCTTTTTCTCGCTCGTCGTTGATTGCCTGCGCGACTTCTTCTGCCGGGTAGTCCAGTACGAGGCCATCCATCGCGCCTTGGCCGGTTACCCAGAGCGTGCAGGATTTTTCGTCGATCTTCTTGATCGCGGTGACGCTCCAGATGTCCAACCAAAGCTCGTCCAGAATTTGAATCAGCATGGCGCTACTTTACTCCCACAGGCCTCAGTTGCGCAGCTTTTGCTTTTATTTGCTCAAGTGTCGGATATTGCGGCGCTGTCGTCACGTATTGGCGGATTGCTTCCACAGCTTTGAGCATCGCCGGGGACTTGTACTGCCCCTGCTTTCTCCACTCGTCAGGATATTTTCCTCCTAATTCCGGAGTCACGTATCCACGAATGTAAGCATCGATCCGGGATTGCTGAAGCCATTGCGCGAAAGGACGTTTCTCTCCTTCATTCTTCACTGCATTAGCGTATTCCCTCTGGTCCATCGCCTGCTGCTGAGGAGTTCTCGCCTTGAGAACTGCCTGCTTCATCGCATAATACTCGGGGTCTACAGGCTTGCCGCTTTTAGGATCGACTCCACCAAGATAATGCAGCAGGTCTCCTCCGAGCGCGGTGGTAAGCGTCGGACCTTGGAGCCTATCGAATAGCTCAAGCGTAATCTTCCCCGGATTAGGATTCTCACTCTCCCATGGAGGATAGAATTCTAGGCCGCGATCATCGTTTGGATTCGTCTTCTTCCCTTGCTGGATCATCACCTTCGAAAGATACGGAGCAAGACGCGGGAACTGCTTCTGGACAGCGGCTAGACGTGGGTCCATTGGCACTTTCGGAGTCGGCGTCGGCTGTGATTTGCCTCCCATCAATGGATCGGCTGGCAGCATTCCCAGCCCCGGCGTATTGTAGGCCGGTAGTCCGGGCGGCTCAGGCTTGGTATTGATCGCCACTGGCTTCTGGAGCCCTACGAGTTCCAACAGTGCGTTCCTGTCGATCTTCTCGTTCACCCCCGGCATTGCCGCCAGTTGTTGAATGAAAGGATGGTATGCCTGCTGAAGCTCATACATCTTCTTTTCGTCTTCCGCCGTGATCTTTCCCTCGGCAGCCTTTTTCAGATATTGATCGTGGTAAAACTTGTAGTCCTTAACCATTTCCGCTTGCTGCTCAGAATTAAAATCTGAGATCGTCTTTCCATGCGTTCTTGCATCTTGAAGTCCTTGGACTCCGCCGTAATTGTAGATCGACAATCCATTGCCTTGAATCGGAGAAGATACCTTACCAATATCTTTGTTGCGTGTGAATTGGAATGTGTGAGTCAATTCATGGTTTAGGATTGGAGGTCCGTAAAGATCGTCAGCCAAAACTTCGATTTTGTAAGGATCACTCTTATTGACTTGTGCCGTCCATTTTTTATCTTCTTCTGTCTTGGGCGGAGTAACTACTTGCTGAACCCTGCTCATGTCGAGGTTTTCTTTGAGGAACTCAGGAACTTCCGAGTAATCTGGCATGTCACTCTCATGAACGCTGGATATAGCGCCGTGAGTTTTGGCGAGTGCTTTGTAATCGATTGGCGCAGTGCTCATTTGATCCCCGCAGCCTCACGAAAGGCCGATGCCGACTTCTCATCCGGGAAGATGTGGATGTAACCTTCCGGGTCCTTAACTTTCACTTGCTTTGCGGCTGCTCCTTCGCCTTCTGGTACTCCTCGTCCCGCTTGTGCATCAGTTCCCGGAGCCCCGCGAGGCCCTTCGTCTTGAAGGCTTCCCACACCTCTTCCACCTGCTTGCTTTCCGGTGTCTCGGTCGATTGCTCGGAAGTAGTCATCCTTGATCTCCTTTGCGAGTACGGTGATGTGGAGCAATTTGTCCAGAGCTTTTTCCCCGTGCTGTTCTTCGAGCGCGGTGAAATACTGGAACAGATACGCGGCAGCTTCGTCTTCTGTGATCCCGAGCTTTTGCGGAGCCTCGGATAGCATCTTAGCACTTGCCTCGCGCACCCGCCTGCGATTCATCAACTCGCTGCCGTCGTCGGTAATCTCCGGGTAGTTGATCCTGAGATGGCTCTTCATCCCCTCCGGAATCACCTCGTTCAACTCCGCAAACTTTTCCTTGGGAAGATGATTCCCCATCTGGTCAGCGACGGTGTTCTGCCAGCCATGATTCAATTCTTCGCGCAACGTGGAGACCGCTTCACGGATCGAGTCGCCCTTGCGCGGGATCGCGGCGATCACTACACCTTTCTTGTCCATCCCACGAAGCATCAGGTCCGTCAATTCCTCGTGCAGTGGTGGTTTGAGGATCATCAGGTTGCCGATGATCGACTTCACGGTGTGCGGGTCAAGACTCACGCCGCTCAGCGTGTAGCCCGGTCGCGCTTCTCCTGCCATGCCGGTGTAGAGCGTGTTCAATCCTGCGCGGTTCAGGTAAAGGATTCTGGACTTGTCCGGCAGTAGCCGGATTTCTCCGATACCTCTGTTCTTCAAGTCCTCAATCTGCTGAGTGGCTTGGGTGTACTGCTGGAGCCACGGTTCCGCTTTCTCCGCCCACGATTTGTAATCCGCTTTCCACTTTTCGATCTGCTCCGGCGTGGCGTCCGGTTTTGGATCGTATGGGCGGGGTAGTTGAGCCAGTTGGTTCTTTACATCTCCCAGTCTCCTCCACGCATCGGCAAGTTGGATGTCGCTCGCTGGGGGTGCTTTGTACACCTGCTTGAGGTCCGCATTTTCCAGTGTTTGCGTGCCCTTGAGCGGCACTTCCTCGATAGACCCATCTTTGTTGCTGATCGAGACGGAGTTGACGGTGAACTTTTTCCCTTCCATCCCGTTCATGCCCACATACTTTTGCGCAGCCTCCGGCTTCACATATCCCAAGGTGACGTGTGGCTTGTACTCCGGGAACGAACGGTCAACAAAGTTGCCGTGCTCATCGATCTCCTTCTCCATCCTGTGCAGTTCTGGTGATTCGATGTTCACAACGATAGGCGCTCCACCGTCGCTGTGCTCGCTTGGCGGGAAGGCAGTCGTCTTGCCCAATGTGGCCTCAAACGGTGCCTGCTTTTCCAAATACGCTTTGATCCCTGCCGTGTCCTCGCCGTCGATTCCATAGCGCACAGTGATGTGCGCGTTCTCTTCGAGACCGCTTCCATCTGTCGTGTTAGTTGACGGCATCAGGTCGTTCTTGTCGATCTGGGTGCGGGCGGTCGCGAGAGCTTTACCTGCGTCGGAGTCTTGCGGGATGTCGGCTTGTGTGTTGCCGTATTTGTACTTGGTAGTTTTAGGCTCCTCTTTTGGCGCTGGCGGTGCTTCGGCTTTCGGCGGTTCTGGAGGAACAGCAGTGGATGGTTGCGGTGCGGGAGTTTCGACTTTGGGCGGCGCTGCGACAGGTTGAGTCGCTACTGGCTGCGGTGCAGGCTTCGGCGCGATCTCCGGCTTGGATGCCTTTACCGCTTCTGCCTTGGCTTTGATGTCGGCGAGTGACGGCGGCGCGGCTGGAGGATTCGTCTCAGGCAGCTTGAGTTTCTCCGCCGCCGCCTTCACATCCTCCAGATTGGGCGGCGTGTTTCTGGTCTGCTTCGCAGCCGCTTCGACCGGCACAACCTGCTTCGGCGTGGCGCGCTCAAATGTTCCCTCAATCGTCGGTGGCTGTCCCGGCATCGATGCTGGAGCTTTTGGCTTTGCCTCCGGAGGAAGCACCACGCCTTCCGCGTTGAGTTGTTTGATCCTCTCTTCCGGCAGAACCTTTCCTGCTTTGTCGAGCAGGAAGAATCCAAGCACATCCCCCAACGCGTTCTCTGCCGCAAGGCTCTTCGACTTCCGCCAGTCGTGGACAGCCTCTTTCAGCCGGTCCGCGATCTGTGCGCCCGGATGGAAGTTGAGCAAGTCCGTCTCGGCCTGCTGTGAAACCTTGTCGTCCGGCGATCCCAGCTTCGACAGGATCGAGAACATCTGCGGAGCCATGTCCACCGCGCCAAAGATCACGCGCCCCGCGCGCTTGGCGATGTTTCCTCCCACGTTCGCTGCGTTCGCTCCAGCGTTCCACGCGGCGTCCACGTTCGCTTTTACGCTGTTGTCGACCGGCTTGGTATTCGGGTTCTGGAGAGTGGGCTCTGTGGCCTTGTAGACGGCCCGACGCACCGTGTTCCAGTCCGGCGTGACGGTCGGAACATTGCCGGTGAGTCTTTTGTGCTCAGACTCCTCCGTCGCGATCCCCGATGGCATCTGGTTTTTGGTGTGTGTCTGCTTTTTGTAGTCCGGAGAGGAAGTAAATTTCTTGATGACCGCAGCCACATCAGCGTCGGGCATGTCACCCGGAAACTTGATGATCGAGTCGTCTACCTTGACGAGTTTGTGCTGAGGGTCGGGCATGGCTACGCTGCCACGATGTTACCAGTAGTCGGGTCGAAGATGTGCGTGTAGGGCTGCGCTGATCCTTGCGGGCCGGGAGCCGCTGGCGGGTTCAACGTGTCTGCCTGCTTCTTCATATCTGGCAAACTCGGAGGCTGAGGCGCAGCTTTCCCTCCAGCAAGCCATGCCGCCATGATCGGGGCGATCTTCACATTGGCGGCGCTTGGGTCCTTCTCGCGCTCCTCCTCCGCCAGATTTCCGAGAGCCTCGCGCAGTTTTGCTGCATCCTCTGGGGGGAGCGAAGCGATAATCTTCATGTCTTCCGCGCTCGGCTTCGCCAGCCAGTCGAGAACACGCGGGGCGCGGAGCGCGTGCGTGAGCACGTTCACACCAATCGATCCGAGTAGAAGGTCTCCCCCAAACTCAGGACTCTTACCCTTCATCAAGACAGCCATTCCACCGCCGAAGAGAAGACGCACCACCCATTGTCCGTACTTTCCATAGGCGCGAAGTTTGTCGGCGATGAATTGCGCATTTTCCGCTTGAAGGTTTGGAGCTTCTGGCCGTGGAACTTCTGCCGGTCTGTCCGGTGGCGCTGTCCTCTCTGGCTCTTTGACTGCGGCTGGTTCCACCGGCACAGGACGATCCGGGAGCGGCGTGCGTTCAGGAGTTTTGAGAGTTGGCGATGGCACCGGCTGTGGTTTTGGTGGATACGGTTTAATCTGCTCGCGGAGAGGAGCATCCTTCGGTAGAGCCTTCAAACCATCTTGAAGGTTGTCGATGTGGCTTACTATTTTGGGAATTGACGGGTCGTATCCTCCCAATCTAGTGATGTACGCCTCAAGTTTCGTGTCCTTAGTGAAATTTGGAGTCACCTTCGATCTCACATAGTTAGCGGCGGTGCTCGGTGTGGTCTGTGGATTACGGAACGTGTCTACATAGGGACCGTGCAACGCGCGCGCCTTTTTGAGAAGATCGTCAGCGCCAGCCTCCTTCGATACACTATCCTCTAACTTCCGCACTGCATCGAGAACCTGACCGATAGCATACTTTATGTTCCCTGCTCGATCTGAGCGCACCGCATCCTCAAGTTGCGTCTTCCATCCGTGGAGGCGTGAGATCGGCGTATCAGCGGAGCCACCCTGTGCTACGCTGACGCCTCGTTGAGAAAAGTCTTGATCGATCACATCCTTCTGGCTTTGTGTGAGGCCGTCGTAATTCGCGCCAAATGCCTGCTGCGATGCCTTATTGAGAGCATCTGTCCCCGATCCAGATTTCTCCGATTCCTTGAGAATGTCGCGAAACTCCGCCACTTGCTGCGGGTTCATCTTATCTTCCTGAGCTTTTATCACCGAAGCTACAGGGTCCAAATTCACCTGCGCATTGCCGATTTTTGCCCGCCAAGCATCCCATGCTGCGTCATCGGCGTCCTTGGCCTTCTTTTGTGCATCGGCGATTTTGTCGTCCAATTCCTCGGAGGCGGTATCTAGTTTCTGCTGAGCTTGGACTCGCTTATCTCTGTCTCGGAGAACTTCTTCGTTATGCTTTCTCACCTCTTCCACTGTTGCCCGATACTCTCTTTCTTCCTTTTGTTGCTTTTTCAGAGTATCAATCTTGGCTTTCCTATTTTCTCGTTCCGCTTCCATTTCCGAACCGGCAGTCTTATGGAGAGCCTCTTGCGTTTCCTCAAGGTGCCTTTGCGCGGCTGCGGCATTTTCCTCTGCCGCTTTCGACTCCGAAAGACGTACCTCCGCCTCGTGACGAAGCTCCACGCCGTGCGTGGCATGAAGCGCGTCCTGTGTTTTTTCTAAATGCTGTTGCTCCTGATTTCTGTTTTCCGTCCGCGTATCTTCCGATTCCTTGCCGAATTTCTTTATCACGCTTCGGGTGTTTCCCCACACGCCGAGCGTATCCCTTACCTCGTTGCGGAGTGCTTCAACTGGTTTGCCGGTAGATATTCCAGCCGCTTCTGCCGCGCTTTTAGCTCCGGACCTAGCGGCCTCGGGAGCCTTAGCAATAAGCCCCATACCCATTAGCGTGCCGACGAGATTGTCAGCGGCGAGCTTCCCGGTTGGGTCAGTCTTTAAGTCCTCATGGAATTGCTGCTGTAGCTGTACCGGAACCTGCCCCGGATCGACTAGATCCAGCAACGTCGTGTAGTGCTCATTTCCGGCAGCGACATTCAGGTACGCAGTCCCCAAATCTTTTATGAATCCGGGGAGAGCGGTGAAAACGCGGCCAGCAGCCTTCGCCTCGTTCACGTCAACTCCGGGGACAATCCCAATCGGCATCGTTCCAACTTTGCCGGTCGATGGTTGCAGGAGGCTTTGAATCTTGGCGCTCGCTCGTTCGATGAGCGTTGGTCCCTGATTTTCGTGCTCGCTGTCCTTTTTGAAGCGATCTTCTTCGTCTGGATGTAGACGAAATCTCCCTGACGACAGAGCGTCGCTCACTCTGCTGTACGGAACCATGACCTCTTTAGATGTGTCGGTATAGTCCTGCATGGATGCCGGAAGCATCCGATACAAGCCTTCATTCTCTTTACCCTTGATCTTTCTGGTGAAATCCTCACCGCCGATAGGGGTGACGGGTGTCGCGCTTAGATCGAATTTCGCAGGGGCATCATCGGCGATTGGCGTCACCTTTGTTTTTTTCAGATCGAACTTCTGAGGAACACTATCATCCATTATGGAGCCACCCCGAGATTATTCCCTTGCGCGTCAACGTAGTAGTTCTTGCCGTTATGATTCACTGTTCCAAAAGCTCCCGTAGGTGGTCCCTTTGGTGCCGTTCCACTGGAACCCGTATCCATCTCATCCACTACTTCCTTGGCTGCGTCACGCTGCAAGTGAACGAAGTCAACCAACTGCTTTCTGAGATCGGGAGCGAGTTCTCCATGACCAGCTTTCGCTGCCCATCTTTCCGGAGCCTCTGAGATTCCTCCAGCATTGAACATCTGTCCGATTTCCTGCTGGTTAACGCGCCCTGCTTCGCTGCGGATCAAAGCAAGGACGAAATTGGCGTCAGCCTCGGAATTGGGCTGAAGAATCCATTTGTCGGCAAGTTTTGAAATTCTTTCTGTATCATTGTAGGTGTTCTTAGCCTTTGTATAGTCTGGCGTCGCCTTCTTGAAGTTAAGAACAATGTCAGCCTTGGTTGCGCGCGGTCTGATTGAAGCAGCCTTGTTTTTCACTGCCTGCGGCGTTGTAGGAGCGGGCTGTCCTCCGGTTGCTTCTGGGGGCTGGTTAGAAGTTGCCGGACGCGCCATTTCTACCGGACCAGATGTACTCGATAGGTCAATCACGTGTACATTGCCATCGCGATCAGTGATCGTCGCTTGGTGATTTGCCGTGCGCTGCTTTAGACCGTTCAAGTAAAGCTGGTAACCGGAACGCTGCTGGTTTGTTAACGTCTCCCACGGTGTGCCAGAAGGAAAACCGAGAGTTGCAAGATAAGAATCTTGCAGTAATTGCCCTGCTGTCATCTTTCCTGACTTGGACGCTCGAAATTCTTGGATGGTTCCCTTAAATCCACCGGCAACCGCCTGCTTGTACTCAGAGAGTTCTTCGTCGGTGATCGTCTCCTTCACGTGCGGCACAGCGCCTTCAGGAATCGAATCAGGATCGTTCATGTCGAACATCTGCGTTCCAAGTCCGGGAACATCGAGAAATTTGTAGTTCGGCCTCTGGTAAATCTTGAAGACTGCCGCCCTCGCCCGCTCCTTGTCCTCGTCCGACATGTTCGATTTGTCGATGGTAGATAACTGGGCGTTGACACCGGCCTCATATTTCTGTGCCGCCTCTTGTGCTGGCGCAATCGGCGCAGCCCCAGCCCACGACAACGCTGAGTGCTCGTCAGCAGCAGCGCCAGCGGCTCTCTTCGCGCCTTCCTTCCGAATACGCTCTTGAGGATTGGTGATATGGAGTGCGTCGGTCAGCATCCACCCAGTGCGCTGAATGGCACCGGGGTATTTTTGGGGATCATGGAGTTCTCTGAGATCGCGAAAATTATTCTGAATATCGTTAAGGGTCTTGTCGTATCCCGGAAGTGGATTGTCGTCCTTGTCCTTAAGTGCAGCGAGTTTTGCTTGGTTCTTATAGAGTTCATTGATAATGAATGATACTTTCTGCTCGTGCTCTTCATCAGACAGAGCTTGCTTGTGAGCGATCTCTCGCTCTGCTTTTCCGCTCCCAAGACTCCAGCCAGCTTGCCAAGCTTCTCCGCTCGCCACGTGCGTCTCCTATATCGCTGATTTAGGCGATCTGATTTCCGTCATCATCGTAAACGGGTTGGTAGCCAGATGTCGTCGAATTGAAGAATTCTCCGGGATTATTATTTTGACTGTTTTTAGCTCCGGGTATTTTGTTCAGACCGTATGATTCTGCGAATGCGGCGGCGCTAGTGATTCCTTTGCCGAGGATAGAATCTCTCCAGTTGCTTAGCTGTTCCTGACTCGCTTGCTCCTGCATTCCATACGCACTCAGGCCGGTGCTGACCTGACTTGTACCAAGACTTGCTAGGTTGCTCGCGGATGAGTTCGTCAAATTCCCGATCAGATTCGTGACGTCGGAATGAATTTTGTCTTTGGATGCCGCGTTGGATGCGTTTGTGCCGCCAGAGCGGTTGCCCATCTCCGTCGCTGTTTTTGTATCGAGTTGAGAGGATTTCTTCTCCGCCGACACCTCCGGACTCAGCGCTTGCATAGTCTTCGTGGCATCTCCGCCGACAATCGAATTCCAGAAGTCTGACGCAGTACTTTGGTTTTTTTGGCCTTGCCCAACTTGATTTCCACCAACCTGCCCGAAGGTTGGGATTAACGAATCAAGCGTGGAATTTTGCCCCCCAAACAGACTCCCGAAGAAAGACATGATTTTTCTCCATGCTCGCTCCCGGACGCGCATTCCTCGCAACTCGGTGATAGAATTGAGGGTGTCGAGCGTGGCTGCTCGATTCTCACCTCATCGCTGAAAGGAGCGACATGGCACCCTCATCTGCCACATTATACCCCCAAGAGATTGAAAGACAAGCGGAATTCAACACCCCAGACGCTCGTTTTGCTGAGAAGATTTGTAGGGTTTGTAAAGAGATTCTTCCTTTGAGCAAGTTCACCAAGAATACCCGAGCACGCGACGGGTATTGCTCGCGGTGCAAACGCTGCACAATCGCGTACTACGAATCACTTGAAGAGAAAAAGGCTATCCTCGCTGGCGTCTCGACAACAAAGATTTGCACGAAATGCCGGATCGAAAAACCTCTCGACAGTTTTTACAAGAACAAGCGGTGCGCTGACGGAAGGGCACCAACCTGCAAAGACTGTTTTGCCTTCGACGCCGCAGAGAGGTGGCGTGCGGAACCGCGCCCTCCAGAGATCAATCGCAAGAAAAACAAGGAATGGAGAGACGCCAACAAGGAGTACGTAAAGGAGTATACGAAAGGGAGGAATTACTCGTATTACGGAGTCACGAAGGAGTGGTATGAGACAAAATTTGCCGAGCAAAATGGTCTGTGCGGTCTCTGCGGAATTCCATATGAGTTTAGTGGCAAAAAGCGTATGTCGATTGATCACGATCATCGTTGCTGCCCTACTGGAAGAGGGTGTGAAAAATGCCGTCGTGGTTTGCTATGCACAAAATGCAATACTCGCCTCGGAATCTTGGAAATAGAGGAGTGGGTAAAAATGGCAAGAATCTATCTCGCAAAGTACAAACGCACGGACGAATCTGGGAACCAACAGCCGTCTCTCTTTGATTGACTCGGCGCTCGCTCCCGGACGGCACAGCGCCATTCTACACCGATTCCCTATGGTGAAAACACATAAAAAGAACACTAAACCGCATAGTACGGCACCTTGAAAACCGTTCCATTGATCGATATATCCAAATACCCTGCTGGCGTCGCTGGTAGCGCGCTTGCCGCTCCAGCCGTGGCGCTCGTAGCCGTCGTCGCCGCCGTGAGCACGGGTGCGTCCGGCTGGGTTACCGTTCCGGTGAATGTTGGGCTGGCAATCGGAGCCAAAAGCGCCAGTGCAGCCGCGAGACCTGAGACATCGGCTATTGCCGGTTGGGCCTGACTGAATACTCCACTGATCGCATTAAACGCAGTCAGAAATTGATGGGTAATGGCTGGCGTGTTCTGTGGCGGCACGACAGGGAACGCAGCTACCGCAGCCCAGAAGTTGGTGCCATCGAAGCCCACAATAGCCAATTGGCCTGTAGATAGCGGTAGCGATGCTGCTCCAAGATTCCCAGAATAGCTGATCGTTCCGGAGACCGGAGTGAGTGTCGCTGTCCCAGCACCAAGGTTGATGAATGTGGCATACCACGGCAGGGTGATCACCGGAGCCGAAGTCAAAGCCACCGCGATAGCCGACGCGTCATCAAGCACGACTATTTTTCCGAGATCGGATTGTTGAGTGGCGTAGGAAGTTACACCCGTCTGGTTATTGACGAAGCCGATATTATTGACGAAGTTATTAGTGATCTGCTCGGTAGATACGTTCTCCACAGTCGTCGTCCCTGTTCCGGTAGATGAAGAGGTTCCGCTCTTGAGAGCGGTAATCTGGGTGGCAAGAGGAGAGATCGCCTGCTGCAAATCGGTGATTGCGTCGTCATGGTTCTCGATAGCCTCCGCTACCTTATCGTCCACGAGGCCGCGCACATTGATCGGTAACCTGAAACTAGGTGGGTTCGTGCTCATTTATTCCTGATTCCCTTTTTCGGATTATTACTCTGCCAGTTGGTGCAACCCACGCAGAGGCGATGACTATTCTTCTCCCTGTGCAGAGGCGTGTCAGGAAGTTGCGACGTACCGACTACGCCACATCTCCTGCAACGCCGCGATGTGATGCTGCCAAATTTCATGGCTGACCTCCGGCCCCTCCCGCAGGGATGAAGAAATTCACCGGCCTGTATCCTGCCGTCGTTCCCCAATCCTTTACGTTGCCGAAAACACCCTCTAGGTAGATGGCCATCGCTGGATCGGCAGACTGGAATTGTGCCTGTAGTAGTTGCCACTTATTCGCAGTCACTTTCGTGGTGAACTTCGTCGGACCACCGGCTGTTGCTGGAAGCACAATAGGATTTGGGGCGTAGCTTCCATTATTCACATCGGCGGCGATGAAGCTCAATGTCACTGCTGCTTTGGATTCGTACTCGATGGTGATCTCGTACATGTGATTCCATCCCACGCCGCCGATGGCGGCAGTGAGAGCCGTGCCCGTCACTACCTCAGTTCCAGCACTCGAAAGAAGTCTTACCGATCCGTCAAAACATCCTACTAGAGTACCTTGAATGCTTTCTCCCTCATTAGCCGCATAGCATGTCGCTTCCGGATTTTTTATGTCCCATATCCATCCCATTGCAGCTTCATCGAATACCAGCGTGTGAGGATTGCCGTCCGTTCCGGAATATTTAAAATACATATACCCGTTCTGGAATGCCATCTTCTGTAGCTGCGGCTTCGTATCGTCTGGAGGATAGATTGTGATTCCATTGCGTGTGATTGGCTGCGGGGAAGAAGCGCCTGCTCCGGGCGATTCATGCGGGAATAACGGATAGAGCGTTTCATCGGTTATCGACTTTGACGAGATGCCTGATGGCGAGTAATGAATCCCATCATCGACACGGAAGAACACGCCTCCACCGCCCGAGACGCAGATGCAGCGTGGGATAAAGAGGCCACGGTCGATTGAAGTGAGCCTTGTGCTCCATGTTGATCCTGAAGTTCCGGTAGCTGTTGCCAGAGCATTGAAGAAGTTGGGCAAGATGGCCCAGAAACGCTTAATCGATCCCAAGAGCACCTTGCCTGTGGTGATCGCCAAGTTATTCAGAGTTTCGGACGGATCGGTGATGTCTTGCTGATTCGTATCCGGAGCGGAGTCTAGGTTATTTCCCTTCGACCAATAAAAAGTTCCTCCTCTTAGTGGATCGCCAACTGCATTTGCAAACGGGATATTGTCCGTAGGCCCGTCAACATAAGGTAATGGTTGTGCGGCTAGAATTGGTTCGGGAATCTCGTAAGCCAGATTCGTTCCATCCGGAACATCGGGAATCGTGATCGTCGTCGTCGATGTTGGTCGCGCGATCAGTGTATATGCAAGAGACGTAGGGGAGCCGATGAGGATGACTGTTCCACCCAGCCAGCGGATATTGAATCCTGTAAACGCTCCGCCGATAGCTCCGCCCGATACCCATGTGATGACACCGCCAGAGACGTTACAGATTCCCTTCTGTGGAAGATCAATGGATGGGAATGGCTCGAAGTTGTCGAATTCTAGAAGTTGCGATCCTAGTTCAGTGTCCAGCAAGGAATCGGTGATCGGTGTATTCGTTCCTCCCGGTCCAAGATTGTCGTTAGGTCCTGTGGCGACGTAAGTGAAATCCGATGTCACTGAATCGATGCGGTAGTAGTCAACAACATCTACCTGCGGATCGGGCGACCAGTAAGACGTGACAGTGTTCGCCGTGACAGGCACCGTCTCGGCTGCTGACTCCGGAGATGGATTCGACAATGCTCCTGTGGCCGATGACCTGTACACGTACCGATATTGCGTCTCCTGCCTAACGCTCGCCGGAAGAGGCGGGATGATCGTCGGCGGACCGCCAGCAGTGGCCGATCCCTCAAGCAGAAGAATTCTTCCTGAGTGAAACCAGTAGTCAAAGTCGAGTTCGATTGGGTAAATGCCTGCCGCTGGAACGCTCACGACTACCGTTGTCTGTGCGTAGTTTCCTCCCAATCCGCTCGTGTAGATTTGTCTCGGAAGGAGCGGATAACCACCAACCACGGTGATCGTCTGGCCATATCCAGAGATTGCCACGCCACCACCCTCGCCTACGCCGGACGCCACGGCAGATACCAGCGACACGCCGCCGCCGATTCCCCATATCACATCATCGTGGCTCGTGAGGACGAGCGTGAATAGACCGGCAGACGGGAAGTAGATATTCCCTGTAAGACAAAAGTTGAAGTTGGCGAACTGTGTGTTCGTCGGATTTGTTTTCGTCAGTGGTGCGGCAAAGATCGGATTGGAACCTACGGCGACGGAATCAGGATTGAGGTCTGTCCACAGCATCGGTACAGTGGGCGAGCCGATTCCCGGTAGTCCGGGAATTCCAGCCGTGAATGTGGCATCGAAGATGAAGGAGTCACCTGTCGTTGTGCCTACCGCATCAGAGACAGAGCGCGTTGGTCCCGAGCCTCCGGGATCATCCGGATTCTTCCAGATATACGAAGCTACTGGACCGGAGGTTGGCGAATCGTCAAAATATGCGCAAGTCAGGTCGCCGAGAATCGATGTGACGGTTGGCAGAGCATTCGTTGTCACCGTAACTTCGATCTGGAAAGAGCCCGAGTTTGCATTGAACGTGTTTCCCGTGGAGTTGATGCCAATCTGGAACTGCTGAGCGCCAAATGGCACGGGAATTGCCACTCCGATGTTTCCACCCACATCGATGACCGATGTAATGTAGAGCGGCGCTACGCCGAGAGGTACTACATTGCCATCTCCATCCGTGAACGCACCAACAACAACGGAAACTGTTCCCGGAACTACTCCTCCAACTTGCACGTAACCACCGGGGTTTGTCGATCCCGGAGTTGGTCCGGGACTCGTCGGTACTGCCGACGTACCATTGATCGTCGCGGTTCCAGTGATGGCCGTGACTGTCACTGTGGAGGCATTGGCCACGTCGACAATAAACGGCGGAGTTCCATCTATCGGGTTTGGACTTCCCGGATTCGGTGGACCGTTCGACTCTCCGTAGTTATATCCGGGGTTCTGCCCGAGATAGTTGGTCCATGGAATGTCAGTTGCCTGCAACAAACCACCAACGGATACGCTGGATGGAGCGGTGGAAATAATGGGGGCGAGTTGCGGTTCCTCGATTCCCATTTTGTACGTCAACCCATCGGAGCGTGTCTTGCCCATGCCGTTTGAAACGAAGTTCACCGGCTTGCCATTGATGAGGTATTTAGTATTCAGAGTGACGTTGCCCATCGCTGCCGAATCAGCCCAGTACATCCACGGCTGCACGGAAGCATTCGGGCGGAAAGGAATGAGCGAAATTTGATTGCCGGAGAGTCCGGAAGCAACTTGTGTCGAGTTGAGATAAATGTCCGTTCCCGCTCCAACGACAAGAGCGTAACCGGACGATGGTCCGTTAGGAGTCGAGTCGTTTAATCTGCGAATTGAATGCGGCGGCGCAGGCAGAATGAGCGTCATGTTCGTGTTGTAGAACACTGTGACGACGAGAGAGTTTAGCTCACAAGCCGCTGAGGTATGAGCGGCTCCTCCTGCTCCGGATATATTCAGCCCTAAACCGGTCGCGCCATTGATCAACGCCGGAGTCCACGCAAATCCAAAGAGATTACCCGGCCCACCGATGGTTACCGGTCCACCGGGCGCGGGACCGAGCGTTTGAGTCGTCGGAGTTCCAGCGTTCGCCCCATTTTGTGTTGGCTGAAAGGTAATAGCGACGCCATGGCCAAGGGCTGGAAGGCTTTGGAGTTGAAACTGGATTCCTGTAATCGTCGCGCTGCCGGGGATCGCAAATCCTAGATCGGTGACATTGAGAATTTCCGATACTGTTGGGTTGCCGCCTCCGAGGAGGAGATTTGTGAAATTGACACTTCCTGTGTCGAAGATATTCGCGGGGTTATTCCACGCGGCTCCTACTCCTGTTTGCCCGGTAGTTCCCGCGCTAACTTGACTCGATGCTGCGTTGGTTAAAACCAACGGCGGGGTCAGCGAATTGCGGAGAGCAAAACCGCCATCCAAATAAGCTCGAACATTACAGGCCATTGCGACAAAGCCTGCTTTTAGGCGATTGACGGGGGACGTAATGTCGAGCGCTCTGAATTTTAGTGCCATTACTGAGCCTTCTTCTCGTTCGCAGTTTTGTATCGCTCTTGGTTACGTTCCTGTACCTGACCACGCTGGACGAGGATGTCGGAGAAGCAACCATACGACTTGATTCTTGTGTTCTCAGCAGCGCACGCCTGAATCGCTCTCGCCTCCAATTGAAGAGCGGCCTTCCACTCCGCTCCGCCTTGCTTGAAAACATTGAACGACTGCGCCAGATCAAGCACGGTGTCCCAATCAGAGCGGCTCACCTGCACAAAGTCGCCATCCGCAACTGGGACTGGGGCGTTGCCCAGTACAGTCACGCCAACTCCTGAGCCTACCGGAGCGGCGAGGAAATCTATCCCTCCTGTCACGATCACCGGACCGAAACCGTTCGGGTTTGAATCCCACTCCGGATCGTAGCGATCTGTGGCCTCGATAGAATCGATATTGACAGCCTCTCCATTCACCTTGCCGAGCATGATCCACGGCGTCTTTACGAGCAGGTTGAGCCCGTCTTGGTACCGGCGCAGGCAATATGCCGCACGGTCCCTGTCTGTGGCCTCAGATTCGCGCCCGAGCAGGTCAGCAAGGGCTCCCCACTCCAGAACCCATGCGAAGTCATCCGGGATGCCTATAAGCGTGCTTGCGGGCGGCGCAAAGGCCGCTCCTGACTGAAGCACAACCGATTCGTACACCCCGGCCTGATCTGGCGGGATGTCAACGGCCCACGACAGGGGCGGCTCGGACGAAAGGCTGAAAGTTGTCGGCGTTCCGGGGTCCTGCTGGTAGAGCGGTGCTTCGTAGAATTCCTGCGCAATGGTGTCGTCCCGGTAGAGAGTGCTCGCGGTGAAGAATCCCAGCGACCCCGAGACTGGCCCGGTCGTCAACTGCGAAAGTGTGATCGAGGCGCTTCCCACTGCGGCGACCGTGGTCGGATAAGGTATTCCGTTCCCGACGACAAGTTGACCGATGGCGATCCCGGTGACCGATATAACGTTGACCACATTCACGCCCTGCAAGGCGGTTCCGGTGGTGCTCGTCTGTAATGGCAAATATCGGGTCCGGGCGACGTCGATCACCGTGTCGGGAAGGTTGGTCACTGTCGTGTTCGGCGTCAGCGGGATATTGGGCATCAAACTCTGGTTGCAGTTCGACACCTGAAGCATTTCATCCCTACGCCGCTGGAGAGCCTGAGAGAGGTCGGAGATCGAGAACTGCGTGGTGCCCGTCCACACTCCACCGGTTGGCGGTTCGAGGAGCTTGTACTCCATGTCCGTGTAGCAGTAGGTGTCGGTGATGGTCCGGAGGCGGGGCGAGTCGGCGATCAGCCCGAGCGAGTTCCACAGATTTGCGGAGGAGAAAGCAAAGTTGGTTTTCCACGTGAAGGTGAGAACGTTGAACATCCTCAACGCTTGCTGAATAGAAATTCCGTTCTCGGCATCGGCCCAGAAGAGGTTATTGGGGTCGTACTGCCGCGCAGCAAGCTGCTGGCGTGCGGTGAGAAACGTAAGCCAAGAATATGTTCCCATTTGTCATCTTACATTTTCTTTGCAGCGAATTTTTTCTTGCCGCCCTTTTTGCCGTGGGCCTTCTTGACGCCGCCGCGAAGATGCGATGCGGCCACTCGGAGCGCGTGGTTTGGGGATGTGGCGACCATCGTTTTCTCATGGTAGGTAGGATTTTTCCCGCCACTATCGCCGCTCACACGAACCACAAATCCGTTTTCTGCACTGTCGATGCCAACATGCATCCTGCGGCTTCCGGAAGTTGGCATCGGCGCTGCCATGTCTGCGCCACGGGACTTTTTACGCTTCGCCATCTCTCACCTCTTCACTGCGATCCTCTTGCGCGGCCCCTTCTTCGTCTTCTTTCCGGTGCGCTTCGGAGCGCAGGCGCACGAAACTTTCTTCCTGCCTACAGACTCCAGATTCGTCGATGAGACTTCGTTCATGCTTTGCCCGACACGCGCTTGTGAGGATGCTTCTTGTGGTGCTTCGCCTTTTTGATGTTGCCATGCTTGGCCTTCCCCTCGAAGCGCATCGCCAGACGGCCACGGGCGGCGATCTTCTTGTCAGGCGATTTCGATTCCGCCTCCGCCTCAGCAGGAACGGACTTGCCGTGCTTTTCAGCGGCCTTGGTCAAGCTGCCTTTGTGTTTGACGGCGTGCCCGATCCACTTTTTCTTGGACTTTTTCTTATTCGGCATACTTCCCTCCAACAAGCGGCGGCCCCGGTTTGACCCGAAGCCGCCGCTTGTTTTCTGAATCCTCCCCAAGATCGGATCAGAAAGGCACGTTTCTCGATGGTGAATTTATACCCGAAAATAGCTTGCTTGTCACGGAAAATCAGCGCTTTGCCGATACTCTCTTTTTCTGCGCCTTCTTCTTCCCTTTGCGGTGCTTCACCGTGTGACACCCTTTTCCTTTAATGCAAACGCGGGTAGCATGTGTCGGGATGTGATGAATGTGCGTGTATGCTCTGGCTTTGCGATACGCCTCTTCGCTGCGATAGGTTTCGACCGGTGGCATAGCGATTCCTCAGTTTTTCAGAGCATCCTCAATAAATTTGGTGCTCATCACTTCATGACCACAATGAATGCACTTGTAGGTATAGGTAGTCACTTCGATCAATTCCTTGCTTGGTGGTCGTCCAAGTTTAGCGGCCTCAATCTCAATCCACTGCGGACATTCGACTTTTCTAGTTTCCATCGCGCATAGCATGAGACGACCGGGACATGGATAGAGTGAGCAAAATCCCTGATCGATGCGAGCAAATCCATCATTTGGTCCACCGAGATGAAGTCTTGGGGTGCTCATGGCTCTTCCTACGAATTAAACAGAGCAACTTCCCTCTGCCGTCTAGCCTCAAGCGCTGGACTCTGTTGCTCTACGCCATTCACTTTTTCAAAATCCCATCTTGGAATTTGAAGAGGAACAAACTCCCATCCATGCCCGAGCATTGTCTTGAGGGCCACGCAGCCTAAATTGAAGCCGAAATCGCATAAAGCGTCGAACTGACTTTGCGTGCAACTCGGAGGGACTAACTGAGCCAGCGTGAGTTCCACAAGCGCCAGATCGCCAAGGAGAAGTTGCTGAGCCTCTTCTTGTGTAATGGGATTAGGGAAAGACTCTCCAACTTCCAGTTTATGCCCATAGCCGATGGTGGCGTTCCCCGCAGTATCGTTGTAAACGGTCGCAGAAAATCCCTCGTTTGCTTCAATGAAGGCGATTCCATTAGGGCTGATCTGCACTATCGCGCTCCCATGTACTGCTCGAAGGTTCTCGCCTTGCGCTTGGCCGGATACCGCTTGAAGGTGATCACTCGCTGTCCGCCACGGCGCTCGGCGCTCTGGAAAAGCCTGACCCGCATCTCAGGATCGATGTCGTACCAGCGGACGATGTGTAATTCGTAACGCGGGACGGAATCTTCTCGCCGTTTCACTCTGCGCGCATGAATGACGAACCACGTGCGCTCGCGGCGATTCCCGCAGTTGGTCTGCACCAAATCGCCGCGTTTTGGCTGCGCACCGTCGAACATGTCGATGCGGATCATCGACCACCTAGAACTACTTCAACTTCAATTGCGGGCATCCGCAACCAATGGCCGCGTCGTTGTACTGCTGTTTGAACGCTCCAACAGGCGTCTGGAAAGTGTGCGGAGCCATGATCTTGACCCGGCCAATGCGTGGATTGTGGGTCGCTCTGCGCGCGGCTACCTTGAAAGCAATCGCCGGAACAGTCTTGGCGAAGTAGCTGATGATCGACTCCACGCCAGCCACAACGAGATCGATGAGCGGCGAGTACACGGCAGTCAAAGGAATCACTGCGAGCACCGCTTCGACGGCATTGAGCGCATCGATCAAGATAGCGGTATCACTGCCTGTCGTCCACGTCGCCGCAACTTGCTCCAACGTGGTAAGCGCATTCTGGAGCGTCACAGCCCATGGCTCGGAGGAGCCCACGTAGGCGAGGATTCCCTTCACTGCCTCGATGATCGTGTCAAGCGTATCGACCACCGAGAAAGCACAACCGGTGGTTGGCAGGATCACCACTGCGACCGCTGCGCCACTGGACATCTTCAAAAACATTCTGCGATTCATAGTGCTCCCTTAAACGATGGTTGCGAGGTCAGCCTGCAATTGCTTGAGATTGAATCCCTGCGGATCGAGCCCGTTGGCTCCTAAAAAGTCCGGACTCAGCAACGCGTGCGCTTCATCGACATACGCATTCCAATAAGCCAGAGTCATCTTGTAAATTTGGCCCCATGAAATGAAGTAGATGAACTGAGCGTCATAGCCTGTCACGAACACGCAGTGACCGCCGTCGATTGTATCACTCGGCGTGACATCCCACGGGATCGTCGGATCGTTGTCGTTCTGCATCACTTGGTCAGTGACGCTCAAACCAATGTAGAGGCCACCAAACAAACTCACTGCCTGCCGGACTTCCGTCAGGTTCGACACATCCGGATCGGCGTAGGCGGTGAGCCTGTGCCCCCAGAACTTCTTCTTCTTCCAGTGATTCAGCACGTCGATTTCAACCCCGCCGTTATCGGTCGAAGGATCGCCATCGACGTAGCCGTCCCACCACTCGTAGTAGTCGAGGATGGTCTGGTCTGGAAGTGTGACTTCGGTGCCTGAGTTGGCGGTGAAAATCTGAATCGCGTGGGCCACACCGGCAATCGTGCAGTCACCGAGGCCGTCTGATGCGCTCGGCGGATTGTTTGGGTCCGGGCCGTTGAGCATCATTCCGAATTGGGTGACACCCTTGGTCCAATCGACGCTGGCAGGCGGGGGAGCGAGAGTCGGCGAGAAGTAGCGCGCGAGACGCAGAGTACGTGAATCGGTTACGAGCGCCTTCCGACCTAACTTGAAGTGTGCCATTTCAGCCTTTCGCCGTTATGGATTCGGCGGTGCATCGTTTTGGATCAAGCCGAGCCACACGCGCAGCACTGCGAAAATGAATGTGAGGACTGCGCCCCAAATTGCGAGCCGGTAATCCGGTGTGGTCTTCATCGCTTGGAGAGCGGCCAGTAGTGCTGTTGTTGGCCCGGACATGCCGAGCAGGGCGCTGAGGATGCCCGCCGCAGTCGTCTTCCAGTTCTTCATAGTCCCTCCAGTTTCGCGCTTGCTACCGGCAAACGCAAGCTATTTCTTTCACGGCTTTTTTAGCCAGATTCCCAGCAGCCATTCAATGAATCCGCCGAATACCATCGATGCAACCACCACGGCGATGATCTTGTTGCGAGAGGCTTCAAGTGAGGTCAGGCGTTTATCCACATCGGTAAATGTGTTGTTTGTGCTGTCTATGAGTTCTTTGTGGATACGCTCAAACCAGCCCATTTCTACAAACTTGGCTTGCGCAGCTTCCGATTTTGCGATCACATCATTGTGGTCATCGAGGCGGCGGTTCATATCGACGACTGCAACATTGCGGGCCTTCTCTTCTAGCTCGTGAACCTTCTCGTGGTCCTCTCGCTGCGTCTCCAATCGGACGATGCGCGAGATGAGCTTGGAGAGTTTAGGCATGGGAAGGGGTTACGCCGTTGCCTCCGCACGGCCCTTGGCATAGTTCATCTTGGACTGTGCCGTCATCTGTTCCTCGGTCCAATACTTCACGCCGTCGATGACGATAGATGGTTCCGGATTGCAGGCGTGCTGGCCTGTTCCGCCGCAGCCTGTTGGATCAGGGCCGCTGGGATTGGGATTGGGTCCATTAGGATGGTCTGGCATTTATTCACCTTCTGTTTTCGTACTGTTGGTTCTGTGGTGGTGCGCCCGCATCCTGCGCATTTGTATACGGCACAATCATACTTTGGCGCGCGGCGGGATGATGGGAATAATAGTCATCGATGACTAGCTTTGCTGCCGGAACGATCAATGTTAAAGCGTATCCAAAAACTGCCATGAATACGATCCCGACAATAGTCAGCGCCCACATTCCCCCACGAAAGATTCCCAACGCGCGCTCGAACTTCACGATGAAGCCATCGTGGTCTTCGTCGCCGAAAAGTGCTACGTGGACAGTAATCACTTTGTCTCGATCCTCCTCAAGAATTTTGAGGCGTGTCGTGACTGATGGGTTGTTTACATCTTGCCCAATCCACATATCCTGAACAAGTTTGTCCAGATTTTTCTTGTCAGTACGCGTAAACGCTGCCGCTTCGCTTTCGAGTCCCAATTGTCCCTCCGTCCACATCTTTCTGATCGGATCAGCGTTTTACCGCGCCCATTACAATCTTGCGATTAAAAACCGGGGTTTACCTTTGCCTTTAGTCCGGTTGCTGTCCCAATCTTATTGGACGCAATCTGCGGCAATGTTTTTCCGTCTGGCTTGAGTGGCGGCGCGAGAGCAGCAGTTTGCGTCCCATTCAGGCTTCCGGGAGTTCCGGGGTATGACGGAACGCTCAGCGGAACGCCGCTATTGACCTGTCCAGACGGCTGGCCGGTCACTCCGGCATTCACCTCACTGACCGTATAGGTAACGAATCCACTTAGCGGGGCTGTGTCCGTAATGGAGCACGTCGCGCTGCCAGATGGGTTGATCGCCGAGTAGGCCGTATTCCCTGCTGTGTTGGCTGGGCACGATGTTGCGCTAGTGCAGGATGCACGGGCAAACACGTACAGATAGCTCGAAGTTGCGTCCTTCGATGGCGTGCAAGTGAGACTCACGGTTGGCTGCGGTGAAGGTTGCGGGACTTGACAGCCTGCGGTCAGCGAAAGCGCGAACAGCGAGAGAGCGAGAGCGATGTTTCTTAACTTCATGATTGTTGCCTCCTATGGCGATACGGTTCCTAAAAGATTTAGCGGTGATCCGGGTGTCGTCGATGAAAACGAATAGCATGTGGCTGCATTAAACGTTAGCACGGAACCGGACCCATCCGGCGGTCCATTCATCGTATTCAAGTAGCAGAGTTGAGCCGGAATCGCAGAGACGTGAGATGCATACGAAGTAGTCAGGCTCCCGCTACCGCATTGCCCCGCACTAGACGCCTGCGAGTTCTGATACGTGCCGCTCGCGCAGATTCCCACGTTCCCTGCCGTCACGTCAGGGCCGATAGCGGGCCAGTTTCCCGATCCCCACCACGACGGAGCAGAAGAATAAATCAGAGAACTCGGAAGGGTGTGGGCAAGGCTTGTGAAATAGCTCGACGTGAAGTTGGCATTGACGTAAGTTACAGCCCCCGGACTCGCTTCGGTTGCGTTCCACTGCGTAGCACCGTTAACCACATCCCAGTTTCCCCACCGCATCAAGGTAGAAAAGCTCAGCGGGTCGCAGTTCGTCACCGATCCCGACGAACAGACCGGTCCTGTACCTCCCCATCCGAGCGTGTAGATACTCGTATTCTCGTTCGCTGCCCCGGTTCCAGCCGTCGTTGAGGTTGCATAGGTCTGATATTGATTGTGGTACCCCGGCTGTCCGAGCACATTCCCAACCATATTGAATACGCGGTCATTGGCGCGCATCATCACAGGAAACGTCGCATTCGATTCTCCTGTTGGGCTGCAAGTAACTCCTCCACCCGTGTTCCAACTGCACGCCTGCCAGCCGATGAGCATGTTTCTGAAATAGGTCGTCTGGTCGCTCGATCCCCATGCGTCATCGGCCCAGATGCCGTTGAAGTTGTTCCCCTCAAACAGATTCATCTCATTGCCAGCATTGTGGACGGAGTACGATCCAGCCATCCACGAATCCGCCCCGGTATAGGGATTGTTCACGCTGAAGTTGTAGTCGGTCACGCAGCCAGAGCACTGCCCGAACATCGTGGGATTGGTCACTTGCTGGAAAATGTTGTTCTCGACCAGTATCCCAGATGCTTCCTCATCCTCAACCACATAACTCTGCGAGGCATGAGACTGAGATTGATAAAAATAGCTGTCACGGACCACATCGAAACCGCTCTGGTAAGGCATGACGTGATTCCTTCCCGCATTCAGAGAGCGGACGCCTTTCACCCAACACTGGTAGCAGTCGTAGAAACCGACAGTCGCTCCTCCTGAAAGATTCGATCCATCGAGGGTGATATTTTCGATGCCAAGATTTTGAACGAATCCCGGCCACCACGCTCCGGGCGATTGGCCTGACCTGATGTTCGTGAAGTAGACACCCGGAGAGATTGTAACGGTGTACGGTCCTGACCCGGAACCGCTCACCGCAGTCACATAGGCCACTTGCTGCTGAGACCTCGTAGCTCCGCTAAAAAAGCGCCCATTGTTGTTTCCACCCGATGAACTTTCATACCCGCAGTTCGCAATGTTCGTGTCGCAGATGTAGACGCCGGACGTATCGCTTGTGTCGTTGGCCTGATCGAGGATGATTGTCTGGTTTACCGGCGGAGCCGACCCGCAGCCATTAAGCGTGATCGAAGTTGTGCCTTGCGAATATCCGGCTGTCCAGTTGCACATATTCGCACCGCTCCCCGATCCTCCGCCAAGACACGGTGCCGCGTTGCCGGATGGGATGACCTGCTGCGAGCAGTTGTAGAGGCCTAGGGTGTCCTTAAAGCAAATTCCCGTAGTCAGTCCCCCGGTGCATCCCGTCCCCGCCGTGAAGATCAGATCGCTCGTCGAAGCACTCGCGCCACGAATCACCATCTTTCCCGGAGCCGATAGCGTGTAGGTGCTAAGCGCCGTCACGTACCATGTTCCGGCAGGAATGTTGACCACATTGTGCGTCGAATTGCAGGACGCCATTGCGTTCTGGATCGATGTAGCGTTGGCTGACGCGGCTCCCGATCCAGCAGTCAGCGACGGCTGTGTCGCGCAGGGAACCGTGTACGAAGGCACCGAGAATCCCGCGCTCGGCCATGCCGTCGTGTAACGCGACGAATCGAGAAACGCAGACGGAGACTGCGCCATTATCTGGAACGCGATAATGAGTGGTATGAAAAAGCGCAACTTCATCACTTCCCCCTCAAGGCGAACACCTGTAGTCCACATTAACAGTCGACGATATAACGGATATTCCAGCAGTAATCGTGAAGCTGGTAGTGCTTGCGGTTCCATGTCCGATACTGAATAATGTGGTTCCACCATTTTGATTAACCGTGCAAAGTCCCGGCGCGTAGTTGAGTGTAGACGAGAAGTTTACCGTGCAGATCGTTCCGGTTGTGGCCGATCCACCGACAATCGTTACTTCACCGCGATCATTCGTGTTGGTGTATCCAGAGGCCTGACCGCAAGAAGTAACGCTCGCTCCTGCCGTATACGTCGGCGCGCTGGACGCCAGAAGATTAGGACCGATGTAGTCTGTTGTCGTCTGCTGGTTGGCAGTGATTGAGATAAGTTGGTCTTCGTACACCTGCGGAGAATTGGTATTCGAGTTGTAGCTGGCCCCTGAAGCCAGAACCAGTGCGTCTCCGGTGCCACGGAATTGCAAACCAATTGTCCACTGCGTTGATGGCTGAGTCGCAGGCAGGGTGTAATTGCAGGAGTTGCAATTCATTACCACTTCGTAATTATTGTCTGCGCTTGACGCGGTTTGGCTTGATGTATATGACTTCGTTGGCAGGCCAAGTCCCGGAGAGATGACGCTGATCACTCCTCCAGTGATCGCTATGGTCGTGCCATCTGGCTTTACGCAACCTACCTGCGATGTCGTTGCCGTGGTGCAACTGATGACACCGGAGGCAAGAGTGATCGTTGATCCATCACCCTCGACTGCTCCGAACGCACTCGCAGTTGCTTTCGGAAGAATCGATGTAGCCAGTAGACCGCCGCTAAGTTGCGGAATATCGCTGCCTGTTGTACCCAACTGGACGCCGCTCGTGATTGTGGTCGCAGACCCGAATAGAGCTACTTCCCCTGAAACTCCACCGCTAATCGCGCTGACATTTATGCAATCGCTTCCTGCTGGCGTAAATACGAATCCTGACGTAGAGCACCCAGAAAGACCCTGAATCAGTGTAGCGGCCTGAGAAGCAGTGGCAGCGGCAGGTACCCCAGAGGTCGAATCGTATTGGAACCCGTTGATCGCAACCCCCGTTAGCGTACTTCCGGAACCCGTGGCTGAATAATATGGGGCGTCGTATCTAGATGACGGTACCACTGTTCCACTTCCGGACGGCGCTTGGTAAGTCGGAATAGTTCCGGGACCGTTCGACGTTAGAACGTATCCATCTACTCCAGCGTGCAAGGCTCCAAGTGAACCATTCGGTTGCGCTGCGATCAAATCGCCTTCGATAATAGCATTCGTATTTGCCGCTGGCTTGAGAGCGAGAATTCCTGCGTAGTATCCTCCCGGATCAGCGGATGTGAAGTAGGTAACCGTATCAGAAAGTGAACCGGTTGATGGCTGAATTCCATACCACGCCTGATAATTCAGAGCACTGGCGAAATATGGAAGAGTCAGTATATCCGTGTACCCGTTGGCTTCAGTGTACGTCCTATTTATAGCTCTACCTGCTCCAGAAACAAATATCAGATCGAATGGATCGGTGGTTGTTACTGATCCTGTTCCAAGTGATGCGACGTTACTCCCTTGCGCTGAATTATTTCCATCGACGCACGAAGATGATGCTACGTTAGAAAATTCATAAGCAAATAGAACAGAGAATGCGAGCGAAGTTGTAATGGTAGTTGGTCCACCCTTGGCGTTGCAGGCTACCCATTGTCTCAAGTCAAACTCACCACTTACCTGCTGGTAATTGTATAGATTGAATGTGTCTCCTTGATTGTCAGTAATTGTTGCCGTTACACTGCTAGAAGAATGGTATCCCTCAAATACCAAAGCACTTCCCGGAGATACATCCGTTGTGTAAGTGATGGTTGTAGGAGGCGTCGGATTATTATTGTATAGTGACTGAACGTACTCCGGAACCACATTGCTACCGGTGACAATCCCCCCCTGATTGATGAAGTAATTGATTCCATCCGACCAGATCGATAACCCCATTCCCGGATTAAGAGTTCCGGTACCTAGATCAGCGCCGCTCACTGCGTAGAGGTGCGCCCCACTTGTCGGTATAATCGAGATTGTTGTCACTCCCCAATCCATCGCGAATACCGTCCATGGAGCGGCTGGAACCGACGTTGGCAATGTGAGGGAACAAGTAGACGAACAATCGAATGGAATAGCTTTGTTGTTGTCTCCGGATACTGCTGTGTAGCTGCTCGTCTGCTTGTTGACTCCAGAAAGACCGCTTCCGCCCGCTCCGCAGGCCGTACCCGTGTTTGTGACCGAACCCGACGTGCTGATTTGCAAGCACGACGTTGAGCTTGCTGCCTCGATGCCGGTCATTGTCACTGTACCGCTCGTATTCATATTGGCGGCAATCAAGGTTCCAGTGAGTGTCGGCGATGCCGAGAAGACGACATTGCCTGTTCCCGTCGCACCGGTTGCTGTGACTCCGCCAATCGAAATATGAGTTCCAAAAGTCTGAAGCGCTGTCCACGCATTCGCGTTGGCAAGATTCAGGGAACCCACTACAGCGCCGGTTGTCGGAGAGAAAACCAATGTGCTGTCCGAATTTGAAACTGAATTGACTGCTCCGCTCCCTGACCCGCAGGCCGCTCCGGTGTTGCTCAACACGCCTGTGGCGCTCACTTGAACGCAATATGTACCCGCGCCTTCGATTCCCGGAAATGTGACTGTGCTGCTCGCTGCGAGCGTCGTGAATGACCCTGTATTCGGCGTACCGCTGCCGATGGCACCCGGAGCCGCCCAATTGACCACTGAATTGTTGAGGAGTCCACCGCTTAGTTGTGGGATGTCGCTGCCGGTTGTGCCAAGCGCAATGCCGCTGGTGATGGTCGTGGCCGACCCGAATATCGCCACCTGACCTGACACTCCACCGCTAATTCCTGAGCTTCCCGATCCGCAAGCCGATCCTGTTCCTGAAACCGTTCCTCCAGAGTTCACCTGAAGGCATTGCGTAGAGCCGGTGATCCCGCTGAGCACAAGTCCACTCATCGTTTGCGTTGCTGTCCAAGTGTTTGAGTGGGCAACATTGAGAGAGCCAACTACTGCACCTGTCGTTGGGGAAAAGGTGAGGCTACTATCTGAATTTGAGACGGACGAGACAGCACCAGAAACGTTATACGATGACCAAGATGAACCATTGCTTTGGCAAATAACGTAGTGCGATCCGCCGCCAGTCGTACAATCTGTCGAGCTTACACCGTTTGTGATTGGAACTAACCAATCGGTAGATGTCTCCGCATCAGGTAGCGCGTTTATCGTCGTCGGTACCAAAGACGTTCCCGGAAAATGCGCTTGAGAACTGATGCTGAGAGTGTTGTCAGCGAACTGTAGTGGCGGCTGCACCATCACATTGTTATCCGCTGGAGGTGCTGTTCCGGTGTAGTAAACGTATAGAAGAACTTGGGGGATATTAGCGTAGTTTGAACCTACGCATGTCCCCGATGCTTGTAAAGTACCGTTTACTGTGATCGATGGGACATTTGCCCCTGTCATCCCGGTAAGTTCATCTGTAGTTGTGCCTAGCGCATTTCCTTTTACCGATCCACCTCCACCGGGGATCAGGTTGAAAGTTCCGATTCCTGTTCCTGTCGCAGCGATTGACAAGCTGTAATCGGTACTAGTTTCGATTGGTCCGCCTAAGCAAGTTCCGGAACCGGGTGGATTTGGTCCGCTTTCAGATGTTGCTGATGCCCATACGGAAGTGACATTTGCTGGGTTAACATAACTTGGAAGCGTGAATCCGCTCCATACGATGCTTGCTTCTCCGTTACCCCCAAGTCCTAGTGGCCCAGTGCTTAATATGCCCCATACATTCGATGAGTTGGCATCGGAAACTCCAATGGTGCTATTAGCGCTCGCGGTAGCATAAACGATCACATACTGACCCGACTGTGGCGGGATTTGTTGCATCTGAAAACCGTTCTGCGTAGGGACGTAAGCAGAGATCGCGCCTCCAGAATTTGTCTGGAAGGTGACGTTTGTGAACCCGGCTGGAGGTGCTGGCGTAGTGTCATTAAAGTTTATCGTGGATTGATTGACAAGGTTAGTTCCATTATGTTGAAAGACTGGAACTAGCACGGTGCATCCGCCTGTCGAAGCACCGCCTGCCCCGTCGAGGCAAAGTAAGGCACCCGCTATTCCGGAAACTATTCCAGACGATAACAGCTTGGAATCGGTTCCTTGTACCGCGTAACTTGTTCCCCAAGCTGAACCTGTTGACAGCGGAACTCCAGCGCCCGGATAGACCATGCTTCCCGTGGCAATTGCTTGCCACGCATAAGACGATCCGACAAGTTTGCAAATGTATACTGTTGGACTTGTGACTCCGGGGTTAATGTCATAGTAATTCTGGCTTGCGTTCGAGATCGAGCATGATGCCGAAGGAGCCCCGGTACCAGTGAGAGGAATGAAGAAGCATCCGAGCGATCCCACGCCGCTGGTGGTGTTGCAAAAAGCCTGTTCGATTCCTCCGCTCGGATTTGAGAAATTTACTGTTGCCGTGTTCTGGAAATTGAGCAGCGTTTGGAGAACGTTGTTCGTGCCGTTTGTCTGAATTAGAGGCCCGCTTCCGCCGCCTCCCGATCCGCCGCCAAGTCCCGTGAGTGTTACAGGGGATGGATATGTGAGAGGAGAATTGCCGCCGCTCATCACAACGTCGTATGTCTGACCATTCGGAGCATAGAAGAGCCACTGTCCCGCTCCCGTCGAACCGATGATCTTCGCCTTAAACGGATTCGAGAGATGTGTGCTTAAAGCGTCCGCATAGATCGTAGCTTTCGTGGTCGTGCCGGTCAGGTATACCGTTACGGTGCAATTCGGGATGACGCCTAGCAGAAAATTCGACGACGGCAATCCTGATGTCTGAGACTGAATTCCTCCTTGGTAGCAGAAACCATTGAACGCTGATGTCTGAGCAGACACACGTCCGGTGATCACGACCATAATAAATAACGGGATGGCATGGCGTAGTTTCATTGGACGAGGATGCTCATGATGTCATCGGTAAGCGTTACACTCGACGCGCCATTGATCATGTAGCCGCCTTTGGTGATCGTTCCGACCGACTCAGTGATAAGCGGGCTGCAAGCGCTCGCCCCACCATCGAGGCATATCGCTGCGGTAAGAGTCGTAGAAGCCACTGACAATTTAAGATGCGCGTTCGATCCAAATCCATACGCTCCCGGAAGGGCCGTAAGAGCGTTCGAGCTAAACGAAGGATTCGCCGATGTGCAAGGTGACGTGCAGGTGTAGATCGCAAGATACATCTGGTACGATCCGATTCCAGTTCCGTCTACCTCCGGCTCCAAAACGTAAATCTTCCCATTGGTTGAGTCGTAAATCCAGCATCCAGAGCCCACGAATCCTGAATCCATATTGCTCGTTGCATTAAACACACACTCCACACTCGACGATCCTGACTCGCTCGCCCACGCGACAATAGCGGAAGTAGTCTGAATAAGAACGTTGCCGTTTGTCCCATTTGTACAGGTAGTCGGCGTAACGCTATTCAGCCATGTGAAGGATGAACTAAACGTGCACCCGCTGGAAAAACCGACCGGTTTGGTTACCGCATAAAAATCGTGGTCGTAAAAGGTCGATCCGATCTCGACGTAGGGCGGCGCTGCGGTAACGCTGGTTCCTCCAGACGGGGCTACACATGTCCCGCTCTGCGGAGTGTATACGTTGCTCGCCGTGTTACATCCGGTGAGCCCTTGGATGAGTGTGTTGACCTCCGAACCGGTAGCTGCCTGCAAAGTACCGGCATTGTCATACAGTATATTGGTTATCGCGGTCGGTCCTTGCCCAGTCCCAAGATTGCCGCTGATGTCAGTAAAGGCTGGTTGGGCATATTGAAGTGTCCCACTCGAAAGCATTGCGTTGGCGAAAGTGTGCGTCGCGCCACTGCTGGATTCGACTCCTCCAAGGCTTGAGCCTGTCGGTGTTGGAATTACTGATGCTGCAATGAGTCCTCCAGTCAATTGAAGAATGTCATTTCCAGTGCTACCAACAGGAATCCCACTTGTTATTGTCGAAGCAGAACCAAACACCGCAACCTGACCGGATGTCCCTCCGCTGATGCCGGAGCCGCATCCTCCTACTGTCCATACTCCTCCGGCTCCCACAACGCAATCGCCGTTGACCGGTGCTAGTCCACTTGGCGAATTCGTTCCATTACTGACAACGACATCCCCGGATGTAGGCCACGTTACCCCACCGCCGCCTCCTCCGCCGAAGCACGAAGAGTCAGCAGGAACCCATTTCTTCGTCGATGAATTGAAGCAGTAGAGGGCCGCTGGTGGAGGATTATAGGAAATCGCTCCGAGACTAGCAGTGGTCGGGGCGGGAACAAATTTTCCGCCACTGAGTATGTAGGAAGCAACTGGCGGAGGATTCCCTTGAGCAAAAGCCAATGAAGCGAAAGCGAGGACCATAACCGCAAAAATGTTCTTCATTACCGTGTCACCATGAGCTTAACGTCCACTGCGTTTGTCAGGGATACTATGTACGATGCAACGTACTTTACCCAGATATTGGAAGGCATGTCCCATCGTCCAACAAAAAATCCGGGGACATAACTTTGCGCCGATGTAATCGTACCGAGTTGAATGTAATTCTGAGGCTGATCGATGTTGGCCCCTACAATGTCGATCTCAAACGCGCCGGGGTCTGCGGAGAACCATGCCTCAAAGGAAGCACCCCACGGATAAGAAGCGTAGTCGAGGCGCTCCAAAAGATAAGCGACACTGAGAGAGCCGGGATACAATCCAGCGGGAGGAACCTCGTTCTCCCACATGTACGCCTGACGATTGACTCTCAGTAGTTCTGCTAGTCCGGGACCGGGATATGCTGGCATGAATCCTCCTTGTTACCAATAACCCACATTGGCAGTTCCGTTGGTATTCGTGAACGGCTCGCCTGCATTGAACGGAACACTCATTCGGGCCTTAGTGAAATACAACTCTATAAGGTGACGATCCATTATTCGAATCTGTCTAAGATCGTCCTTGTATTCCTCGTGGTGCGCCTTAGTCAAGAACTGCCAATTTGCACCAGAACCTCTCTCTTGATCGTCGCCCTTTTGTGATTCCTTCCATAATGCGACCATCTCATAAGTTCTCTGCTTCACCAACTCTTCAGTGAGCGGATACGGAACGGTGTCTGTCGGATTTTGCAGGTTCGGCCAGTTACACTGGCACATGAACGTATACGGAAGTTGAGTAATAGGGTGCGGCCATAGTTCGTAAAGTTGCTGACCGAGAGTCGCGCTCCCCGGCCTGTTGTCGATTCCAAACGGAACCACATACTCGGGCTGATCGAATATCTCGCGTTGCGGATCAATCTCCGATAGATCGATCTGTGTCAGGTCGTACCAGTTCATCGGTTCATCGTTGGTCGTGTCCCTGATGTTGAACCACCGTTTGAATCCGGGGAGCGCCGGATAATACGCTTGGTAGATAGCGTAGTTCGCGTTTACCTGCGGTGGCTCCATCCATGGCCTGTCAATTGTCGCGGTCGCAATCAGAGTTACAGAAAACGTCGCAGGAATACCTCCCTCTGCGAAGTTGATCCCCGGTGCCACATATCCGCTTCCCGGATTCGTGACAATCGGAGGAAGTGTTACCGTACCATCCGCGTTTACTGTTATCGAAACGGTTGCTCCTGCTCCGGGTCCTCCGTTATCTATCACAGGGACCGTATATGTTCCCGGTGTCTGGCCGGAGCCCGCAGTCAATAGCGTCGCGTAGGCTACCGTCCCGTTATTCCCGAGCGCGATGATCGAGTAGAGGGAGTACAGAGGCACGCGGATTTGCTGCTGCGTCAGGAAGGGAGGATATGGGACCGGCATCGTCCACCACAGCGTGGCTACTGGGTCCGCTGTGATCGTCGTCGAGAATGGGTTGACCGTGATCGTGCCGGGGCTGAGAAATGAACTCTGTGTCGTTGGCCCACCCAGAAGATTTGCCGTCAGCCACCCACCAGTCTGGCACTGGAACGACCAGACGTTCTCATTTTGTATCTTGGTAAAGGCCTCATTGATCCGCGTCGCCGCGAGGCCCCGGTTCATGCCGGGGACACCGAGCATCTCTTGGATCATGTTGCCGAACGCCACGCTTCACTCCTACTTCCCCGCCACGCGTTTGCGCGATGTCTTGCCGTTTCCGCTCTTGCGCGTGCGCGCGCCCTTGCTATACACCACGTCCGTCTTTCCATGGGACTTCGTGCCAGCGCCGATGTAGCATCGGCTGGAGACTCTCTTTGTCATCACGTGACTCCTCAGCCGATGAATGTCTTGTGCGATCCCTTCTTTGATTTGCTGGCCTTCTTCGCGTACTTGATCTTCAAACTGCCTTTCGCGTGCGCGTTGGCCGAAACCTTGTGACCCTTGTGATCGTGCCGGTTCAAAACTTCCTTCTTACGCTTTGACATAAAATTCTCCTTTGCGAATTGTGTTCCTAGCAAAACGCCCTCCGTAAGCTGCCCCGGAGGAGGCACACACACAGAGGGCGTCTATTTGTCTGCAACCGGGAGGTATCAGACACTTGTTGAAAAATCGTTTACGTTCCTGCGATCACTGCCAACTGCACTTGTTCGGCAGAAAGATTGGTGCTTGATGCAACTCTCGTCCAGCCGGGAAGTGCGAACCAGTCCAGAGTCCATCCCTGCGCATTGCCGATACCGACTGGTCGAGGCACCACGGCATAGTTTCCGCTCAGACTTTCGCTGCCGCCCAACGGCGCGTCAATGTTGTAGTGCTGGACGCTGAGCACATCCCCAGTCGTCTGGTTGTACGATGCCGGTCCGCTGCCACTGCCGACAATGATCTTTCGGTCGCCAACCAGCGTTGGGTAGTGTACCGGCGTAATTGGTGTGAGAAGCATGTGTCCCTTTCCCCGTCCTTAGTCTTGGAACGCTGGCGTGGTCATCTGAATCTTGAACGGCGTGTTGGCGAGCGGCGTGGTCAGTGGATCGATCACGATACCCAAGTTGAGAATACTGTAGGACGCCGACGACGCCACCATTGCTCCAGCCGAACCGGTCGATGGCAGGGCATTCTGGCTTTGCGCCTGCGTGTCGCCCGAGGCCGCGAGAACTGTGGCCGTTCCGCTCTCCTGCACGAACCCGAAGTTTCCGGGCGTGATCGAGTTGAGGAACACCACCGGGTGAACCGGACCGATACCGGCGTTTCCAGCAGCCGGTGTCAACGCGATGTCGGCGCTCGTGACCACATTCTGGCTGACACCCAACTGCGCAACAACTGCCGCGCCCGAGCCGCCGAGAGCCGTGAGAGTGAAGGTTGGCGGTGAGACGTATCCGTAGCCCGCAGCAACTACTGTCGGATTTCCGACAATCACGCCACCGACAACGTTGATGCCGAGGATCGCGCCAGTTCCACCATTGCCCGGATTTGCCGCCACTTGGTAGCTTCCGTTCGTCAGACCGGTGCCCGCGTTCGTGGTGACTGCACTGGCAACGCTCGATCCGGAGCGGATGTAGCCGACCGTGCCTGTCTTCACATTCGCCGCCGTGGCTCCCGAGTCAACCTGAACGTAGCGGTACCGTCCGGAGAAGAGAAGTCCATTGGCTGTGTCGGAGGCGTTGGCCGCTTCCTCGTTGGTCAGATCGAAGTAGTTGCCGGGATTCAATCCGCCGCCCTCGTAAGGGAATCCGGTCTGGGTATCCAGATTGCCTGACGGCGACACCGAATTCATGTTGTTGATCGCGAGCCATGTCGGCAAAGCTTGCTGAAGAGGCATCTTGAATCTCCTTGAACTACTCTGTTTCCGTTCCGTCGATCAAGCCGGTGCGCTGGCTATTAGCCGATTGCTGTGAACCCGTATGCGTAAGCATTTTGGCGGGGCTGGGTGCAGTACAGGTTCGTTGCCAACCGCATGAAGATGGTGTCCACGCTCACGTTGTTCCACTGGCTCGTTCTGCGCACGCCGAAGTTCCATCCAGCCTTGTCAGTGGTCCTCAGCTTGAAGGTGTTCGGCGTCAGGAAGTAAACCGCCTCCGATGGCTGAATGACCGCATTTGACGGTAGGCCGGAGTTTGTCGGCGAGAAATTGACCGCCGCGCCAGCCGCATTGAAGAACTGCGGTGTCGTGTAGGCGACCGTGGTGGTGTTCTTGCCCACGCCGTCAACCAGTGACGTGTTGCCGGAAGCGCCCGCGTTTGAACTGAGAGGAATGTAATACTGGGCGGTCGCTGACGGAGCTAGAGGATCGGAGTAAATCTGGGTTCCGTTGAAGTCCAGCGCATCCCATGTGATGTCGTGCTTCACGTTTGAAATATCGCGCCGGTAAGCGTCGAGTGCAATCGCGATGGCCTTGAAGCCGAACACGTTCGTGATACCCAACTTCGGCGCTCCACCGGTAATCTTGCACTGCGACCAGAGTTGGATCAGCGATCCGAAGTTGATCTGTCCGGGACCACTGGTTGCCGGAGCCGCTGCGGTGCCAAAGTTAGGCTGGCCGAGATAGAGCGGCGTCACGTTGATCGCCGAGCCTACCGCGCCGTTGCGCAACTGCTGCCCATACGAGGTGTAACGGTTTCCGTAGAGCGATGTATCGATGCCGTTGTTCAACGCCTCGTCAAGGCCGTTCGAAACCTTGTAACGGTTGTCCTGCACCGTAGATGAGGACTGCTGGCCGTGACGATACGCGTCCATCTCCAGCATGGTGTTGATCTGCATCACCAAGGCTTCCATGAAGATCGCGTAGATGTCGCAAATCTTGGCCGGACCGGAGTTGATGACGCCGCCCGTTCCCGAGCCGTCGTCCATTTCCCAGTCGTCCATCGGGAACCACGAAGCGTAGCCCTTCTCGTAGAACTTCAGCTTGTCGGTGATCTGCTGACGGGTCACCGTGATCGTCTGGCCGGGGTTGACACCTGCGCCCTGCGGACGACCGAAGAGGAACACTTCGGTCATGCCAGCGCCGCCCAGATATGGGTCGGCTACGCCTGCGCGGCGCAACTCTTCGAGGAATGGAGTGCCGACGAAAAAGTTGTTCCATACAACCTCTTTCCTCACGGACTCCAAATTTGTGGAGTCGATCTCATTGTAGGTGGGGTCTGTCGGCGTAAATGGCATGTCGTTTCCTTTCAATCACTTATGCTGTCTTCTGTATCTCGACAACTTTCAGCGATTGCTCCTTTTTGAGTTTTCTTGAGTTACGTTTCTCGATGCGCTTCTTCTCTTTGTAGCCCGGCTGTTGGTAGTAGTTCCGCAAGTACTCATAGCGCTTCAAATCTGCCGCTGCGCGATGAACGCTTGTAAAATTCTGCACGCATTCACAAATGGATTGGTACCTAGGGCACGGCTCATCATCCACTGGCAAAACCAGAAATTCTTGAGCTTCTTCCAGAAAAATTGAAACGCGAGTTGCGTTGATCTGCGCCTTGCGTTTTGCTGTCAGGAATGGGTAAATGGCGGTAAGAAACGCTCTCGCCCTGTCACCACAATTTACCCAGTGGTAGATCGGGAACCTCGTCCTGCTTTTGACATTGAAAAGGCTGATCCTCCCACCAAATAGATCGCACAACTTGTACAGAATCTCCGGGTCCTTCTGAGGCACGTTAACGGCGAACGAACGACGGTCGCCCTTACTGTCTTTCTCTCCGGACGCAACACAGCTTCCTTCCCCTTCGTAGATTCCAGCAGCCCACGCAATATCAATGGCTGTTGGTTTCCGCGTTGCGTCAAATCCCGTCTTGTTTCTGTGAACTACCGTCATTTTGTGTTTCCTTCCGAGCCTTATCGTAATAGAATCAACGATAAAATCCAAGAAGTTTTCGCCTAAAATTCGTCTTACGCCACTGCTATTTCGCGCTCTTCGATGGTCTTGTGAATGTTGTCGAGCGTGTACCGCCTGCGCTCTTCTGGCGACATCCGCGTCGGGTCCTTGCGCTCTCCCGCCTTGGTTGCCCTTTGCAGATCGGAGAACTTGGCCGATCCCGGAGGTGTTCTCGTATCCGGGTTGTTGCTGGTCTGCTCCGCGAGCTTGCGCTTCTCGGCGTTCCACTCGCCTTGGAGTTTTTCCACTTCCGCCTTGTGAGCCGCGTCTCTTGCGGCCATGGCGTCAGCGGCAATCTTGTCATCGTGTGCCTTGGCTTCGGCGGCGCGGCGCTCGGCTTCCTTCTCGGCAAACTTGTAAGTGCGCGCGGCATACTCCATCGGGCTCAGCTTGAGCGCGTCAGCTTGAGCCACCAGATCGCTCGGTGACACCGGGATCGGTGCGCCATAAAGCTGCTGGTATTTCCATCCGATGTCCTGAATCGTGAAGACGCCCTTGTCGACGCGCTTGAGGAAGTCATCCTGACTGAATGTGGGGCTTCCCGGCGTCGGCGGTTCTTTCTTTTCCGGTTCCGTTGCCGGTTTGAACTCGGGAGCACTGGCCGGATCGATATTCAAAGTCTTTAGGTAACTCTCGCGTTGGGTCTTGTAGAACGCCGCCTCTGCTGCCCTGTCCGCCGCTTCCTTGGCCAGCTTCGCCCGCTCTTCTTCCCACTTCGCAACGCCGGGATTGTAAGTGTCGCGCCAGAACTCATCCACGCTGCGCTTCGAGAGGGCCGCTTTTTCTTCCGCTTCCTTGGCGAGAACGGCTGATGCTTCTGCCGCCTTGCGATCCGCCTCGGCTTTCTCAGCCGCCGCCTTCGCAGCTTGTTCCTTCTCCGCTGCGGTTTTCTCGATGCCGCCCACAAATTCGTTGAGCCCGCTCATGGCTTTCGCGTCAAGCGCATCGATCTGAGCCTGTGTCCATCCCGACTTGAGTAATACTTCTGCGACTGTCATGTCTTTGTTCTCCCGGTTTCGTTTTAATACGGCGGATTTTGGGCCGCTGGGGTTGGCTGCGACGGCGTAACCATCGCGGTCTGCGCTTCACCAATCGCCTGCACGATCTTGTTCATCTGCGAGGCAATCTGCGGAAAGGCAGCGGCGACCTGCTGAGCAACGGTGCTCCAGTTGCCCAAAAGTTTCTGTATGTCATTTGCTGGTTGCTGAGATGGCGGACCCTGTGACGATCCTTGGGTCGGCATCGTTCCGGTGGGTGGGGTACTGGCCCCACCACCTGAAGGTGGGGCACCAGCACTCTGATCGGGCATTGTTGGGCTAGTAGCCAATTCGTTTCTCCTGTGTGGCTACGACCGTCACGCCTTGATCATGCTCTTTTTCGAGTGGCTCTTGCGGTGGCCCTTCTTGTGACCGGCCTTCTTCACGTGTGCCTTGGCGCTTGCCTTGTGATGCTTTTTCCTTGCCATGGTGATTCTCCTTTGTGGTTGAAGTTTGGTCCAAATGAAAACGGCTTTGAGACCGTCTCCGGTTCCAAAGCCGCCACTTGTTCCCAAAATTCCGAAAGGAGTATGGGAGGCACGCGCAATGTTGTGAATCCTTAACAGAAATAGACCCAATTCAAAATTCTGTCAAGAAAAATCTTTAGGAAAATCTACTTCTGCGCTTTTTGAGTCAATAGGTTGCGCTTTTCCGGGAGATTAGACGTCTCACAAATGTACATCGCGCACTCCCATGCGGGATCGAGTATCGGTAGCTTCAGCTTCCGACATCTTACAATTTTGCTCGATGTTGATTCCTTGGATGTAACCGTCGTTATAGAGGACGACCATCTTTCCGGTGGCCTTCGTGGCTCTCAACTGCTGATCCACCTCTGCCACGTCTGCGGGTAGATCGACCGTTGATTCCCCCCGGAGATAATGCTTTTGAATCTTGATCCTAATTGGCATCCCTGATCTCCTTTTAGCTCTGATTACTGCACGAGTTCTCCGTTGCGCAAAAAACCGTGCCAGTCGCGAGTTTGAACGGAACCACCACCAGCCGAGCACGTATCCCCATTTTTATCCACGGTCAGATTTGGCGGAATCCCATGTCGCACCCAGCAATGGTGTGGTTCATTCGGTTTCGTGCAATTGCTCGCTGGCCCGTCTATACTCCAGTCGGGGTTCTTAGGGACTTTGCAAATAATTGATTTGCCGTCCGGGCCGCACCATCCGGGCGCATCACGGAACCATGTCGCGTCCCACATCGCCCCATCAGGGGCATCTCTCAGCGTCATCTCCTCGCCAGTATCAGTGCGCCGGTAGATGTGAGAACTAAACAACTGCCGAGCATCTTCTTCCTGAAATTCGTATCCGCAGGCGCAGCGCGTCGGCCAAAGATGATGGCCATTGAAATCCTCCGCCGTCTGTCCGCTATCAACCCAATGCGTTCCGTCCTCATTCATCACTTCACGAGATTCATCGAGGAACACCATGGCATCGTGGTAGGACATTGGACCGGAACACTTCGAGCCCGAGGCGTAGCGACGCAGGTATCGCTTCTCTCTATCGGTCGGTTCAAGCCAAAAACATTTTATGCCCATATACTTCTCCGCTATGCCGCTCTTTCGTACTGACCTTTTTCGTTTCTTACGAGTGGCACACTCTTAAATTCTGGAACGATAGATGCGGAAGTGGCTGGTATTATTTTTGCCCAGATTTTCCCCCTCTTCGCATCCGAAACGGTGCCAATGCATATCCCAAATGTTTCGGCAATAATTTTTTGCGAGTACCCTTCTGAGATCAGGAACTTGATTTCTGACTTTTGTTCGTCAGTGAACTTTGAGGGGCGTTTGCGATTCCGGCACCCTTCTATGAACCGCTCGAACCACTTGCCGTTGAGTTGCGCTCTACCAATTTCTCTCAATTTCGCCTTCGTCTCTTCTCTTAGGGGGATTCCCTTACGCTTGATGTTAAGCGCAGAAAAATACTTTCCATTACCCGGTGTCAACTCTCTCCCTTTAAGGGAGTCTGAAATCTTTGCCCTGTGCTCATCGGACATTGGGCGACGCTTCCTGCTATTGAGTATGCGGAATTTGGCCCGTAATTCTTCACTCATCGTGAAACCATTTTCACCGCCGCTTGTGTAATTGATCAGTCGACATCCTTTTGATCTAAAATTTGCAATCCAGCGTCGTTCTGCTTCGTCCGCAGCCCCTTCTACCGATTCCTCTATGATCTCCATGAGGGGTTTCAACTTTAGTATCTTAAGGCTGTTCATCCAATTCGCTAGGTGTTTTGTATGGGGATAGTTGATCTCGTTGTTCAACCGTCGCTGTGGCGCACGAGTCAACCCGACGTAACGAATCTCAAACGTCTCCGGATGTTTCAAAACGTAGATGTATACCTTCCTCATCCGCTCTCCGAAATTAGTGTTCTAGGAGCACCACCGGCTGCGCCCTTTTGCTTCACACGTGGCCCGGACTGCCCACTTGGTGGCCTTCCCCCAGCGTGCGGCGCACCGCCGCCGCCACCACCGCCTTTTGGCTTAGCTCCCCCACCTTCATCGCCTCCGCCAAGCTGCGACGGATCAATACCGAGGCTCTTCAAAATCTTCATGATCTCGATCTGAGCGAGAATCTTCATCTTCTGAAGCTCGACTTCTTCCTTGAAATTCTTCTCGATCTCGCGCTTCGGATCAGCAATATCCAACTTCTCGAAGACCGTCTCCCACGAAATTGGAGCGCCACCACGCTTCAGGTTGAGGAACTTCAGTTGCTCCTGCATCTGCGTGATCTTCAACAGCGTGCTTGGAACGGAGACGAGGCGGATTTTCTTGACGAAGAATTTCGCCCGTGTGAGCCGGTCATATCTGGATGGAGTCTCCGGATACTTTCCACCAATGAACTCGTCTGGCAAGTGGCTCGGAACGAGTGTGTCCGGGTCGTAATCGAACATCTCTTTCGCCACGTTATCCGGACCGACGTACTCGACCAATCTGTTGGCGTCGAAGAATTGCGGGATCAGATACTTCATTCTCTCGCCGACACGTTTGTTAGCTTTCTCGATCCTCATCGCGATACCCTTGGCGATTGGACCAATAGATTCGAGCATCTTGTCCGCCGTGTCGTTGGCGAGATTCATCTTGATGTTGGCGAGGTTTCCTACATCGTTCAAGCCAAGTTGGGCGAGTTCTTTTTCTCCAAGATATTTCAAAAATGTCCAATTGTCTTGACCTACGGCAACTTCGTCAGGCAGGAGCGACTGGAAACTCTTTTTTGGCTCTCCTCCAGCCAGACCGAGGCGCACATCTTCTTCGAAAATGTCGAAGTGTTCAACCTTTTGTCCGCCGTTAGTATCGAGATCGTAACCCATTGGCGGATTCAGGCGCGCGGTGATTACCTGATCGATTTTCCTCTCGTGCTTGCGAATCGTAGTTTCGATGGAAGCCACATCGCCAACAAGCGATCTTCCAAGAGCTTCCCAAGACCAATCATCTACCGTGTACTGGATAATCGGAATCTTTGGGTCCCACTCGAAAGATGTGCCATCGTACATCGGCTTGTCGAGCCCGGAAGATGTGATGATCAATCGCAGATTTGGATAAATCCGGCAGTCTTCGACCATGGCGGGGCGCATATATGGCTTGCCGTTTCTCATGCCGCCGAATATTTCCTGACCGATGTAAGGAACCTTGTAGAACCATGTGGTTCCCGGATCACCGCACTTCATTTCTAAGCCCGTCGTGTTCACGCGCATGTCGCGAATAAACGTGTAGCGGATTTCCGTGTACAGGTTTCCGAAACTCCTGCTCTGTGTTTCGCCGATCTGTCCGTAGCGCCACGTCGCATTGAAATCCTGACGCTGAGCTTGGATAAGAGATTTGTAGTTGTTTCTTCCGACCGTCTGGAGTTGGCCATAAAAAAGTGGGAAGCGAGCACTCGCCTCCGCGATGGGCATATAGTCGTAGATCGTGACGGCGTAAGCGTCCTGCACATCGTTGCTCCGCGCAGGAATTTGAACAGGAACCACGTCGAGCAGGCCAAGAGCGTCGAACACCATCTCGCGCGGTCCGGAACCGTATTCCGATGTTCTGACTTTCGGCCATAAGTATCCGATTCCCATCACCGTGGCGTATTGGAGAACCTTGAGAATTTGGTACGGAAAATTGGATTCCAGATAGACGGCCTTGCTCACCTTTGTAAGCATCTCGGCCATCTTTTTGTAGGATGGAACGTCACTCGAAAATCCGGCGATCTCACGGACTTCGGCCAACGTTTCGCAGAATTTACGAACGTTGTATTTTAGCTGATTAGTGAGCAGTGAGGATTTGGTTTTATCTTTGAAGATTCCATCGAAAACACGTAGATTCTTGTTCAGATCGCGGTAGCACGCTTGGCCGGAAAGGTATCCTTCACCTTCGGCGATCTGCTCCTCAACCCAAGCGACCTTGACGCTTGCGGAGGACTCCCAGTTTGGGACTTGCCAACGAATCGTCTCTGTAGAGTCCGGCAACCAACCCTTCGTTCTCTCCCGGTTCGAACTGGCTCCCAACCAGTCCGTCGTGCAACTCAAGTGAATCTTATGGCAAAGGGATTGAACTGTCTACCCAAAAACAAATGGCGGACCGGAGTCCGCCATCTATTTTCCACATCTCACACTACCAAACCTCAGCCAGCCGGACCGGGCCACGCCTGTCCCAACACTTCCACGCGGTAGCTCACCAAACCATACCGGCCTTTTGGCCCGTTCCCTGCCAGACCATTTCTCGACCAACCCTGCCGATCCGCGCCAGTCCGTGGATTACCAGTCCTAGTCTCGCCCGGACCCACATCACCCGTGCTCAACTATCCTGACCAATCCCTAGCAAACCAAACCGGCCTGAAGGCCCGGACCAGACCAATCCAGACACAACCACTCCACGCAAAACCATGACCGACCCAATCTCGCCCCGCCCCATCAGACCTTAACTCGCCCGAGAATGGTGTGCCAGAACTTACTTCAGTGCGATCACATTGAAGGCGGTGACTGCAAACCTGCCGAATGAAGGCCGAAAATCCCCAACACCAACGATCCTTCCTGCGTAGGAGAGCGTTTCGTGCAACATCTGGTGATCGATGTATTCTGGCAGAAGAACTTGCAGGCTGACACTACATTTCCAACCAGCAAGCATCGCTGGACGGACTCTCGTGATCCCGTTGCGCTGAATCACAACGCGGCGCTGATCAAGATAGTCTGGTTCCTTCGCGCCTAGCGAACACAATTCACCGATAGTGCAAACGCCTGCCTTGAAGAGGTCCATCGCACTTTTGCGCGGGCTGCGCGGGTCCTGCTTGAACTTCGCGGCGTGGATGATCGACTGGCGGAAATACTCGGAAGGAATCGCAATCTCGCCTTTGTCAGTCTTGTACATGTAGCTCTCGATATTGTCGCTCTTCTTCGCCGCGCTGCCCTTTTTGCTGGCAGCTTTTTCTGCAACAGCCTCACAACTCCATCTGTGAAAAAGAATTGGTGCTGTGCCCTCAATTGAGGCTTCGATCATGAAGGGGGTTTGAATCTCGATGTCTAATTTCGCATCATTAGACACATTGCTCAAAGCGGTTGCTTTGGAAGCCATATCATTCACCTCGTTTTTGAATTTTTTAGTACCTCGCCCAACCACGCCAAACCCCGGAGCACCGCATCTCGTCATGCACAGGCACACCACTCCCCATCAAGCCTAGACAGAGCTTTCCTTGCCACTGAGTTTTATCTTGTTCCGCTTGGCCAGTTCCCGAATCGCCATCTCCACGATAGAGGTCTGGGAAACTCCAAGCGCCTTTGAGAGTTTGACAATCAACTCCAAAGCCACAGTCGATAAGCGGAAACTTGTAGGGCTTCGTTCCATGGCTAAACGTAGTGCATTGCGCACTACATTGTCAAGCAATTTTTAAGATATTTTGCTACCCGATTAACGGGACTCAATCACGCCCGTGTCGATCAGCCTTTGAATCCACTCCGCTGGGCACGAAAACTCTCTTCTTCTACCCTCGTCGTATGCATTGAGTTGCGCCGCGTAGTGGCTCTGAAGTTTCACCGATTCGATCAAAGCCAGCATCATTTCGTTGCTGTGCTTGATCGTGTTTTCATACGCCTCTTTCCATGTCACGTGACGGAGAAGCTCTCCATCGTTGGGGCACGGTTCCGGCTCATAGCCTTCCACTGGAATACCGATCTCCCCGGAGGCCGCGAAGAGAGTTGCCTTTTCCAAATGAAAGTTGCACTTGTCGCAAACGAACGATGCAGGCATGTAGAGCAACTGATCGATGGCGTCCACGGATTCCCTGCTTTCAATGGCCTTGTTCGAATCCTTCTGCGTGTAGGTAGCTCTCGCGTTCGTAAGCGGTCGGATCGCCTATCTGTGCGTTCCGTTCGAGCGCCCGCCGCATGAATTCGCGGTTGATTGGATTCCTCGCATTCGCCATTTTTGTCCGCATCTCCGAGCGAATTTCGGCTTGGAACTCCGCTTCGATAGCCCCGCGCCTTTCGGATTCGCGACCATGCTCGACGCGTTCTTGCCGACGCTGCATTTCGGAGTATCGCTCAGCTTCGATAGCGGAACCGCAGACTATCCTTTCCAATCCACGCGGTGTCGGAACATTCTCTGGCATCCCGCTCATGATCTTACCGGAGGAGTCGCGATAGAAAACAGGCTTTTTTGAAAGCTGCGCTTTGCTTCCCCATCCTCCCGGTCGCATGTCGCGTGCCATGTTTGACGCTCCTCGCGTCAATCGCCCCACGTGGTGCCGTAATCGGTTGACGATACCCGGTCCGTGCGCTGGCCACTCCATTGACGTCATCCAGTCGATGGCCATCCAATGCGTTACGGTGTGGATTCTGCTCTTTTCGGTGAGAAAGAACGTGCCATCGTAGAGGTACCACTTGCCGTCAGAAAACCAGCACGGCTCAGCTCGCCCAGCCATCCATCCGACGATACGCGGTGTTTCAGTGTCGGGAAGTGCCTTCGTGACATTGATCCATTTGCTCATGCTCGACGCTCCAATCCATGAGCGCCTACGTAAGACTGCGCCGCCGCTGCGAGGCATCCTCTTCTTGAATCCTCTGGCGGGTACTGCTTCAGACAGTCCTTCAGTGTCTCTGAATTCGGTCGGTACCAGCCATTCTCAAGCGCTTCAAAAAATCTGTAGAAAATAAGTGGGGTGGACATCCTTGTGCTATACCACCCATCTCTGACCATTGGCGGCTTGTTTGGAATATACCCTGCGGCACGATGAAAACGTGTCATTCCTGCGATCTTCAACTGTGCTTGACAAAGGTCTCCATACCCTTGTACCTGTTCAATCACTATTAGTGGACCTCTTGAATCCTTGCACTTAGCGCCGTACCACTTGGCCCAATATGCAACCTGTTCGACTAATGCGAGCACGCTCATCTGCCCGTATATAAATTCGGCTGCTTGCACATCTGATTCATTACCGTTACCCTTGCGCATTATCGATATACAGGAAGGATCAAGACTGCTTATCTCGTCTCCGACGTACACGCCGATACTATAATCGTATCCTTTGCGGGGCCGCTCGTACATATCGCCGCATATCGATGGCGATGGGATATTTGTCCTCCTGCTGACTACTTTATCGAGTTTACGCATCTTTGTTTCAACTAGGAAATTAGGCGCAACCACAGCCGTCGCCACTCCGATACCAAAGAACTTGAAAAGGGATCGCCTATTCATTCTCCGCCTCCGATCATCTTCAAATCTTCGCTCGTCGCCATTTGCCGACGCTCCATGCCCGGTACGCATATTGCCTCGTAACCGTCTCGGTCCTTTGCTTTTTTGAATCCCAAAATCCCCATGTTGCGGACTGGTAGTTTTAGGCTTTTTTCTGCGTGCTCGTCGTAAATCTTCTCCGTTAACACCTCGCCTGTCACGTCGTCCGTCACAATCTCGCCACGCTCCAAGGCAAGTTTAGCTACTGGCGTCGTCATCAGGTGGACGAAGTTGTTGCTGAACTCCATCGTTTTCACCGCATCCATCGTCGCCGCATGGCGCTCGGCATAGGTCATGTTGGCAGGGTTTTTCCGCTTGCCTTGACGGACGAGTTGTTCCCGGATTTCGTAGAAGTCGCGGTCATCGATACGCTTCTTACGAAGTTCTGCGTAACGCGGCTGAATGCGGGCGAACTGGAAACTGTCGAACTTGTTCCGCTCGCCCAACTTCTCAATGTCGCGGTTTCCCCAGTAGAAAACAGGACCCCACGCGCGATATTTGATCACCAGTTCGAACTCGTCGGTTCCTCTGCACTGCACAGAACCAAAGTCGAACACGACTGTCATCCACGGAGTCCATAAAACGAGGCATCGCTCGTGCTCGTTATGGCGCTTAGTGAGACGGATAAACTTCATAATTACCTCAGTTGACCACCAGAGGCTCAATCGATATTTCGAGTGAGCGTTCCAATTCTCCGTTTACGGTAATTCTGGCCTTTGCGAACGGGATGGTTACGCATGAAGATACATCGCTCCATTCACCGACAGGGAACCCATCCAACTTATTCCAAATCGCGTTGATCTGTTTTTGCGTAAATTGTGAGGCATTCATAGCGGAATTTCCTTTCCCTCCGCATTCGGCTCGCCATGTGTCATGCCAGTCAGAATGAAGTGGCAATCTCGTTCATGGTCGCAGTAAACACATCTCCCATTGCCGCCTTCCTCCCACGTTCTGCACGGACCAAGATTATCTGGGTAAGTTTGGCAGCGACACATCGGATTCTAGTAGCGCGGTGTGCTAGTTGTAGAGCAGTGCCCTTGGAAGTCTCCGATATTCATCTCACACCTGCTTTCTGGCCTCTCCGATAGGCTTCAAAAACGTCGTTGTTGTGTTTCTCGCATCTTTCCTGTCTTGGCTGTCTCCCTCTGGGGCTTTCCAGATTAGGTCTATAGTCTGCGCGACTGGAATCACTTCCTGCTCCGGCGCGAGGAACATGCGGCGCTGCCAGAATGTCACTACTGCCGAGACAGACGCGCATGTTGGAGCAGTTTGTCCATACTGTGCTGATATGTTGGTGTCCAAGTCACGTAAAACTACAGTCTGCTCCTTTGTCGGCACCACCGGATGCAAGCTCAGCCAGCGCAGGGCAGCTTCGAGGGCGTTCTCAACATACTGTCGCCGCGCCTCCACAATTTCGATGCCCAGCCCATCCAGTGCCGCCTTCAGCATTCCTTCCGGTACTGCGATCTTCCGCTCACTCATCGCCGATCCCCCTTCCCCAGATTGGATAGTCCTCTCCGCGTACCCGTGTGTGCCTCGTTCCACGGGTGCATCATGCTCTGATCGGAAGGCATTCCGTCATTCGGTTTGCGGTCGCGGTTCGTCAGATCGACGATCTCGCCGCCTTTGGCGAAATGGTTTGCGACCCTGCTGACCTCATCCAATTCGGCAGGTGCTTCCGCGACAAGCGTCACCGCTGGCGGCTTCTCTTTCTTCTTGAACCAATCTTTGAATCCCATACTTCCTCCCGGTCATTCGTTCCAGTCGCCCACAGAGAAAGCGTTCGCCATGCAAACGCCTTCGTTGGGGTCATGCTTTTTCTTATGTGGGACAGCGTAGCGCCTTTGACTGCGCATTGCAAGATCGTCGTAGGTGTGCATATTCAAATAGCTCTGCGCAGCGCCACGCACTCTGTCGTCGTGTTTACTTTTCTGGTGAACCATCTTGTCCCTGCCACCGTCCACCGTGTGACGTTCGAGCGTCTTCAATTCCTCGATCAGCCATTTGGACTGAGGAACGTACCAGCCGCCATTCACAGCCTCAACGAAACGGTCCATGAGAATCGGCACGGTCGTTTTGTTAGAGTACCAACCTTCACGGTGCCGGTTTTCGTCTTTGATCTTCTTGCCATCGAGCCTTCCCGGAGTGTGGTGCCATGAAAAACCCATAATCTTTAATTGGTTCTGGCACGTGTCGCCGGGGCCTTCAACCTGTTCGATGGAGAATTTGACGCCGCGATAGTGCCCTGATCCCTGTCCGTACCACGTTGCTATTGCGGCAAGGAACGGAACGGCCTGCGCTGGGGAGAAGCGATTTGAAGTGAGTTCACAGGATTGAACGTCGGAGCCTGATCCACTTGAAACGCGCGTCATCGATGCGCAAAAACGATCTTCATCCTCTTTGCCGAGGCCGTGCGCCGTGTCCACACCGCAACTGTAGAGTTCTCCTTTTTTCGGCGGCTCGAAGACCAGAAGTTTGTCCAGAGTCTCATTCTCATTTTCCTCGTCGAACGGACGGAGCGGAACTAATTCCCAATCGTAACGCTCGCCACGATGCGATCTCCAGATCAGGTGGATCACCTCTTCATAAGGATCGATCTGCGAATCCTCCGGCTCGAACTCCTCGTCAATCGAGTGACCAGTGATTGCGTAAGCCTGCACCGGTTTCCGCCGCGACTTGGACCCATCTGTTTTGATTTCGTAAATGTGGTCCTCGATCTCCATGATTTTTTCTTGATCAAAGACGCTATCGTGTTCTCCCGTGAGAGCCTCAAAATCGTCTGCCGGGAGCCGCGCGGCGTGCTGGAACAGGGAATGTCTTTCCTTTGCTTGACGCCACTCAAATTCCCAGAACCATTGTTGCTCGATAGGCACGCGGTAGCTTGATCCGACGACTTTCGAAAGGTAAGGAGTGTTGCGGATATACGATTCGCACCGAGAAATGTGAGCCTTGGTTGCCTCGGTCCTCTTTTCGTAGAATCCCGCTGGAACAGGATGCTGTCTTAGCCAGTCTGCTTGAGGGTACAGATCGGTTGCGAGCGGCCACGAAATGAATACCGGGCACATTCTGGCGAGCCCGAGCGGCCAGTCTCTCTTCTGCGAGCGCCAGAAGTCTGGGAACCATCCAACGTTGCCGGAGCCGGTTCCTTCGAATACCATGAACAGGTTTTTGTTCGAGTGCGTGGCCGGGAGAAGTCCTTCTTCGATCACATTGTGCGGATTCGGGATCAGCCCGATCTCGGAAATGTGAATTAGCGTTGGCGTTTTTCCCTGCGCAATTCCCTTCGGTTGCATTCCAGATTCGATGTTGAGGCGCGATCCGTTCGAAAAGCTCCTCTTCGGCTCTCTCATTGGCTTCAGCCAGAAAGGACACATTTCGTAAGCCGTGTTGAGCTTAACTTCGATCTCTTCCGACTTCTCTTTTTGCACCGAGGCCATGACGGCGAGCGTGTTCGGGACGAAAAGCATCCTGTGAATAAACATCAAAGCGACCAGCGTAGTGATGCCCACCTGACGAGCCTTCAGCGTGAGTATCTGTATGCCCGCCTCCTGCTCTTCTAGCATCGCGACAACGGAGTCGAACACATCCTGCGAGCGCCTGTTCTTGAACTTTACGACCTGTCCACCTTCGTTCACGACGTAGGCGTAATTGTCACGCCAATATCCATAATCGAGGCCGCAAAGAATTTGCTCGTTCTCGATCCAGCGGTATATTTCTTGTCTGCGCTTTTCAGTGATCGGCTCGACGAGACCGTAGTAGGTGCTTTTGGAGTTGGACTCCATCGGCTTGACGATTTTATTGATGTAGGCTGTGAAGTTCCTGATCTCGTCGAAGGTGTGGTAAACCGGCATCCATCCTTCAGAGGATGCGAAGTAGTTTAAGTTTTGCAATGCGATGCGCTCACTGTACACGAGAAAATTCTCCATGGAGCGATTTGGATGCAAAGCAATATAGTTCGTGAGCTAAGCGCGCAGAACCCCTTCTCCCGAGATAAATCAATACCCCGTTGACCCTTATATTTGCTGAATATAACCCCGTATCTCTATCTAGCGAAACTCCCTTAAAACCAGACGTATTGTTGCGTTGCTTTTTCCTATTACGAGCGTTGCCGTCGTAGCCTGCATAGCGAAGATTGTCTCTGCGGCAGTCTAGGGTGTTGCCGTTTGCGTGATCTCCTAGTCGCTTATCGCCTTTTCCAAGACCAAGAAGCTGCCGATGCATGTATTGCGTGTATTGTTTCCCTTTTTTCTCCCTTATTTGGCGTCCAGCATAGAACGATCTTGCATTCTCATCCCAAACAGCAAACCACTTCCAGTGCATTAAGTATTTGTAGTCTGCCTCCCAAATGATTACATGCAATCCCTGCGTTAGTGGAATCAATCTACAATAGAAGCCGTTGATTTTGAATGGCGCGGCATCTTCAGCAATTGGAATTTCCCTACGATGGTGACCAAGAAGAAATGGAATTGGCAAACCCTTAATCCAATAAGATTTCGTATCAGAATTTGGCGCAATATTTGTTTTCTGACCACATCCGCAGTGGCAAAAACCAAATGGTATTGTGCAATTTGGATCGCGACACACGCACATGCCTGCTGGAAGAAAGGGGCGGTGTCCAACATTTCTCGTGTGGCCAAGAATATATTTATGCGGGTATCCCCTAACATCACCGCGTTCTTTTCTTGTCTTTTTCGCTATCGGCGTATCTTTTCCGCAACCGCAGTGGCATTTTCCGCGAGGGATCAGACAGTGTTCGTCACGACATATGCAGCCAAATATCGATGGTAATCTCGATTGAAGGGGTGTCATGGCCATCCTCCTGAGATGGACTGGCGAAAGCTGAGCGTGGCAACGCTCGACACCCCTGTATCCTCCACAATAATTCGCCATTTTTCACCTTACTTATCGAGCAATCTCTGCCGGATCGGTACCAACTTGTTCTGCACTACGTCCGCTGCCGGGAAAAGACCGTCGATGTCATCCACCATCGGCGTAGCCGCTGTTTCCTCTTCCGAATCGTCGTCATCATCGCCCTTCGCTTTCTTGGCGGAAGGACCACCGAATATCGCTTTTCCGATGAATGTCGGTCCTTTAGCAGATTGCTGAGAGCCAACCATAATGTCCAAAGCGGTGCGATCTTTTTCGCCGCCAGCGATGAGTGCATACTCGACTCGCTTCTGCATCACCTTGGGATGATTGGTTACGGCGATCAGGCGGCTCTTGTTTCCGCAGTACGCGGCTACGGCAATGCTTGCCGATCCGTAGAGGTGATTAAGATTCAACCCAGCAGATAGGCCGATTGCTTCGAAGGAAGCCGCCCTTCTGTCCTGCTCGGAAAGGGAATCGTATTTCTCAAGGAATGGCTCGATTACTTCATCGCTCGTGGCGAAACGCATCGCATCAAGAACGAGTTTTCTTCCCCCGAACGCGCTCTTTAGCAGGCGGGTTATTGGCGGTGCTTTCCGCAGGTCCTCCGGGCTCACCTTTAGCCGGTTCAGGACCTCCAACTGCGAGTCCCTCTTCTGCGGTAGTCTTGGGACGGGCAATGGGGATTTTGAATTCTTCCGGGTGGTCTTGGATGTACTGTCTGGTTCGGTCGAAGGTGTGGTCGCCTTCTTCTGGGTCTCCGAGATCGGTGAGCCATTCGTTGATTGGCTGGTCGCTTTCTCCGAGCGATTTCTTGGCGCGGTCCTCGTCGGTTTCGACTCG